GTCAATATCTTCACATGCTTTTTCAAGAGTTTTCATTTTTTCACCACTTGTAATTACATCAGACTTCTCCCATTGACTATTTTCGTCATTTCTTTTATATACCCACAAATTGTGAAAGTCAACTTGTGCATTTGCATATAATAAGATGTTTGTTTTACCAGCTGTAATACATTCACAGTTAGCAAGAATCTTTGTGTTTTTATCAGGATTAAAGAACTCTTTACCTACATTCTTAAACACTTCAGTGATAGTATCATATGCAGACATATACACTTTTGAAATTGATTCTTTTTCTGCCCACTTTGCAGCAACATCTGCTTGAAGCATTCCACCGATATTTGAGTTAAGATCACCTTTATTGCGAACAAATACCACTTGGCCATTATTATTTAATGAGCACTGTATATTCATTCCATCTAATTTCTCTGTAACATCTTCAACTTTTCCAGATAATAAATTATCAATTATTTCTTTAATCTCATTAAGAGTTAACTCAGTATAATCATATATATGCTTCATGTGCCCAGAAGCGCCACCTTCAAATAGTGTTTTATTTTCTAAAGCAATTACTCTATCTTCTAATTCATAGACTTTATCTTTAAATTTATTATCATATTTCATTTAATCACTATCTCCTAATAATAAAGCGTCTTCATATATGAAGACGCTTTATATGTTTTATTTAGCTAAATACGTATTATATTTGATATACTCAACAGTTCTTTCATCACAATCACAATCGTCTAAATGATTAAACACTCTCGATTCAAACTCTTCTTTTCTACCATTATTCCAACTTTTTATCTTTGTTAAATAGCCAATTATGCGAGTTGCAAATGAAAGATTCTTACTATGACATTTAGGGCATTCTTTTACAGGTATATTTACAATCTTACCACAATCATCGCACTCTGTCATTGGAATATTAAATGTCAAATAATTGCAACCATTAGCTGCAGCGTATTCTAATAAATGCTTATACTGTGTTGATGATAAATGAGAGTCTAAATTGACATGACAAGCTGAGCCACCATCTAAAAAATCTCCAATATAATCTTTTCCATGCATTTTAATTTTGTCTAACACAGAAACAGTATTATCATTAGGTTTAAATATGTAGCTCGCATAAAGGTTTGTATCTTCAGGAACCCAATAACCATCATCTCGATCCCAATTGTAGTTCTTGATAGCGAGTGATTCTGCTGGGACCTGCTCAGTATTAAATATTAAGTGATGTTTGCTTGTTTTATCTTTATGCAATTCATTCTGTTCTTTAAAGAATGAAAATATCTCTTGACAGAATCTTGCATACTTATCATTAACGTCACATTTAATACCAAGAAATTCAGCAGCCTGATTTAGACCGTTTAGCCCTAAAGTTAAATATTGTTTGTTTAAGTCAATAAACCCTGCACGATACGCTGGTAACAAATTAGCATCATACATATCCCACAATAGTTCATTGTATGCATGATGGTATTTATACACACGGTCAAGCAATTTAGAAAGATATTTCTTCAATGAAGGATAATATGATTCATCAAAAGTGAATACTTCTTCTCGCCTCTCACATTCTTTTCTATACCACATTTGAATAAGACGGCTTAAATTGAAAGTAATAACAGATTTACTTCCTGTCTGAATTCCAATGTTTCCGTTTGTGAAATTAAATTCTTTTGTCTGTAGCTTGTTCTTTAATCTACAATTATGTGTAATTATGCCATTTGCTAAAACAAAATATGGTGAATTGTGATCATCTAATTCAATACAGTATACCTCAGTAGGACTCTCAATCTTTTCTACAGATTCAATCTCTACAGGAATCATTTCACTATTATCTTCTGACTCTAGATTAAACTGTGCTTTATCAGCAAGTAATTTAGAATTTACTGTTAAACTATTAGCTTCAACATCTACTATATAGCCATTACTTGTTAAAACAGGAAATACATGATCGTGTGTAGCTATTATTGAAGTCCAGTCAGCTCTGTATTTAAATGTTATTTTATACAGATCTGATGAATGTGCTTTTATAAATTTACCAGATACCCATTTCCTATCACCTGTATATGGATTAAAACCAAGTACCTCAATCTTATCATCTTTGTGTTCATTGTATGCTTCACCAATAGGCTCACATTTTTCAAAATGATTATCGCCATTTACTGCATACATAATCCTTGTATCTTTATCAAAACAACAACTTGATAATGAGTCAACACTATCGGAGATGTATGTAAAAAATGAATGACCTCTTGAATATTCTTCACATACAAATTTAAACATTTCTTCATCTTCAAATTTGCCATCTTTATATAACAATGTAACTGTCTCTACAGGAAACGTTAAAATAGTTTTTAGCCGCTCTGCATTAAACCATTTCATGAACTCCATTTGAATCCATTTAAGCGATTCCCAATCAGGTCTTGTTCCATCTGGAAAATAAAATTCTCCAAACATACCTTCAAAGAATGGTTTATCAAAGTACGAGAAGTTAACAAATGCAGATTGAAATCCACGAGCTGCAGCAGGTTGGTTGATAGTATATATTATCTGCTGCCAATACTGTTGAATTTCTTTTAAAATTGTTCTCTGTGTACCATCGCATGTGGTTTCAACTACTTCATCTGGACGAAGATAAAAATCATCTCCCCATTCTTTTTTACAGAAATATGTGAAATATAATAAAGCTTCACTTACTGCAACTGCACCGGCAAATTGTGAACTTACCGCAAAGATCATATTGCAGAATATGCCGCAAAATGATTTTAGATTCTTTGGAGATGCTGATAGACCGCCAAGCCCTTTAATGCCATCAATAAGGAACGGATACATCGTGACTGAAACACAGTATGGAGAGATTGCTCCAGCAAATGACGACTCATCATGTTTATAAATAACATGATCTTCAAGATCTCTAACATATCGCTTTGCATTAAAATCTGGATAAAGCTCTTTTAGTTTATCCATTACCATTGCACGTGAAATTCTAATATTGTCTGGCTTATGAATTTCTGCGTTCAATATTGCAATGTTACGACCGGATACATTGCTGTTATCATCTATAGTAGCATTTGCTGTGTTAGATGATCTCTTAAATCTTTCAATAAATTCAATTTTATTTTTTACAAACTCGTCTTTAGCCTCACTGTCAGAATCTTGGTTAATTGCATCAAAAACTTCACTCTTTTCTTTACAGATTAAATCATCCATACAAAAATAAAACCCCTATACACTATCACATGTAATAATACTTACTTAGAACGTCTTTTACGAACTCTTTTATTATCAGAAACTTTCTCCTTTAAGAGCTTTAAATCAACTCTGTCATTAAATGGAATCAGTCTTTTACTAACAACAGGCTTAAGATAATTGCAATTATTACTTATCTCATAAACACCGTACCATTCAATCTTCGAATCATTTAATTCTTCTATATAATTTAGAGCTTCATTCTTAGATGCAAAATCTACGTGATAATTTGAATTATTGCTTCTTATACACATAAATCTGTATACACTTGACTCTTCTGATCTTTTCTTTGCCATTATTCTGCTCCATAGAATATAGTAATAAACTTGATATAATGTACACAGTGCGATTTTATAAATTAAGATACATTGAAACCGTATAGATTAAATCTATACGGTTTATGACATCACCCTACAGAGAACTCATTTGTAATAAATACACCATCTGCGCCCTGATGTTCTTCTACAACTTGGTCTTCTACTACAGGTGATTGAATATCCTCTATCACTACAGTGATAACTACATCACCAATAACAGTGACTGTTGCATATTCATCTGGATCATATTCTGTAGTAGAATCATTCATTGTTACAGAGTAAGATACTACATGTTTATTTTCATTTGTAATAAATGGTTTAAATGTAATAGATACTTCAGATTCAACTTCACATGGATTCTGAACTTCTACGTTGTTGTCATCTTTTATTACAAAGTCGTTATCATTGCCAGTCCATGTAACGCTATAATAAGTTACTTCTGTGTTTGGATCCTGATTAGCTGGATCATCAGGGTCAGTTACTAAGGGTTTTCTGGATCAATAAACGCAGCCTCGTTTATAGCAATAGTAGTGTCATGATCAATTTCTATTGTAACATCTTCAGTAGAAATATTATATTTTGTTGATTGACCATCAATAACTACATTTGGCGCATCTTTACCACTATAATGCAATGTAATAGATGACCCAAGCTCTATAGACTCAATTACTACTGGAAATGTTTCATCATGAATACTTACAAAGTCGCCATCATTTATTTTATATGATAACAGCGGGTTAGTTATGTTACTATTAATAGTAACAGTGAAAGTATCTGAGGGAACTATAACAGATTCATAGTCGTCTAACGCTTTCGCTGGAATGTTATGTGTAGTTAAAGCATTAAATCGTGATTCAGGTACTACTACTTTAAGTTCATTAAATGGATAAATAGAACCAACCTTAAAGTAAATGTCTACATCAGTATCACGAGCACATAGCTTCGTGTTAACATCAGCTGTAGTGCTTTCCATAAGTGTATCACCATTTGCTGGATGAATACTTACCTTGACCTCGTTGACATCTACATCTTCAGTTAAAGCAAATCTACCATTTACACAACAAATAACGTAACCGCTGTTTACACTAAATGTTGCTAATCCAAGCGGAATAATATGATTATTAATAATAAGATCTGCAAATAGATTTCTTTTCTTAACCAAAGCTTCTAGGAAATGAATAAACTTCCCAGTGTAGTTTATACCGTCAAGGAATAAGCCATCATCTTTATACACAAAAGCATCACTTAAATACATATAACAATCTCCTTATAATTAAGAAACTTCTTCTATGTCTTTTTCTATCTTTAAAATACGACACTCATTACCTGTTTGGTCTCTTAATATAAGAGTGCGCTCTCTTGCTTCATCAAATGTAGCAAATGAGCATACAAATAGATAAGAGCCATCGTCTATTTTTACTTCAACAGTATAGTGTACTGTGTGCTTTTTAAACATTATATATTCTCTGCTAATCCTTAGAGAGCTTATCACATATATACAATATATATTTCTCTATATTATTTTCATCTATCCCACTAACATTAGATTTAACGTATTTCTCAACAATTGGCTTAAGCTGAGAGTATCTCATTAAGCAAGGACATTGCCCATCGGATTCAATTGCTACGAATTTGTCTATATCATCTTGATGAGTTACATAATAGAAAAATGGATTAAATACAAAGTACATATATTACTCTCTGTTGTCATTAAAGTGTCTCCAACATCGAGCTTGAAAGTTATCCCATCCAGGAATAATATTTCCATCTGCATCGATAGAATCTACTTTTGCATTAAAGCTAGCGTGTTTTCCACATATACTACAAATTGTTTTAATTTCTATGATGTCATCAGCTAGTTCAAATAGCCGCTTAGATGCTTTAAACAAATGAGCAGTAAAATCTGTTTTGAGACCGAAACATAATATATCGATATCTCTTTCATTTGAAATATTGCGAAGTTGGTTTACTTGCTCTTCTGTTAAGAACTGGCACTCATCTACTAAAATAACATCTGCACTATTTATTTCTCTTTTATAATCGTAAAAGCTATCTTCTTCAGATATTATAATATCTGCTTTTCGTGGTGGAACATGTGCACGCGTTTCAATTAGCTCACTTCTTGTATCTAGTGCAGGCTTTACTGTACAGACATTCCAACCAACCTTCTCGTAATTAAAACCAATCGCAAGAAGATTCAAAGTTTTACTACTCGAAACAGTCCCATAGTAGAATATTAACTTTCCACTCATATTATATTTACTCCAACTATACTACATCAATGAGCCAAATCCAAGAGCTTTATAAAGATCTTCAAGCTGTCTTAAAGGATTATCCATATATTTCTGAGCAGTTTCAATTCTCTTCTGCTTTGCTCTATTCTCTTCTTCAATTTCATTCAGAATAACATTTTTACACGCAGAAGTATCATTTGTAATAATATGAATGATTGATAGTTTTTGCCATTTTTCTAAATGTGACTCGCATATTAAAGTGTCTATATAACTGCTATTACATTTCTTCTTTTCCCAGTTATAATATTTAAATGCAGTGTCAAGCTCATCACAACACTGAATGGCTTCGTCTTTCTTGTTTTCAATGATATATTGCATCACTAGTGCTTGGTAGCAATTTGGATTGATCATGTTAAAAATATCGTATAATGTTTTTCCATGACTGATTGTATGATTACTCATATTCATAACTCCGATTACTTTATAGTGTCAATTAGTTTTCTAAAATTATTTTTTACATAGTGTCTGAGAACACCCTTTGGATCAAAATCGTCTTTACTTCCTACAGCTGTATATTTAGCTATATCTTCAGGTCTAATCCAAAACACTTTAATATAATTATTTTTCTTATAATCAGGATAATCAACCCAGAATGTTTCAACTATGTGCTTAATGGCGTGATTGAACATATGATTAAAAGAAATATTTTCTTTAGTATTCTTAAACATATATTCAAGATACTCTTCAAATGAAACAATTTCATTAAAGCCAAGATACTCATACATCTTATCAAGAGCTGCTTTTTCTACAATATTACATTTATTATATCTTTCAATCATACTTAAATCTCCTATAAAACAAAACGGCCAATGTATTTGATATACACTGACCGTTATTCTATTTTAATGCTATTTTAGAACCCAATTACATATCCGAATCTGTCAATCGAGTGAACCTGGCGTATTTGTCCTCTAATATAATCATTTAGTAAAAACTTAAACTCTCCATCTGGATATGTATCTGAATCAACCGAACATGGAATTGTAAAATTGAGAATCTCTCCTGTAAACTCCGGTGGCATACTTAACGATTCTAACTCACTTGTAGTATACTGTCCAAAATTAAATATGTTTTCATACGCTCTGTAATAGTTTTTGCCATTCTTGTAAACAATAACACTATTGTTTGGATTAATAGGATCTATGGTGCTATGTTCAGAATCTATTTCTTTCTTTCTTGTAAACAATGCAATATGTCTTGGTACAAGATATTGATCAGTAAGAAGCTCATCACATAGAGATCTCGGATTAACAGTGGCAGTAAATATTAAATGATGTGGATATATAAGTTGATCGTCTGACTTACCGATATAATTATCAAGATCAGAATCATTTACTCTTACAATTTCCCAATAACGATCTCCGTACCAGAACTGATTAATATCTCCAGTGTATCTATTATTGTCTTCTGGTCCAATATCTTTAACAAAGTTAATGTCGCATTTAACTGCACCAAGAAGTCCAACTGGAGCTTTTATACCCATTTCAAGCGCCTTTCCTCGAATATACATTTCAGAAAAGTACTGTATGTCTAGTGTAGAATCATCAGGCTTGTTTATCGAATGACTAGTATCAGAAAGTGAGTCGCCCGCATTGTGTAGCCAATAGCCACTAGCATCGTTAGTAATGCACCATTCATGATAGTCATTTTGTGTTACAATTACATCAGATCCACTTATAATATTTCTATCACTTGAGAAGTTCTGCCATATACATGGAAATGGAGGCACAATATTCTTACACTTATTTATGTATGAGTTTTGACTACCTGGCCATATTGGACTTGACTGTCTGAGAGTTTCTTTGTAGTCTATTATAGTTTCATCACGAATAAAATTAAACCATTGTGAAGCATGATTGTCGTCAAACTGATTATCTCCTACGGATGTATCGTCTGGTAGATAACCTAACATAATTGATGTGTTATATGGAGCAACTGGAATAAACTGATCATTATCAGGAGCGGTATCTACATCCCATTGTGGGTTTCCAAGGCCAAACAACATATATGTCTCACTCTGCGCTTCTAATGATTCTTTAAATTTCTTTGCTTTTAAATATCTTCCATAGTTAGTATATATTGCCATAATTACTTACTCCAAAGTATTATTATACTTTAACAATGTTATTACTCTATACGCATAGCCAATACAATTACACCCTGATCAGTAAGGTCACCACTGATAATGGCTCCACCTGAAAGTAATTTAAATTTATAATTATCTTCAAAGTGATTTTGTGTTCCATATATATTATCAGGGCCATGCTGCAGCGTGCCATTATTTTGTGAAAACAATAAATTGCATGGTAATATTTCATAATTAGTGTCTGACGTTAGATATATGCTGCCTAACTCAAATACAACCATACCTGTGTTCTGTGGAAGTGGTGTTTTTCGTCTAATTGTAATTAAAGTAATATCACCAACACCTAGATAATAATTAGAGCTGCTTTGATTTACATCAGTGTATAACTTGCCATGAATATTAGTAGCATATATATCTTTATATGCATGATCAGCGTTGCCGATAGTAGCGTTACTAGTGCTTGGTATTATATTACCAACAGATGTCAATTCTTTTATAACTACACCGCTACTATTTGCAGAAAAAACTGGCTCAGGTGATGAAAAATAAACATTTATTTTATCTGAGTCTATTTGTATTTTTGCTGAAGTGGCAACCGCAACGTTGCTGTTGCATTCTATTGTTATACTATTATAGCCAGGTAAACTATTTTCAGCAACTATATATGCGTGTGAATCATAAGAATTGCCAATTCCGATATATGCTTTATTAACAGCGCCATGTTGTGGGTAATATTCATGAGTAAAAGTTAGATTAGATGTATCAATGTCAGATGATTCTACTATGCCATTTGCACTATTGCATGAAAATATAAGTTTTCTATTATAACCATCATCTGTGTCATTATAAGTAGAAGTTATTGAAAAATTTTCTCCATATATACCATTTCTAAATTGTACAGGGCTGTTAAATACTTTATATCCCCAAATTTCTTGATTATATGACCCATCTGCATTATATGTATTCATTGGATGATTATTATTTTCATCAAATGATTTTTCCATATTAGACAATGTTGATTGCGTAGTAATATCACCACGACCGTTACTATCTGAATTAGAACCAGAAGTAATCATTATTCCATGATCGTATTTATTTCTATTTATAACGGCGCCTGATGTAATAGTCTCATTATACGAATCTATTAAATAATTTGTTAAACTACCAGAAAAGTGTATATTCCCTGGTAAAATATCATTCTCGTCAAGAACATTTTCGTTATCAAAACCAACAAATTCTATATCGTGTATTTCGCCGCCTTCGCCTAAATCTACAGTTTTACTCGGTGTAAATTTAATAACTTTACCGTCTTTAATATAAGATGCAAAATCATGGCCATATCTTATTACAGGACCTGCGGTGTCGTATTTACAATACATCATACAGGTGGCATGTGTATTGTTTATATCTCTTACTTTCCAGCCAACTGGGATTCCAGCAGTGTCATCTATTGGTAATTCAAGAGCAAATTCTTCATTACAATAAAATATTCCATCTTCACTAACATCTTCAACCCAATCATCAAAACTACTATTATCAGCTATTTTTACATTGCACTTAATATATGACAATGAAGAGCATGACATAAACATCTGTGAATAGCATAAATCTGGTAAATCTGTTGCTGGTAAATACGGTGCTTTTATTAAGCTAACACATCCGTAAAACATACCCTGATAACAAGACTCATTGAGACTCATTGCTGGTAGTTCATCTGGTACATTTACTAAGCTAGTGCATCCATCAAATGTTTGACAATACTCGCTATCATAAGCTATTTTTCCAGATATTTTCGGTGCCCTTGTTAAAATGTTAAAGCCATGAAATAAATTATAATAGTTGTATTTAAAATCACCAGTTATAGCTGACATGCTTGAAATAGAACCTGTAGCTTCTATTTTTGTATTATCTGTGTTAGAACTATCATATTCAATTACTGAGTATAAATCATAGCTAAACTGTGTTGGTCTAAATTCTGTAGACCTAAGTGATACATTATCACCGTTTTCTAACTCTATAAAAGATCCATCATAGCCAGTCCAGCTACCATTATTCTTTTTATACTCATACCATTTATTATCGTCTGTAATAGGAACCTGCTCATTTTCATTAACATATGCTACAATTCTAATTTTTGTACTTCCGCCAACTGCAGTTAGAGTTAATGGCTTGCTGCATTGATTCTTGCTCTGCGGAACTGCTATATAAAGATAATAATTATTATCTTCTTTTAGTATATAAAAATTTCTTCCATCGTACTCTTCTTTTTCTGTTGGATCGTCTCCGCCAGTTAGAGCAATACCATTAAACTCAGGTATTATATCTTTCTCGTAACTTGAAAAACTACCAGAGTGTAACTCTTCATCTATCTTTTTATTTTCAATATTTAATTTATACTTACCATAGTATACGCCATAATCAATATCTTCTTCGTATTCAAAAGAATCACTCCATGGGCCGAGCTTCCAATAAAAGTATTTCTTATAAATAAATCCATAATCTGCACTTGAATCTTTTACTCGAATAGAATCTATGTGAGACTCGAATCCTAAATCATTCTTATCAAGAATCTCATCCATGATAAGTTTTCTTGTCTGTCCGTAATAGACATTCCCAGAAGCTTCTATTGAAGGATATAAAAGTTCAATTAATGTTTTATAATCATCATTTTGATGTATCATTTTCAATTGCTCCAAAATGTTGTTGAGTGATATGTGCACTATAAATTTTGATATACAAATAATCCCATGCTGCGTTAAGCATGGGATTTTATTTACTCGATACGTATTGCTAAGAATGATTTGTTTGCGGACGCATATGATATTACTCTAAACTGTATACGACCTAATGAAGTCGGCTGATATAGCGGACTGTTTGTTTCTGGTTCAATAGAACCTAAATAAAGACTGGAGTCGCTTCTACTTGTATCACCGTATATGTGCCATGTATCACTGCCAGCATTCTTAGTTAAAATTTCGCATGGATTAACTCTAAACCCAATTTTTAATAAGACTATGCTACCTACTGGAATATTGCTAGTACTTTCAATATACGGTATAACTCCATTTAAACGATTAGCATATACATTATTGAATTTTTTATTGCTCGAGCCTAAGTCTAAATCTCCGTTAGAATACGGCTCTATTGTTGACCACGTACTAATTGAAGTTGAACTGTAGTTTGATGAAGATGATCTTAGATTTATTACATTAAGATATCCGTTTACATTAACATTCTTTAACGACGCGAAACTTGTAGTATTGTTAAATGAAACAGTGCCTGTAAACGTTTTATTGCCACCTATTGTCTGTGCAGTTGATAATGTACAGTAATAAGATGTTATTGTATTTCCAGACGCGTCTTGCGCTGCCTTTGTAGCAGTATCAGCATTTCCAACAAGACTACCAGTGAGTGTTGTTGCTGTTATTGATGAAGCTGATATATTAGTAGCGCTAATATCAGCATACACTGTAGTGGCATATATACTTTTAAACTTACGGCTATTACTGCCAAGCTGCAATAAATTGTCTAACGATGGAGTAGTTACTATAGAAAATAGACTACCATCGCTGTCTTTATTAGTAATTTCAGTAGTAACAGAAAATGGCGTAGCGCTATCATTATAATAAGCCATTGTTAGCTTATCATGAGTATACGTTGCAATAGAACCGAGTACTTCTCTTTCTGTATATATCTCGTAATATCTTGGTACAGACGTAGATGTATGTTTTAATTTAATGCTATCATTATAAGAAGAGCTTCTATCTTTAATGCAGAACTTTACGTCATTTGTAGATGTAAAATTTTCAACAGATGTCTTTCTTAAATACGATTCTCCTGGAACATCTAATTCGTTAAGTATCATTAAGCCACCAGCTATATTATTACCGCCTTTGAGCATTACTCCACTTTTAAATGTTTTAACGCCGTATATGTCTTGCGCATCACCAGTAGTAGCATTAAGAGTTCCATGTGTAGTTACTGTTCTATTTAGTAATTCATTAAATTGCTGTAAAGATGGGTACCATCCAGCGCCAGATTCAATTGATACTGCTGCAGAGTTTCCGGTTATAACAATATATAAATCTACAATACCTTTCCATGCTTCATATGTATAATCTGGAATAGTATCTGCTGGTGTGCCATGTGCTTGAGCATTATCATAAAAAGCTACACATATTAGAGTATCACTTCCAAAATCAGGGTCATCTACAATTTTTCCCCATACTCCAAAACAGTTAGCCAGCCCATCTATTCCTGTGCCGTTTTGTAATTGACTAGTAACTGCTATAACTTGCTCTGTGTTACCACTTATTTCTTTTTCTTTTATCTCTGATTGTGTAACATAGCCAGAGCTAGAGTAATTAGTTACACTGCCAACGTTTTTAATATCTGTTAATGCGTTTATTTGTGCTGGAGTAAGATTAGTTTTATTTAGTGCTGATGTAGCGGCCTTTGTCCATGTAATTGTTACATTAGATAAACCGCTATTTAATTTATTTAGAAGATCTCTGCCATTGTCTGTAATATACTTATCATGAAAGAACATTATGTTACCTCTTTAAAAGAGTTAATAAAGTAATATGTATTTATTGATATGCCTAAAATAATAACCAGCTATTAATAACTGGTTATTATTTTATGAGTTATCTATTGCAGTTATGCCTAGTAATGCATATGGATTATCTGAGTAATTTTCATTTTCATCCATATATGCAAATTCTATCCATTCACTTCCGTTATAATACTTAAAGCTTTTAATCCAGCTATATGTTTCATCAAATACTGTTTCAGTACCGTTATCGTCTTTATAAAGCTCAAAGAACATAATTGCATTAGGCTCATAATATGAATTCACATAATTAGTACTATCAATATGAGAAGTATACTTAACAGGAGCTATCATACGTTTAGGTAACTTGCCTATGGATGGTATATAATCATAATCACTATCTGGCGGCTCAAGTTTTGACAAAACACCAAAGAATCCATTCTCATCTAAATTATGGTAGTAATCTTCATTGCCATCGTCTAATCCAAATAGAACATTAAGTGTAGTGACAGCTAGTCTAGTAGTTCCAATATTAAGCCATGATGTAAACTGCTGATCTGTTAAGCTACCAAGTGTAACAAATCCTATTTTATAAAATACATCATACACAGAATCATTATTACCATCTGTTACTTTAATGCGTATCTTATCTGTTTTATAGTCGAAAGTGTAGTCAAAAGACTGTCCAGTTTGTGGAGCAATCGCGACAGTAAAATCTGGGTTAGCAGATGTCATTGTAGGTTTAATTGTTTCGCTTGTAACTACTGTGCCAGTTGTAGCATCTACTGTCTGTAATGATATGTCATTATTTATAATGCTATACTTACGAGCATCATCAGAATAATTGTAGTCATCATATTCACCTTGTCTACCAGGTCTAAACTGTGCTAAACATATCTTAGATGTCTTTGCAGATAAAGTAGACGCAATGTCTATATAGTAGCCTTCTCTAATAGTACTTGCTGGAAATTGAGTTGACGCACTTTCATTAGCAAATGGGATTGTAGTATAAAAAAGGCAGTCACCATCATTCCATGAGCTGTAGTCAGGATTATTATTAATATCGTTTCCATTTATAAATAAAGTTGGCATATCGCTCTGTATATGAGCAGTGTAATGATCTAATGTATTTCCATTAAATATACCATGAAATTTAAGTTTCGCATCATTCATGAAAAAGTTAATGAATGATTTCTGTCTATTACTAAGATTATCATAGCCATCAACTGTAGCTACTACTTTTACATCCGCCATTATATCATCTCCTTACTAATCTGTAACTGAAAATGATTCTGTTGAAAAAGATCCTTCTTGTGAAGATGGAGTATATTCTTCAATAACACCATTTACTGGAACATTATTAGATGATAGTGTTCTTGGTGCTATGCTTAAGCGGTTGCGATCTATTTTAGTTTTAATATCGCCATCAATGTATGAGTCATCTGTTAAAGTAAGTACTCCGCATAATTTATTTCTTTGAACTTCATGATGTTTAAACTCACCAAGATCTGCTATTGATAGTGCTCGTGTTGCAGTATTAAATATAGTGTTTAGTGTAATATCAGTACGTTGAGTCTCTGGTAAGTGCCCGTTTCTTATTTTTACTGTAAATAATATATAAGCAGCAGTTTCAATTAAATTGTCACCAGATTTTAAATCAGCGTATTCAACGTGATATTCATAACTATCTGCTCCATATTTTTCAATAAAGCAAGAAAGAGACCCACTAGTGTAATTTAATGAATTATCATTCTCATCAAATACACCTATTACTTTATACTGTATAACTACGTCATTTGAACTGTAATCATATATGTGATGATCACCACGCATATTATACATTTCACCAGAAGATATTCTTGTGAATGGGTCAATAATTAGAGCATTTCTATGATTTTCACTAAACCACAGCTTATGTATATTTGACTTCTTATACGTAATATAATTATAACCACCATTATGATGATTACTATTTGTATGAACAGCAATCCTTAAATCCTTTGTGCAAGGGTCACCGACAAAGGTGGCGTATAAATCTTCACTATCATAATAATTGTCCTGCAAGTGATTTTTGATAATTATTTGATCACCATTTACATCTTTATATCCTAGCCCAGTAATAGTGTAATATATAGTTGGATCATATTTGACTGGTAAAGGATTAACAGCAGGATCTTCATCAGCATCAAATGAGTATATCTTATTGGTATTGTCTAATTCTACGTTTTCATCTTGATAAGTTACGTCGTCACTCAAATAGCCAACGTATAGTGGATCTAATTTTGTACGTACTGGTCTATGATATGATGTAAATGTAACTTCAGACACTGGTGGTTTATTACTTGCAATTATACTATCACCGTACAATTCTGCATTACTTATGTCAGGTCTACTTTCGTGCTGATTTAGATTAATCCAATGATATAAAGAGTGATTAGACAACTCATCGTCTGTGTTAGATTGCATTAGAGATGTCCATATAGGCTGCTCATTATAAAATGGTTTATATTCTTTAAAATGATGCATTGACTCTCTAAACTTAATCATACTATCATTTAATATATCGTGTCTATATGGACCAGGTTTAGTAGGGTCATCAGATGGTGATATTAAGATATCATTTTCATCTATACTATACGCGAAATTATCTGTTATTTTCGGTACAAACTTCTGCTCTCTATTCGGAACAGAAGTTTTATTTTTACTTACCACATAGCATTTAGTTGGAAATACAGCGTCACTATCTCCAAGTTTATCACAGCTTGGGTCTAGTTCATACGATATGGCGTCTTTTGGAGGCAACTCTGATATTGTAATACCATTTTCGTCTTTATATATACCGCGTTCTGTAATTGGCCACGTTCCAGCATATGTAGCATTACTATCACTATGTGTCATATCATCCATATAATGATAATCAAACCAGTAAGGAGCGCGCCATGGAGTATTTTCACCAGTACTCCAATTATAATTTGTTGATGCTGGGACATCTTTAATATCTTCTGGTAAACTATAACAGTCTTGTGTGTACTGTAATCTGTCATGCTCTAACATATGAATAGTATAAAAGCAACCAGAATCAGCAGGATAAACAGGCCGTGGGTACGGCATATAAAGATATGTATAACCTGCTGGCAATGATTGATTTATAAGTATATCTGTTGAAAGAGCATGAGCAGCTGAACTAATTACTCTGCCACGTTTATCTTTTACTATATCGCCACTTACAAAGAAGTAACCGTCTGCATCAGCAGCTATCTCATAGTGGCGTGCTACAGCAATCTCATTAAAGTTATATGTTGATTTATTCTTGAAATCATCTGACCATAGCCCTTCAAATTGACCGCCCGATTTTGCAATTGCAGTTATTGTGTTTTGTCTAGAACGATGCTGTCTAATGTAAGGATATAGCCTGTAAAATCTACCATTTGGCAACCATTCATTTGCTACATTATCAACTTTAACATCATACAACTCTAGCTTTTGACGAATAACATCTGTCGTTAACTCATCAACATCTAGACACTTTATTAGTTCATAAGCATGATCGATTACAGATAATCGTAATTCTTCTAGAGCCTCTTCTAGCTCTGGCATATACTGTATTAAATAATCTGGTAATACATTCATTTGATTAAGCCTCTACTATGTTCATGGCTTTAATTAACTATAACTAAAAATTTGATATCTGTGTATACGCGATTATATACAACAGACCCGGTACTATATTAAAATAATACCGGGCTATTGCTTATGACTTTGAATTTACTGCTCTTATTAGAACTACAACTTTATTAAGTACTGGTACCATATAATGATGCTTTATATATGATGATTTAATTTTTACATTGCCACCATATCCAATAGTGGCATCATTTAATGGTGTACCTTGCTGAATAGTCTCTGAAACATTTGTTAATGTAGGATTATCGTATACTTCATAATATGTATCTGTCTCATCTGCTGGCTTAGCTGTTATAGGATATGCTGGGTATGTTGTATTTTCTAATGCTATATAGCGAGCTTTGTTTTCACTGTTTGTAAATTTAATTGACCTTACAAAGTTAATATTGTCTACACCAAAAATGTGCTTGTCAGCGACATCCCAGTCTTCTGAATCAATTTCACCGTATGCGTGTTGATGAGGTAATATATCTGTATAATCTGTTATAATTGGTGGATTTGTACTATTTACTGATGCATCATATAGCTTAGGAAATGAATCTGGGTAATCATTATATTCATTGCACTCTTCTGATTTATATGTAAGCCTAGAATATTTTAGATACTCTATCTCTGTAGCAGAAAAGTCAGGATCATCTTCTTTCTTTGATTTATATTCATCTTCTGAATATAGTGTTCCGTTACTATCAACATATGATTTACCTTTTAAATAGTATTTATAATCATCTGTTGACTGAGTGTCATCTTCTATAGGAGACTCATAACTAATATCTCCTGTTGATAGTGCTTCAAATAAATCATCTAGCGACTGGTTGTCTAATTGATTTACTCCATTAAATGTTGTATCAATACGGCCGTAAGTCGAATCTCTTAAAATTAGACTATTCATTCTTACTACTTTATCTGATGATTTATGAACAAGATAGTCTATCATAGAAATCTTTGGTATATGTTCACCTATAGAATCAGCATAATAGTTAAGAAGTTCTTTTTCTATCTGAGACGCAACCGTAGCAGCAGACGTACCTACAAGATAACAATCTGCTTTAACTACAATCATATATGGATCTTTTCCAAATGGTATCATAGCTATGCAATCTGATCTAGATGATCTTTCTTTTAAGTCATACCATAGGCTTTCTCTTCCACTATATGGTGAATCAGTTAGTATATAAACAACTCGTGGTATTAAATTAGCATCTTCTGGGAGCGCTCTTGGGCTTTTATACATATCACCATGATCATATACTTTACAATTTGATGATGTATATGCTTTTATGTAATTTGCGTAATCTTCTTTAGTTAATAAAGCAGAGTAATTTTGTAAGTATTTTTTATAGTTATCTCTTGTAACATTGGCATCTTCATATTCAGCATATCCACTAATGCCATCACCAACGCTAATAATATACTGCATTCCATTATCGACAATCTCTTGATCAGTCTCATGCCCATTAACTACAGTAATTGCTTGTTCTTGATCCTTTCTAATAAAATCAACTTCATTAGAACTATAATACTCTCCACTTTGCTGCTTATCTACTCTTGTATTTTTTATTTGTATATATTCAAACTTAAATTTTGTTCTAAAATTTCTATCAAATATGTCTTTATAGTTGGTTGGAAATTCAATGCATAAAGTAATCGCACCGCCTATAAACTTAGGTGTTAAAGTATATGAAAAATAGTTAAATCCAGAGCTAATTACATCATCTACATATTCTAATTCTTTATATTTATCATCATCTTGCGCATATGATAGTCTGACTAAATCTCTGTCTATAAAAGCATCAGGCAACTCTACAGTTGAATCAGTATTTATATCATTATATGTAAAACTGAACTCTGATTTTGTACCAAGTGCAACTTTTACATGTTGTGTTTTATTGTACACATCTTCTGCATATGCTTGATACACACTTCTTTTACTTGTATCATTGTAATACTGAGAAAGAGACGCCACATAATTTTTATCAATTGGTGCATGAAGATCTGCGTCAATAGCAAGCCCTTCATTATTATTATCATTCATTACATATACTGATTCACCAACTGATTTTAACTTAATTTCATCAAATTTACTAAGCTTAAGATGTAACAAACCATCTTGAGCTTTTGTTGTATTTATTGAAATAATACCGCGTGCCGCTCTAGGTAAAAACATCTTATATCCTTCGCGCATAGCATAAGAATATATTGACGATGCTCTTTTCGCAGTAGCCATATCACATTCACGCCTAAGCTCGTCTATAGTATAATGAAGCTGATCTCCCATACGAGCAAGCGATTCGGCAAAAATTACTACTGGATCACTCAAATTGTCATAGTTCCAATCTTTTGGCAACTTTTTACGTAAAAATTCTATTATCTCTGTTCTTAGCGTTGAATAGTCACGCCCTGTAAATCTTGACGCCATTTATTAGCCTCTTATATTAGTATAAATATTTTAATATGCTACGCCATCAGCAACTGTTAAATTAATAGTTACTACGTCTGACATATACATCAGCTCTATATTAAATAAAAGATCATTTTTGTTCAAAGAATACTCTATTTTTAATAGGGTAACGCCTTCCATAAACTGAATAGCATCTTTTATAGTCTGACCTATTATATTTATTGTAAAATAGTTTAATATACTAAATCTATACTCATTTAAGCGACTCCCATAAGAAGGAGCGTAAAATCTACTCCCAATTGGAGTGTTTAATATAGAAATAAGCTGAGCTTTCAGAGATTCATTCTGTTCAGAATATGTAAAGTTTCCATTTTCATACTTTCCAAAGAAGGTTTTCATAACAACTCTCCTATTTAAATATGTCTATTACATATAAATTTGATAAAGAGTTGCCAAGTGCAAGACAAAGAGCAAAGTCACCCTTCTTTATAAATAAGCTATCTTCTTTGCAACTTTCACTTTCTGTAGAATTGCCTGAATCATTTACACACCATGGAAGCTGCGCTGCTTTTTGCGATGTAAGCTCAATGTCAAGATTATCATCAGTGGTCATTTCAATTTCTGCATCAGATGATTGCTCTATCTTAGCGTTACCTGATGCAGATGATATCGCAACTGGTACTGTGGCTGTTCCAGGACCAGATGGAGATGTAATAGTACCCTGGAGTGGTGGGCCGCCAGATATATTTATGTTGCTTAGCTGAGCGTTTGACATCGTAATTCTACCTGTCATTTTTGCGCTGCCTTTAAATTTAATCTTTGGTGGTCTATTCCATGCAACATATGCAGCGCGTAACGTCCATGATGCTATTGCTTTCCTTTGTGTAGTACCTTCTTCACCGTGAGGCGGTCCATTCTTAGATCCATCTAAATCATCTATGTCGACCCACAATATGCCATCTGCTTCAAAATTATCATCTGGTGTTTCACATATTCTACCGATTACACAAGATAAACTATTTCTTGGTATCTCGTATTGAGATAAAGCATTATCTTTAGACATACTATTTATTCTCCTTTGTCGATAGTGGCCAGATATGTTGTGCCATCTCCTGAGGATGTAAGCTATATTCATACTCAAGAATAGCACATGCTCGTTCACAATAAGCAAATGAATTTAATCTAGAGTCAATGCTACTATCTTCATTAAGATATTTAAACTGATCTGCTACATTCTTACCTCTTATGTCCTTAAGAAGTGACGCGCTGTAGTTATTTGCGCAGTATATTCGTATCATGTCCTGTATACATAATGCATGATCAGCAGAAACGTTATCGCATTTAATATTCTTACGAGCTTCAATCCATAAATCATTCCAAATGGTTAACAATCTATTGTGAAAGTAGTACTTGTTAGTAACTGGATTTTTACCAGTGTAAGCTAAGTTAAAAGCCCAATCTAGCCATTGTTGATCTTGTTTTAAACCGTTATCGAAGTTTCTTATTATAACTACATCTGGAAATAGCGGCTTATATCTTTCAACTGTAACAGTTGTATATACAATATGATTATCTTTATTGTCTTTTACCAATGCTGCATCTTCTACATAAGAGTAAAAAACAAATTTTTGCCAAGAAATAGGCTCATTATTTGATATGGTGAGCAAATTATCAAAGTGCTGATGATTCTCATATTCTTTTTTGCTAAATCCTATTCTCTCATATACAGCGCGTAGTGGTCGACCGTCAAAATGAGCTAGCCAGAATCCACCGTTAGCATCACTACAGTCAGTAACTTTATAGTAATTCTTTGATGGACCCCATTGAGTGCCGCCGCTAGTATTAAACACTGGGTCTTTATCTTTTATCTCTGGTGGAATATTGTTAATGCCAAGCTTAGCTCGAGCTACAATAAGTGCAAATAGACAATAGTAGCCTTTATAAATTAGTTCTTGAATGAATGAATAATCTACGGCATCGGCTAAATAGCATGTATCTATGAATCTATTTATAATTTCTGAGTCATCGGCCGGTACTCTATCCCAGCTTAATGGTATATATACTTTATCTTCCTTTGTTAAATACTCTTCTGATGCTTTTTTATCAGCAATTAGCTGTCTTACAGTGAGTCCGTTATAGACGGCTTTACTTAAAGTATCACCAGATGATATAGTTTCTGTAATAGCGTGGTTAAACTGCTCTGTTATAGTAACATTTGCAGATACAACGCCACCCTCAGATAAAGAATATGTACACTGTGTGGCAATGCCTCTACCACTTATAATAGATTTATCGCCACGTTCATTATAAATGTCGTAATATATTGGCTCAGTTCTATTATGTAAACTAAACGTTAAAACATTATAACATTCAAATGAAATACTTATTGCACTGTTACTACTATCTAAGGCTTTCTTTTCGTCTATCTTATCAGCTGGAACATCTGGAGTATAGTTTACAGTCTGGCTATTACCTTGAGTACTCTGTGCCTGATTTCCATTAGGATTATCTACCACTCTACTCTGCATGGCAACATTAGGAACATTTGTGTTATAACTAAATGATGTCATTGGGATAACTATCTTGCCGTCACTTTTTCTAGGCTGATAGTATTTAAATAAGCTACCTCTTTGTGAATGATCAGTTCCATTCTGGACAAACACTAAATTGCTAACGGTCTTTCCATCTTCTGTTGTAACTATATTATTATTAGCATCAGTGTATACAATATGAAATTTTTTATCTTGATCATCAAAACGGCCAGATAGTAATTTACTGTCAGATGTAATGCAGTGCTGTAAAACATATTTATAATAATCTAGTTGCTTATTACCACTAGTTGTGTTTAATGAGTTAAAGTGAAACCTATCTTCTATGAATCTAATTGTACCAGCAAGATCTTCGAGAGTTCTACCACTCTGATCAACGATATCATATCGTACACCAAAATTAGCGTCATCACGAATAGACTTTAGCAACTCTATAGGATCTTCATATTCTTTACGCTCAAAGTTTCCAGCACCGGTTGTGTTTTGAAAAGACTTCCATTCAAGACTAATTTCTGGAGAGCTACCTACGAAGTTAAATTGCCACTGCATAATATAGCCGGTCCAAACTTTTTTACCTGTAAAACACTTAATTGTAATTTCAATTGTTGGTTGAAGTGTAGGATCAGATCCACCGCTTTGTGTAAATCTTTTAAGCTTGTCTATTAATCTTTCAAATGTATCATCTCTGTAATCAATTAAATGAACAGTACCTGACGACGCGTAATCATTAGGGTTATTTTCTGATACAGCTGCAGTAGTTATTTCCAGGCTCTTAAAATAGCAGCCACATCCTTTTTCAGGAATACCTCTAGTCTGTATATTTGTGATAACAAAGTTATCGTCAATTACAATCTTGCAATAATTGTAGTCTATATACTGATAATCCATATAACACTCTATAATCTAGGGATTCTTAAAACAGTACCAGCAACAGCAGTTTCTGGATTAATAATTGCATTAAATCGAGCAATTATCCACCAATTCACAGGAGTATTATATACACGATAAGACACTAGATCTAATCTGCCACTTTCACTTGCTGTTACTGTAACAGTATCATAGTCATAGCAATCTTTAAAGAGATTGTATTGTGGCATATCATTTTCATAGTCTGCATTATAATATCGTGAATTACTATCATATTTTACTATCATATGTAATATCTCCAACACTACGCTGAAGCTTGACTAACACGTTCATTCTGCCCATGTTCGTCTACACTAATTAGTCTATCTTCACCGTTATTATCTTTTGGTGGCACTATACACATGTTGTCATTTTTTGTATTCGGCTTATCGTTCTCAGAAGCCACACATATTTCGCCACTACCATTTGCTGGTGTAAAATTAGATTCTGCAGAATCTTTTTTGACTTTATCTTTTTCTGTATTCTTTACTTCTTCCTCTTGTTTACCCAATTTATTTTTTGGTTCCTCTATTTCTTTACCAGCTGCAGAAATTGTTGCCGACATGCCTTTTGATGATGTTGTTACAGGCCAAAGAAGTATATCTTTAACTATTATCATAGAAAAGTTAACTTCTATTTGAGAATAGAAATAATTATATACTTTTCTTTCTTGTAGTGAATCATTACTTCCGCCAGTTAATACTCCACCGTTTGTAGTATAGTCACCAGACATGTCACCGCTATATTGTATAGTAGCGCTTGTTATATATCCTATCTGTGAAATACCTGGCAAAATAACTTTACATAGTTTTGGGTGAATAGAATCACCAGTGCTCCATGGTCTAGTGAAATCTTCAGCGATTTGTGCGATGTCTTGCATTGTATAAGACTCGTGGCTATTTTTAGCAAGTGTACGTATCTCATCAATATGCCATTTTAATGTAAAGCTTAGTTCCATTGCATTATGTGATTGATAGAACTGAAATGGCTGTTGAGATCCGCGCGGAGATACCGGCTCATATGATGCAGTTGACGAATAAGACACACTGTCTGGTTGTTGATAGCATAACAATTGTTGCATACTACCATGTATAGTATTACTACTATTGCCTATATAGCCAGGTAAATCATATATAACAGCCTGTATATTATTATATACACTTCTTTCACTATCTATTGCTTCTTTTTCTGCACTTGACCATATCTGTCTTGGATATATACTACCTTTTAGATTAATATAGTGCCATGGCTTACCATTCTGCGTTTGCTCACCAGTAGACGCAATCTTACTAACAACATTAGACTTTATAATATCTTTTACTGTGCCAGAGTCATTGTTAATATAGCTAGATGTTGTATTTCTTATAGTAGTAGCTAATGAAGATGATTTATTTAAATCATTCATTATAGAATCGTCATTAAAGTACTGATCTTTCTTTAAAGCATCATATAATGGCTTAAATTCTGTAGTAATTGGAGTTGGAATTGTATCTACTAATTTAACAAAAAATGTATTCTTTTCATTGTTAAATAACACCGTATCTGGTGTCTGAGGTCTAGTAATAATCCATCCGTATTGTGGTAAAACTGATACAGAAGTGTCTTTTATAAATCCATTTGATGTTTCTTTATAAGCATCTCTGCCATTAAAATAAACATACTGTTTATTCGCATTAGACGATTTATCTAAAGACACTGCGTCTGCTTCTGGTAAAGACGACGCTGTATTATATAAATTTTTATCAAGCTCAGTACTAGATGAATTATCATTTTTAATAGAAGTCCCTGACTTGGCTTTTGATTTGTTTGATTCATTTAGTTTACTTTTAACCAGTCTATCAAACTCAGATACTGTCGCATTATTTGATTTATATGATAATGGATCTGGTAAACTCATATTAGATTCTCCATTAACTCCACTACGAATTCGTAGTGGAGAATTTTATTTAACGACCATAAACTTGATTATGAGGTCTTGTTGCTGCAACCATAGGTGGTTTTGATGACATACCTCTTAAGTATCTTGCTATCTCTGTTAGTATAGCAATAATATCTTCGCTATTGCCAGACTCGCTAACTAGCTCTCTAGCTTGAGCAATGTATTGCTTCATAGCGTAACTATTTGATACGCCAGCTTCTTTTAAAATTGACTGCATGTCTTCATCTGATAAAATTCCGTTTTTATTTAATTGAGATTTAGCTTTTTCAATAAGGCTATCATCACTTGGGCCGAATGCAACAGGTGGATTAACTGGCGGGTTCCATTCTCCAGTAGCTTTTTCAAATAAGCCAGGAAATTCACCGATTACATAACTGCCGCTGTCAAATGGAGTAACTGTTACGCCTCTACATGGAGTCTGCCAGTTTGGTAAGAAGCCTTCTTTTGTATAATCTGATGATCCACCAGCTGCGTGCAGCTTCTGATGTCCATAATATACAAGACCTATATGCCCTGGCTGAAATCCGCCGTCTTTATTCTTTCTACTATCCTGGAAGAATACCATACCAGGTACTGCTGTTTGTGGAGTTAAGTCATCTCGTATTCTAAAATTGGCGTAACCTTCACCGTTCATTTTACCTTTTTGAATGTTAGCAAATGTAGCCTTTACTCCATTAACCCTGAACTTACCCATCTTAAAGCCAGAGGCTCCTATTGCGGCATTAACTAATTCATTACATACATAACCAATCTTTCCAAGGCTTCTAAGAATGTACGGTTTACCTAATTCAGCAACACCATACTCAAGAGCACGTTCTGCATATGTACCACGAATTAAATCACGTCCTTCTTGATTTGCTGCATTAGCAACAGCTTCATCATACCATTTCTTTCTTTGTTTAAATCCATCTTTAACATTGCCTTTCCATCCGTGAAGCATTCTCTCATAAACCATGTCTGCGTTTGGACCTGCGAACTCAAGTATTCTGCGAATAGTTTCAGGGTCATCTCCTGGAACTCCATCATACACTTGTTTTGGTGTAGGAACCGCGCCTAAACTCATTGAAGCTTCTGTTGCACTAGATGAGCCTATTCCTAAAACAGACAGCAAGGCGTTAGCTAAAAGATCCCATGTAAGTCTTCCTTTTCTATTGTTAAATAGTGCTTTTAGTAAGTTACGTTTATCAGTTAGCGATAACTTTGTTAGAATATTTCTCATCTCATTAGGCTTTTCTAATGGGACAATTGCTTCTTTACCATCTTCTCCAACAATAGCTGGAGTTGCTTTATTTACAATACCACCATCTGCAAATTTAAGAACACTTCTTAAGCCATCTTCTATCTCATCAACGCGATGATATATTGACATTAAGTTAGTTCGCATCGCTTCAATGTTGACAGCAATACTTCCAACATTGCTATATACTTTCTGAGGATCAGATAGTAGTTGCATTGTAAGGTTTCTCATGTCTTCAGTTGAATCGGCTTTTTCTGCTAAGTAACTCATCTCTTGTTCAGAGAGATTTAGTCTATTCATTTCAACCAAGCCATCTAGCTTGTTTTCAAATTGAGCTTGGTCTTTTGAATATGCTACTAACTGAATAGCGAGACTTTCTGATATACCTCTATCTATAGCAGACTGTTGTCTAGCGCGTAGTTCAGCCTGATACTTTTCTCTTTTCTCTCGTATTTTCTCAGCTCGCTGTTCAGGAGTATCTTGTACTATTACTTCTGACACTGATCCAGCACCTAAGCCAATGCCTAAGCCACCAACAACCGCGCCAATTGCTCCGCCAACAACTGTACCTATTGGGCCGATTAAAGAACCAATAGCAGCTCCAGTGGCAGCGCCAGCAATCCCGCCAGCTATACCACCAGCTGCTGATGTTGCTGCAATTACTGCATTATCTGAAGCTTCTTCTTGTCGTAAAGCGGCATTGTCAATTTCAGCCTCAATAGCGTTGGCTTCCATTGTAAGACGTGCTAACTCTTTATTATCATTATTTAGCTTTGCTTTTTCTATTTCAGCTTTCTTTTTGAATAGTTCTTTAGAAAGATCAGTCCCTAAAGCTTCCTGCTGATTTGCGACTGACATCTGCTGCGCAGTATCATATATTCCAATTCCAGCTTCTACAGCTAAGCCTAATGGTCCAAGTGCTTTACCAGCAATTTTTAAACCCGCTTTTGCGGCAACCATCGATCCTTTTGCAGCAGCTTGCTCTGCTGCTGTTTTAAGTCCCTGTTGTAAAACTTCAGTAGTGGCACTAGTAGCTGACTTATTAACTGCATTCGCTGCAGCTCTTGCAGCAACTTGCTCTAGTGGATTCTTTGCAACAGCTTGTAAAACATTGTTTGATAATCTTAAACTGTCTGGTATCTCTTTAAGTGCCTCTTCTGTTTTAACAGTATTATTTATAGTGCTTACTAGATGATCTCTAATATCAGAAACAATACTAAGCATATTGCTGTAATAATCACCACTTAAATTAGAAGTACTAACTGGGCTCTGAATCTGACTAGTGTTATCATCATTATCACCAGATAATGATGATATTAAAGAATAGCCACCATACGCTAATACACCAAGTGCTCCAAGTTTACCAGCACTCTTTGCGAATCTGCCTAGCTTACCAACCGCTTTAGTTCCAGCTCCAGCAGCTTCACTAGTGGCTTTAGTTCCAGCTCCGGCTAATTCACCCGCAGCCTTACCAGCTTTTTTCAAACCAAGCCAGCCAGCTAAACCGCCTAAGCCAGTTACTATTCCAGAAATAATTTTACCACCAGTTATAGCAGCAAGAATGCCGCCTAGTATAGTGGTAACTAACTTAAATCCGTCTTTTGTAACTTCAGTTATATCTGTAGAGTCTCCAAACCACTCGTCAATGGTGTTTGATAGACTACCTATCATACCGCCAGTAAAAACATCTAGCTGTGAAACAAAATTATCTATTCCCTGATAAATCTTACCTTTTTCGGTGTTTTGTTCATTACCCTGTCTATCTTGCTCACTAGTTCTTATACCGCCGCGAATGACTCTACCATTATTCTCTGGATTTTTAGCTTGATTAAGAGCATTCATGATACTATTTAATATTTGATCATCGCCAACGCCGCCCTTAGATAATATCTGTAACTGATGTATAAGATCTTTCTCTCTATCTGTGCCAGCGACACTTTCTATGCGCTTAACGAAACTTTCCATCATTTCTTCAGCGGACATACTAGTGTCAAATTGTCCACCTAATATTGTTTCAAGTATTTTTGGATCTACGTCTGTAAAGTTAGCACCTTTAAGATTTAAGAATGTTTTTGCAAGCTTAACTTGTGATTCTTGCGAAAGCCAGCCGCTACCGATTTTTGCTATTGAGTTAGTAACTTCTAATATCTTTTTCTCAGCTTCATCTTGACCACCAAGCTTAGAAATAAACGTCTTGTCAATTAAAGATAACTCTTTTGATACAGTACTATATGTCTTAGCTACGTCACCGTTTGCCTCTATAATAGTCTTTAAAGTACTTTCTTGTAAAGTTGAAGCTTTTTGATAAGCTTCTTCTACGTCTAATCCCTGTGAAAATAAAGCAGTAAAAGCAGCCTGCTGTTTATCGTTTAATTTCTCTATAGCAAAATAAAATCCTTTTTGAGTTGCTTCAGTGTAAGCTCTGGCGGCAGTATCTCTAGAAACATTTTTACCATATATATCACTAGCGCCTCGCATTGATTTACTAACAGCCATCTGTATAGCATCTTTCTGCTCTTTTGTAAGATTTTGCTTTCTCATTGACTTAGAAAGATCTGAGAAAGAACGCAGTGAGTCATCAAACCCTTTTGAAATAATGCTGCCAAGCTTTTCCATCGCCCCTTTAAATGTCGTAAGAAGAGTCTTTGACAACTTAAACTGATTTTTCATATTAAAGTTTAGAGCGTTATCAGCAGCCTTCTGTCTACGAAGTGCTGCCTCTGATTTTACACTTTCATCTTTTATATCATTTCTACGTTCGCTTTTTCTAGTTCTTTCTCTTCTTTCTTCTCTATCAGCTTCATCATCAAATGAGCTAGATAAATCATCTAGAGTCCGACGTGTTTGATTTATAGCTTCTATTATGCCATTTAACGCCTTATCATTAATTCCTTCAACATTAACTTTTGTTACATTATCTTTTGCTTCACTATTAAAGAAGCCATTAAATTTAGCATCACTAAAATCAGCCATATTTATCTCCGAATAAAATAAAGCCTAATTTATATATCATACTTAAATTTGATATATAAATTAGGCTTAACTAATTAGAAGATTACTTACTTAAACTATGTTGAAATACTTTCCAATAAAACATCTAAAATCATCTAATGATTTTTCTTTATGAGTCACGTAATATCTCAGACAACCAAGTATTCTCTTCATTGGCAAGAATGCATATTCACTCTTTAAAGAAATGTTAAGTTTATAATCTGAGTCATTATCAATTGAATCTAGCGTAATTACTCCTGGATGATGCATTGTGATAATATCATATCTGAAATCTTTTATTGATTCAACATCAATAGCGCTATTTGGAGTATATTCTATATTGCTAAGAATGTAATAATTAGAAATTTCCTCAAACCATTTACTTAAATTAGATTCATAATAAGGATATGAAACATCGTCTGCTTTTGCTATAAACTCTGCAACACCTAAATCTGTAAATACAATAAAGTGATTATATTTATCATCGTCACGAACAGTTAGAGCTATATCTTCAGATATATTCTTTTCTAATTCAGGTGTATGCACACTCTCGTTAGATGTAGTAAATGATCTGCTATGCTTGTAATTACTATCAATGCATTTTACGTATAATACATAATGTCTACTTTTGTAATAATCTACATCACAAACGTAATTATCTCTTAATTTAAGAGAAGCAAGATCATTTGCTGGTCTATCTGTTCTAACTGTATTATAAACAATATTTCCAGAATCATCAAATGTAATATAGTGTAAAACTTTATTGTCTATATCATTTTTATTAATCCATGGAAGCATTTCATATGTATCTTCGTTTAGTACAGTAATCTGCTCAACATGTGACGGCTCTTCTTTAATAATTTCTTTTTTAGGGATAGTTGTAACTGTAAAGTCTGTTACTGGCTTCATTAAAGATGGCGCAATATTCTTATTAACGTCATTTTCATCAGTATTAGCTGATACTTTCTTTGTAGACGGAGTTGATTTAACTGTCTTTAATTTCTGAAGAATATTTGCAATGTTAGCATCTGTTTTAAGATTCTCAATATCATCCATATTTATAGCTCCAATGAGTTATATAATGTAAAAAAAGTAAATAAGTCTTTTATAAAAGTTGTCAATTAACTCTTCTTTTTTAAATATATCTTTCTTTACAATTTTTTCATTCTTAAGAAGATAAAGCACGTATCTGTTTACTTTGTCTTCACAGTAAAACTGCCAAACATAAGGTGATTTATAAAAGCTAGTATAAGCACTCTTATAAAGACCTTTTGTGAATATTATCTTTGTCTTCTTTCCATATCGAGTTCGTATCATTGTCTGAAGACATAACATAATATCTTTAATATTTTTTATACAATCTCTGTTATTCATATTTAACCTCTATATAGTATAAAGCGTGTACTTATGATTTGATATATAGAGAATAGAAACAATCTTACCGCTATAGATGTTAACATCTATAGCGGTTTTATTTATACGGCAATTGAATCTGTATTTGCTGGATCCCAACCGATTAAAAAGCTATTTGTATTATCTAAACATAAAAAGTTTCCATTATCAAATAGCTGCCCAACGCTGTTACCAGCACCACATCTAAATAAATCAGTGTCAAGATAACCTTTGAATCCATCTCCAGGAACTACGCCATTTGTTGACAGATCTGATGCCACATAAACAACCATATATGGTAGCCATCTAGTGTTTAATCCTGTTGTTGAAAAACAGGTACTACTTAATAAATGCACATTTGATGGAGTAATTCTTAAACAACCACCATTATATAAATTTAATGGAGACCCTAGAGCAGAAAATATCTGCCCAAAAGAATATGCACTGTCGCCAGTTTCATGAGAAAGTATTGTCTTAGAAACATAGTACCTATTAGTGCCGTTCATATCTGTATATTGAGTAAGCACACTAGTCAATCCTTCGTTATGATCAGCTGCATATATCTCCCTAAAGTTAATTGATCCATATTGAGCAGTGCATAGATTATCTGTATCATTAGCAAGAGTACCTAATATTTTACCTGTCGCAAATGTTGGTATGCCAAAAGTACCGGGTGTTCCATTAGTTGATTTTGCAGTTGACACTGCAATACAATATTCGTTTGCGAATATTCCCCATGAATAAATATATCCTGATGTTGGATCGTGCGCAAATGATGTATAGTGAGAAGAATCAGCAGAACTAAATAGACACGTACCAATTGCTCTTGTAGCAGTTGACGGAATAAAGTCAGCTCCAAATGTACTTCCAAATGACTCAGTACTATTGGCTGGTATAATTGACATAATAAGACCAGCCATATATCCATGCGGAGTTGATCCAGCATATGTGCCAACTACATAAGGATAATCTAAATAAAATCTATGCTCATTTGAGTGTCCATAATAGCACATAAATAGCTTACATCCGGATATCTCATTTATAAGAAATAAACCAGGCCATGGGCCTGACCACGAACCTGGACCCGGGACGTCTGCAAAATCTGATGTACTCTGCGAATCGCTAGATCTTCCATCACTATCTAATTTCCAGCCAATATTCATAGAAATTAGAGCCTCTGCTACTAATCGTACTATACTATTGCATCTGTTTCGAGTGTTGTTTAATGGAAAATCAGTGGATCCGGCAGTTAAATCTATTCTCTTAAATTTAAAACCTGACATACTATATGACCTCATATAAATAGATGAATTAAAATTTTAAATCACACTATATAATGAGTTTGATATTCACTTATAGTGGCAATTACTGTTTATCTCATCTATTGTAAATAATCGTAATCATCTTCTTCAATTTCAGGAATGTAGTTATCAATAGCAGAATCACTTGGATGAAGATCTTTTTCTTTGGTTGATTCCATCTGTGGAACTAGTTCTTTTAAAGAACCGTCTTCATTATATACAAGATCAAATGGAATTAACTCACCAAAAGACTTTCCGCATGAAAAGTCAGGCTCAAGTGTAACAGGCCAGTCTGGAAGTTTAATTGTTTGACATCTCATAATAATAGGAGCTACTTCATAAAGTAGATTCCTCGGAATCAAGTAATTGATCTCATCGTGAATCGTCCCAATCCAACGCACTCCCTTATCATAATATGGAATAAACAATTCTTTCCAAAGACGGATAAGCATTAACTTTAACGCATCACCTGCACATCCCTGTACAACCGTATTTGCTACTGTACGTTTTGCAAATCCCTGTAATGATCTATTTGGACTATTTATGTAATATTTCACTCTACGAGGTCTACCGAAATATGTTTTAACGTAACCATTCTTTTTTGCAAATCGTACTGCATTTCTCTGTGCTGCTTCAATAGAAGGAAGCGATGCTTTAAACTTATCTACAAAGTCTTCACATTCTTCAAGTGTCATATCTGGAAACTGATTATGAAATCCCCATGCTGATGATCCATATAGAATTCCAAAGTTTGCAGTCTTTGCCTTTTTACGAGCTTCCTTACAATAATTCTCTTCACCAAATATCTTTATTGCAGTTGCTTTATGCACATCTTGTCCTGTGTTAAATGCATTTATCCATGTTGGCTCATTAAACACATTTGCAGCAAGACGAAGTTCTTCAGCTTTCATATCGACTGAAACTATTACAGCATCATTAGTAGGAGGTCTAATTGCTTTACGAACATTAAGATGTGGATCCTGACCCTCTGTTAAACCAAGACTACCTTCAGGGTTATCATCAAAAATATAACCACAAAGATCTTCGTTATTGGCTATTTGTTCAGGCGTTGCTCTATGAACATGATAATTATGTGAATGTGGCTTCGGGAGTGACTGAAAGTTCACAGGACTGAAAAAAGTGTTCTTACCATCTGTTCCACAAGCAAGGCGCCCTGTAGGAACACGACACGTAAAGTAGCTGAACCTAATTGGATGCTTTTTCATCTCATCAGGTGATGATATATTTAAAAGTGTTTCAAGATATGAGTTATCAAACTTAAACAGTTTCTTATACTCTACTAACTTCTTAAGATATTCATTATCACCATGTGTAACAAGATAGTTGCCAATAGTTTTAATATCTGTCTTCATTTGACCAGTTGCTGTTCTTGCACCAGTATCAATTCCCATTTGCTGGAATATTCCTACTAACTCACGACCTGAGTTAATGTTATATTCCATTCCAGCATTTTGATACAAATACTGTTTTAAATCAGCAAGATGTTTTGCAACATCTCCTTTCATTGACTGAAGATAATTATGATCAATATATACTGGTGTATTTTCAAGTCGCATCAAAGGATATAAAACTTCGTTGTCTAACTTACCTGCTGCACCAGATTCAGCATAGTATTTTTCTGTTTTAAAGAATAGGTGATATGTGCCGAGAGCATCAATACAGGCATATCTATATCCCTGTTCTGCTGGAATATAACCAAAATTTGTTTCATCTCCCATTGTGTCTGCAAATGTTGGAGGATTCCATCCAAGAAAGTGCTTTTCTGACTTTTTCAATGATGGCATCGGTACATTGGTATCAGCCAACCAAACTGAACATTGAACATCGAAGTATTTAGTCTTTGATAGATCGAATCTGTAAATCTTTTCATCTGACTCCGGAGTATAATCATACTTCTCTGGAGTCATTGCTTCAAGGAACCGCATATCGAATCTTGCATTGTATAGCATGTGCAATCTTGATTTACATAGCATGGCATAAAGAACTTTTAATCCTTTATAACCAATATGAAAATCAGGGTGCGTAAGCGGAACATAGTAGCCATTATGACCATCTTGCGTAAATGAATACCCTACTATTCTACCTTCAGTGAGATCACCTGTTCTCTTTCCCTTCTCAGGAGAAAGATCGCTGGTTTCAGTGTCCCATGCAAAGAATGAATCTGTCTTAAATTCATTATCATAAAAATTCTTTAACTCTTCATATGAATGAATCAGATGATAGTTTAATTTATATACTTCCTCAAAATTTTCGAGGACAGGGACAGCTGGAACAAAATGTTCGTATGATCCCTTTTTATTTTTATCTTCAGACTCATCTTTATTTTTTCTCGGTGCCATATTTCTTATAACTCCTAATTGGCTAAAAGACGTAATTGCAGTAACTTTATCTTCAGCATTACAGTATAATATATACAATAAAACCCTGATAGAATTAACTATCAGGGTTTAACAATTCAATCAATCAGTCAATTTTACTGTTTAAAACATATCTGAATCATTTATCATTGATGATAAATTACATTTCTTTTTATTAGGTATTTTCTTAGTAGTACTAATAACAGATGTCTTACTATAATTAAAGAATGTAATCTGATCTGGTGATATACATAGTGGAGTACTTTCAACTGTATAAGGCTTACCTGATGAAGTTTCAATAAAAGTTGAATTTGATTTTCTTATGTATATATTATCTTTATAGAATTTCTTTGTACAATCTGCTATCACAAATATAAGCTTACAATCATCTGATGATATACACATATTTATAAATGAATTAATGTAATCATTAATATTTGGAGAATTGTCATAACCAAGAAGTTTAATTACTACAACCTGGCTAATTAGTGCCTGAGGGTGCACTATTGACTTTGTATTACATCTCATTGCATGCCATGATTGATATATCTTTGAATCGTCTAGTACAGTTGGAGCAACTAATTTCTTTGATAGCATATATGTTAATGGGTATGCACACCAGTTAGACGCATCAATGTCACCAATTGCTACAATCTTGTTGCTAGGCTCTAGACTCAGAAGTAAATCTTTATCTTCATCAGATAATCTACGAATATTACTCGTAAGCAGATCTCTATATAAAATTGCAATTCTATTTATATTAAATGACTTATTATTTTCTATAGTCATCTTTCTAACTCCAATGATGTCGTAATTATTATATTATATAATTACATCATTGATTTATTACATTTAACTTTATCTTTGAATATCCGCACGTAAAAGTAGTATAATCATGAGATGTGTATGAATGTTCTAAAACATCACTATAGTCTAAAGAGTGCATATAGTTGTAATTTACATAGAAATATATTCTAAATAAATTACTTCGTAAATAAATTTACTGGCGTACTACACACCTCTATCCCATATTCTATAAAGACGTTTGGGATTTCTTTTCTAAGAATATTTAGCGCACCATTTAGATCAGCATTTATTAATCTGCCATCGTAAGATCTAAATAGTCCTCGTTTAATTCGTTTTCCTTTATATGTTTCATGTTTGCGAATTTCTTCATCGTCTAAAAATGAGCATTTACTAGTGTATGATTCTTCACGAACTACAACTTCAATGCCTTCAAGTTTAGATTTATAAGTAACCATGTGAATAAACATATTGAAAGGAATTTGAACAAATTTCTGATTGTTTGATTTACCTAAATCAATGTCTTGTTTCCAATTCTTATTGTGTCCTATTACGATTTTAGACACGTCATTAGAAACTAAATGATTCACCAATTTTCGGCTTGCTTTGTGGATGTAGTCTTTTACTTTGTTATTTCTTTTCTGCGTTAGCTTTCTAATTTTGTCAGCATTTACATTTCTGTTCTTGCAAAGACCCTGCTTTGATTTTAGATTAGCTAATTCTTTATTATAGAATTGGTTGATTGACTTCAAAGGCCTGCCACTTACTAATATCGGAGCAATTTTATTTCCTCCGACTGCTGCCAAGTTATTAAGACCAATGTCGATTCCTACATAATTACCGTTGTCATAATGCTGCTTCTCATCAACGTTATATATAACTTCAATAATAAATAATGCGTTCTTAGGTATGACTCTTATCTGTCTAACATCTGTATGAATCAACTTTATTCTGCTACTACAACCACTAAGTTTCAGATAGCCAAGTTTCAATTCTTTTCCTGATATAGCCTGATTTGTAAACGTTAGCATATATCTCGAATTCTTTTCTAGGTATCTAGGTATTGAAACTTTGTGATTTACTTTCTTTGACTTTAAAGAAGCAAAGAATGATCTGAAATTCTGGTCTACCTGTTTAACAACCCACTGCGCAACTTTTGCTGGTAAAGAAGTATAGTCGATTTGTTTTTCTTTTGTGAGTTGACCGACATTAGCGTAATAATTCAGATATTCTTTTGTATTGAAGTAATGCTGTCGTATTCTATAAAGTGCTTGATTATACAGATTCTTAGACAGAAAGCACATCTGATCTAATTCGCTATATAGCGAATTAGACTTCTTTATGATATGTCTCTCTGTTAATAACATGTTAAGATTCCTTTTCGATATCTTTAATAGCCTATTTTACTTTTAACTTTAATCTCTTACTTTTACGAAGACCGTAAATTCTTGCAGAGAAGCAATGTATTATTAAGATTAAGTCCTGTGTAATGTCTTCATCTTCTTCTTTAGCCTCGTTAATTACTTCGATTCTATTACCTGTTAATAATTGAATGTAATTAAAGCCAAAACGTGTTAGACGATCTTTGTGTTCTACTATGATTTTATCGTACTTGTCATCTTTTAGAATTTTTGAAAGTTGTTTACGATTGTCATTTAAACCAGAACCAAATTCTTTCACAACTTGTTTTATCTTGTACCCTTTAGCGATGGCATATGCCTCTAATCGCTTTGCAGTAGATGATCGGCAACCACATGATTTTGTGTGACCACGAATAACACGTTTGTATGGAATATCTTTTACATTACCACATGTACACTTACATCTGAATACAACAAAATTATTATCGTCTCTAAGTACATCTAGCACTTCTAACGAATCGAATATTTTGCCAATGTATTCACTTTTAAGAATGTCTATATTAATTCTGTTCATGATTATTAAGTAATAAGTGGGTAAATAAAATCCCTATTGCATATATAAATATACACAATAGGGATTTAAAATTTAATTGATGATATTATTAGGTGTTAGCCATAGCCTCTTCAATAGTAGTTGAAGATGAGTAAATTACGTAAGATAAATCAAATATTTCCGCCGACTGGTAGAAAATCACACGAATAATTCCATTTATCTTGCGGTTCGCAATCTCCTCACGTGATGTTGTATCTTCACCCATTTGAACCATATACTCGCTAAGAGCATTTGACGAAACTAATGGATCAAGAATATACTGAGAAACATATGTCTTCCACTTATCCCATAGAACAAGACTATTAATAGAGAACTTAAGTGTCTCTGTGTATTCATCAATTTCGCTACGAATCCAAACAAGCAAGCGAGCAATATGAGCTGCATTAAGATCTGTATATCCAGCGTTTAGAGTTTCATTTCCGAAAATCTGAACACCTCTTGTGCCAGTGTCCCAAATAGGATTAATTCTATACTGTACTAACTGATCTCTTTCAAGCTTTGTTTTTGGATTCTGTAAAACTTCTACTGTATCTGGAAGCACGCCACCTTGATCTCCAGCTACTGGGAACTGAACGCCTCGATTTCGCCATGAAGTTAGAATATTATTCATTACAAGATTTGTAGGAGCGACTTTAACTTTTACATTACGCGCTGAGCCATTTACAATCTTTGTGCATGTCATCTCTAACCATGACCAGTACATCTCTAAATAGAAACTCTGTGTTGCGTAATCTTCAGTATCTGTTTGACCATATTCCCAAAGATCTACAAAGTCACCTTGTGAAGCAACCCAATTACATGCATCTGTCATCTCCATTGGAGTTAAATCGCCATATTCTTTATAGTATGGAGTTGAAAGAATCACCGTAGTGTCTTTGCGCTCACTCGCTATTTCTTTCATATAATAATGAAGTGTACGACGATCTTCGTAGTTTAAAGCATATAAACCTGTAAGAGGATCGCTACTATTAGAACGTGTATTTACTGGACAAACAAGATCTGCCATTAAACGGCCATTATATTTCTTGTCTTTGTACTGGTTTAATGCATTCACGTAATTAGTAACATTAACTACAAATGAAGGATTGCTTATAGTAACAGGACCGATAACTGGGAATGGGCTTGGTGATAATCCACCATCAGCAACTGAATAATCATGTAAAATTTTAACTGCTAATGAATTTAAACCATCTTCTTTTACTGCACATGCATTTGCTGTAGAAGGATCCATTAGTTCAAATCTAATTACTGTACCTAGAGCAGAGTTTAAATTATTTACAATTGACTGATTTGTTACTGTAGGATCACTAATCTTAATTCTTGAAGAGGCAAGAACACTATTGTTAACATCTTTAACCGTTACATTAAGATAATATACATTTAATGAGTATGGCTTTGTTTTAGTTAGTTCACAATTAAATTGTAAGTCTTCAGCCATTGAAGAGTATGCTACCATACAATGCTCAGCACGAGCTGCCGATTTAACTACTAAGATGTGACCACTAGTGAGAGCATCACGTAAAGTAACGGTAACAGACCAAGTACCGTCTAAATCCTGAGACCACACTACGTTTTCTGGCTCAACTGGTGTTTCTACTGTTGGGCTATCTGAATCATTTACATCTGCAAATGATGTAATTACATAACGAGATGAAAGTTTTGTAGCGGTATATTTCTTTGTATCTGTAGAATCTACAGCAAGAGGAATATTCTCTACACCCCATGACTCATCGATAGCGCCTTCAACTGAAATATTAGTAGGTTCTGGAATTACACCACTGTCAGGTAAATTTAGTGTAATAACTAAGTCAAATGTACTAATACCATTTACGAAGTGTTCTTCGCACTTATATGTAAAATAGTCTGTGTAATCAATATTGCCTACATACGCCGCTGGCATATCCGCTGAGTTAGTTATTACATCGTCTGGCTCACCTTCAACTTCACTTTTAACTGTAAATGGTAAAGTATAGAATGAGCTAGCTTCTAAGTCTGGTGTTAAAGAGTCTGTATTAGTAGATCCTGTAACTCGCTTAATGACATATTTATTACGTAAACCAGTAATTTTCCACTCGCCACTCTCTGGTACTGGATGATGATCACTCAGGTCTTCTTCTGTATCTCTAAGCTGATCATTTACAAATGGAAATTCATATACACCTGCATCACCTGAATCAACTTTTGCAACCCAACAAGTTCCACCATTTGCAACTAACTGCATAATACTATAAAGATCAACATATTTCTCAGGGTCAATACGAGGATCACCAAAGTTAGCAATTAGAGTATCAACATCACGAACTAAAATTGGATCATATTGATTTGTTACTGAGTTTTTCTGCACTCTTGAAATCGGAGTAATGCATGCAAATAAGCCATTAAATGAGGCTATATTTGGCACTACTGATTCGTCTTTTACACGTGATTTTACATGCGCACTCTCACGACTATCTATTTTTATCATATGCTTTACTCCTTAAATGTAAAGTCTAAGAATTCTTAAGAATTGTTAATAGATCAAAATATTTAAGTTTACATTTTTTATAATCATTATAATATTGACTAAAATCAACACCTATCTCATGTGTTCTAAGATCTTCTGAAAAAATATTCTTTTCTTCATTTGAAAGATTTTGCCATATAGCAGAAAACACGTGAGATACTGTAAATGGAACTATGCCTAATGTGAGCAAATGATGTGGTTTATATAGTTTATTTTCAGCAAAACAAAATATATGCTCATTATGCTCTTCTTTATAGAACTTTGCGGCTGGAGAGTTTGTATTATCATGAAATGGGCAATAACATGGATGAGTTATCATTGGCCAACTAGTTCCAATATATGACAATAAGTATTCAAATGTGCAAAAATAATCTATGACATTTAGCTCTAACTTTGTATTACTAAGTAACTCATTTGACATGTCCATATTACTACTCTTCACTATAAATAGATATAAATAAAACGTCTAACTTTATTAGACGTTTTTAATTGTTATAAACCAAATATATCGTCGTCAGACTCACTAGATAAGTATATACTTGTGCCTGCTGGTTTCTGTGCAATATTACATGATGACAACGAGTCTATTAAATCTACTGATAATTCTGACTCATCAACTGAGGCATCTCCACCAAACTTATATACTTCTGGTTCAATATCGACAGGTGTTGGTAATACATTGTTTCCGTATCGTGTTTTAAGAAGTTGTACATAAGCCTGATTAGCGCTTTTCATATCGTCATTTGCAAATACAGTCATTACAATAGATGAAAATCGTTCAAGCTCATTTGAGTCTGATAATGCAGTTAGTCTATAGCCTTCAACCTGTGTGTTAAGTGATTTGTTTTTATCACCTGGGCGATTTATCATTGACAATTTTTTGAAGGATGCAAATGCTTCTTTATAGCCTGAACGATTTGTTTGAGCAACTAGCACAGTTGCAACTTGTCTTTTTTTACCATCTTTTTTTCTAAAGTCAACAGTCAATTCACCAAAAAATGAAACATACTTATTGATAATCGCACCTGTATTATTACCATTGTATAATGGGCTTCTTAAAGCAAGTTCGCCAACGTGATCTACAAAGATTGCATCAATAGGCATTTCATCGTCAATGCTATATAGTAAATCTACAAATTCACTTTCACTATATGTCTTAAAACATGATCTATCAATAATCTTAAATCTAGGCTCAATAACTTTACGGTACTCAGGCTCTAATACATCACATAAAAAGTTAAGCTCATCTTCGTCTAATTTATTCTGCATTATCTTTTTAAGCTGAAGTGGATGATATCCCATTCTTGTAAAGCGACTATCATTTGAAAATAAACTTAATGCAGAATATTCAAGCTGTTCTTTTGAAACTTCTAATGAAATATATGCAATATTTTTACCTTCAAGAACATTTTTAACTGCTATATTAGTAGACCATGTAGTTTTAAATGAACCACTAAATCCAGCAAGAGTAGCCATTGCTCCTTTTGGAATTGAGCCTATCTCATCGTCTATCTGATCTACAAATGTTTTTAGACCAGATCGATCTTTCATACTTCTAGTGTATCTTTCACGAAAAGAAAGATTCTCTTCTACAATGTCATTATCAAATGATGTCTGTTTGCGAACAGCCTCTGCCATTTCTGGTGTAATGCCATTCACTGCAGCATCAGCAGCCATCTTATGTAGTAGTTTTGATTTATGAATATTTTGATGTTTTGTTATAAATTGTTTTCTATAATAGCGCAAATCTACTATAGAAAATGGCTCTACTTCTGTTAGCTGGTATCTGTATTGTGGAAACTTAGAAAGAAATATTGTCTCTGTAGGAAATTCTTTATTTGAATTATATTCTCTTTCTAAAAACTTAAATATATCTTGCTCATCACTTGAGAGAGTCTGAATGTTATCTTTTGATAGTATAGTTTGAAGTTCAGCGTAAAACTCAATGTTACTTTGTCCGAGTAGAGATTTAACAATTTGAATCATTATATCACCTTGAATATGGGCATAAAAAATTATGTAATGGTAAATTACCATTACATAATAATATACACTAGATATTCTAGAAATAAATTAGTTTATTATCAGCGTTAAACTTAATTTCTCCAGGTGCACTCTTACTATCTAAGTTAGATCCTTCATATTCAAGATTTTTAGCCTTAATTTGTTTCTCAATAAAATTGCAGATAGCTTGATACTTATCATACATTGATTGATCACCAGCGCATTTAAATACCTTATTAAGGTATTTACTCATCTCATCAGATAGTTTATCTTCATCATAATAGCTATCTCTGCTAGTGGCATCCTGATACTTAATATATGCTTTAACTAAGCCAGATAAAGCGCCACTTGTAATATCACCAGTTACATTATAAACATACTGCATTACAAGATTAGCACTTGTCTTGTTAGTCTCGCCGTTAATTGGAGCAATTGCAATAGTAACGTTTAATTTATGAGCGTTAACAGAAGCATTTGATCTTGAACTTAAGCCAGAGTCGAATCCGTACTGACAGTGACCAATAAATGATGGAGTGTGTTTATCAGCATCTACATCTGTGTGATAAAAAGTAGTAATACTCAATGGAACCAATCCATCTGATTCAAGACCTTCACTTGCAATTAAATACGCTTTTTTAAAATCTTTTGATTTAATAGCACTTACAGCGGCTTCAACTTTTGATCCAACTCTTGCGTCAAACTGAATTACCCAATCTGAATGACCTTCGTTAGTGAGCTTAACTCTAACGTTTCTTATTGTGCCAGGTCTAAATGTATCATTACCTGTAACTCCATCCTCGTATATACGCTGCATATTCATAAATGAATCGAATATTGAATAAGAATAGCTTTCATTACCTTTTTTATCTGCGCTCTGATCAGTTGACTCTTTATTCTCTTGGTTTTCGTTTTCACCACCTGTAACTTCTACAGAACCATACTTAATAACAGCTTTTGAAGGCCCATTTAGAAAGCACGTCTTAAGAACTTTACCTTTATCAGATTTTCTATCTTCATATGAGTTAATCTTATATTCAGAAAACTTTTCATTAGACATAAGCTATCTCTTTCTATTCCATAACAGATTATTCTTTAATGTTTTAATATCTGAATAATCTATGTCAACATAATTACAATCGCAATTCTCAAGCGTACCTATAGAATCATCGCCAAGTAGTATCTTAATTAAGCCAATACGCTTTTTAAACAATTCTACCTTGTACTCATCTATTGTGTTACTAACAGTTATAAAGTAAATATTCTGCTTATCATATGTTGTGTCTGCGCGACAAATTCTCCCGCACAACTGCACCAGCTTCCCGCACGACCACGGAAGATGGAAACATATAATATTATTAGCTCTCTGAAGATTTCGTGACTGTGATGCAGCTTGACTACATAATATAATTTCTTTTAGTCCTAAATTAGATTCAATAGCAGCTCTAGTCTCTTCTTTTTCAGCGCCAGTTAGACGATATATGGTTTTAAAGCCAATATCATCTTTGTGATCTAATAAAATCTTCTCTGCCAAGTCAAGAGAATCTTTATATTCAAAATAAATTAAAGTAGATTCATTTCTATCAATTATCTCTTTAACAGTTGATATTAAAAGTTGCATCTTATTAGAAATATGGTCTTTATTCTTTTCTATCAAAGAACTATCCGACGAGTCACATATTCTCTGAAGGTCATGTAATCTACTTCCAAAATCTTTCTCTTCAATAGGATTGGCTTCTTCTGATTTTTTCTTTGATTTAGATTTTGCTTTTACTTTCTCAGGATGGTATAATACATCAAATAAACCAGATGCAGCTAATTTATACGGTTTTTCACTACTCTCATCTAGATTGCATTCTTTAAATTCAAAGTTTACGTTATAATGTATACATCCTTTAATAATAAGCTTGTCAAGAAGTTCATTAAGCTCTTGCATATTCTTAAAGCCAACTATCTCAATAACTTTTCTCTGAATATGAGCCCCGCTTCTTGATTTCATATGTATTACATTTTCTTTCGTAATACAATACCTAGCACGAAATCTAAACCAAGAAACAAATATTGAAGGATATACGAAGTGTAATACGTTAAATAAGCCCTCAATATCATTTAATAAAGGTGTTGCTGTCATCGCATATATTCTTTTACAGTAACAGCGTACTTCCCATGCAGCTCTACAGAACACTGATTCAGGATTCTGTAATGAGTGTGCTTCATCTATCACGAGATGACATGTATTTGTATTAGCAAGAGATACAAGATCTTCTACATACTTATTAACAAGAGTATTCTCTATAAAAATGTAGCGATGCTTAACCATATCTGAATATGAATACTTTTTTGAAGTATCTGCTGTAATGAGATAGTATGGCAATCCCATTCGCGTCTTCATTTCTTTCTCAAAAGCAGCTCTTGCTGACTTTGGAATCATAAAGATGCATTTATCATTATTATCTTTTAATAAATGATACTTCACAAAATGTAAAACACAAAGCGATTTTCCACAGCCCGGACTTAGTGCGAGTATCGCCATCTTCATCTGCGACATTCTATCTACAGACATCTTCTGTAATTCATTTAATACATAATTATCTGACATAAAATTTCCTATATTAAAAACTTTTCAAAGTTTAATATCAATTCAATATCTACATATTGTAACCCACTAATATAGGAGATATTATATGAGTAGCAAAACAACAGATACTGAAAATAGAACAAACGTCAATGTCTCAAAAGAGTTTAGAGACAAAATGCAAAAAGCGACTTCTTTGTATTACATTAAAACTGGAAAGAAAATTACAATTGGCAATGCTGTTGAAGCGATTATAGATGGTTGTGATGAAACACTTTTAAATATATACAAAGAATCCTGCAAACTTGCAAATTCAATGGAGAAGTAGAGATGAATCAGAAAGAATGGAAAACATCTGGCAAATTTCCTGGTAAATATAAATGGTATAATCAAACAAGAAAATTTCAAAGATCTTTGTGTTACGAATCAGATCCTAACGCTAATATAATCCATCATCTTAGAGATACAGAAGAGCAAAGAAATTATAATGATACTCATTACGAGTATTGGGGATTCAATGAAGATGGTACTTTTGAGTATGGTAAATATGTAGTCTTTGTAACTGAAGAGTGGCATAATAATTATCACGCACATTCAGAAGAAACTAAAAGTAAAATACGTAAAGCCCATGAACAATATTGGACTGAAGAAAATAGAATGCTATGGAGTGTTCAGATGTCTGGTGAAGGTAATGGGTTTTGTGGAAAACACCATAGTGATGAAACCAAAACACTTATAAGTAAAAATAGATCTGGAAAATGTGTGGGTGAAGATCACCCATTTTACGGAAAGCATCATACTGACGAATCTCGTAAGAAAATGAGTGATGCTCTATCTGGAAACAAACATCCTAGATTTGGTAAGTACGGTAAAAATAACCCTATATACGGAAGAAAGCAATCTGAAGAAGCTAAAAAGAAAATAAGTGAAGGTAATAAAGGTAAATGTGCTGGAGAAAAGCATCCATTTTATGGAAAACCAGCTTGGAATAGAGGGAAGAATATGTCTGATGAGTCTAAAGAAAAGATGAGCACTATTGCAAAGCCTAAATTTGCAGAAATGTCAGTTTACTGCAAAGAATATTGTAAAAATGGAGGCACTATCAAGTGGCAACAATTTCAAAAGTATTTCAATGAATATAAAAGATTATCAGTAAATCACTCTACAGGTGATTTCATTAAATGGATAAATAACTACGAATTGACTTAGCGCGAGTATCGCGGCGTTCATTTTAGACATTCTATCGATCGACATTCGTTGGAGTTCATTTAATACATAATTATCTGACATAATAACCTACTTAACTACATAAAGAAAAACCCATAATGGAATATACACCATTATGGGCAAGTGTTTAATTATGTTAGATATTTGAACTATAATGTATTTAGATACTCAATCTTTGACTTAAGAAAATCACCCAGCTCAACTTCAGGATATTGGTAATCACAATGAAGCGGATCCGTTATGACATTAAGTTTCATAATGTCAAAGTTTGTACTGAATAATTTGTAAGCATCAATTAACTTATCAACCCACTTCTTTTCACTATCATTAAAATTTAATGATATATTTTTAAGCTGTTCAATTGAAGGGCATTCCCCATTATAGTCAAGTAAGCTAACTATCCTTGCAGCCAGTTTTCTTGGGAACCTTATCACCGGTGGCTTCAATGTATCACTTGCATCGCCAGCTATAGCTCTAAAAATTGGTAACTTTCTTGGTTCAATTTCAAAGAACTTATCTGCATATTCTGCTTTATAAGATTCTTCTGTTGTAATCAAACCCTTAAAAGATTCAATTACAGTGTCTTTGTTAAGTGACTGTAACAAATCTTTATCACCTGACAAAATCTTTTTCCTACCCTCTAATGTACGCGATAGCGTAAATATAATTTCATCTGATTCATAGTCATTATTATAATATACTTTAATACGATCATTATTTAATAAATGAATAAATGACGATAAGCCAGCATAAACATTATATCCGCCTTCTTGTTTACGACCAGATTTATAATCTTCTTTTAATAAACGACGTCCTTTAGGATTCGCCCCATCAAGACACAAGTGCACACGTGAATCTTCTCTAGCTAATAGTGACCCAAGCTTTTTACAAAGATAATGTAATTCTGCAAATTCAGAGTATACATGTTGCATTGCAAAAAAGCCTCTATATAGTAACCAACTTACATCAACTAAATAGTGTATCATAATATAATCCTTATAGTTCAATCACAGTTGGTAGATAAGCAACATCGTAATCTTCATCTAATATGGAAACATTATAAACTCTTGCAATGTTTCCATTATTTAGTATAGTTTGATGTTCACCATGAGATCCAGTATGAATATGCCCGCATATATTTAGTTCTATATTAGATTCTAATATTCTAACAAGAAGTTCTTTTGAGCCAAGCTCTTTATTAAATCTGCTAACATATCCAACATCATCTATCATCGGCGGTTGATGAGTGATTAAAATATCAGTGTCATCATCAAACTCATAAGTTTGATTATGCTGCTTTGAAAAAGCCCAACCATTTGGTGACTCATTATTTGGATTACCATAAAATTTCTTACCATCAATTATGATTGAACTATGACATAAATAATGCACCTTATCAATCATTCTGTGACGTACTAAAATTCTATCAAGCTCATCTTCAAAGAAATTATATGTACCGGCAAAGTCATGATTTCCTGGAATAACTACGACATGATCTGTCTTTAATGATTTCATCCATGGTACAAATCGTTTATCCAACCAATGTAAAACAGACACACAGTCTTGTTGGCAATATAAAGGAGACCAGTCTCCGGCAATTACAACAGCATCACATTTATCTCTTATATTTATTAAATTACCATGAAGATCTGAGATAGCAATAATTTTCATATAAGCTCCAAAATAAAATAGGGTATAGCATAATAACTATACCCTATATACACTATAATAAATATGTGTTGAATTATTTAGCACCCTGAACTACTTCTTCATGGTAACGGTCAACAGATAATTCTAATGTAACTGTCTGTGCGTTAGCACTATCGAATGAAAAAGACTCACCCATTCCAAATGATCTAGGCCATACTCCCTCAAGAGTCCATTTACGAATAATTGAACAGTCTGGAGAATACATATAAAGGGTTCCACTAGCTTTATACTGACTTACTAAACCCATTAACTTTGTATCATAATCAAATACTTTATTATACCATTTCTGTAGTGTGTTAACTTGATCACGACCAATTGTATCATAGACTGTAATTGTAAGATCGTCGTAAGTAGGAGCTGCGGCTACTTTAACGGTGTCATTACCATGTTTTAATGGAATAGCCTCTGATGAAATTTTTGGTGTAGAGACATCCTTTGTTGATAAGCGGATGTGTTCTGCTACATCTGCACCTTCACCAGAAAGAATCTTATCTAGATCAAGTACTATTTCAAAGTGGTTAGTACGCTGTACTTCAAAATTTGTTTGAGTTGCAAAATGCCCAGCATGGGTATACTCTTTACCGGCAACTTCTGCCATAATAACCCTCCATTATATAACAAAATCTATTGCGATACTCTCAGCAACGCGAGAGAATAATAATATTACATTTATATTAACTGTTTGATAATTGATAGTGTATGATATATCATAGTCTGAAATTATACCATGTGATTTAAAATCATCAAGTATATTAAATTTAATATTATCCACACAGCTATCAATATTAAACATTGTATTTAATATAAACTTCTTAGTATCAAGATAATCTCTTATTAGTTTTCTTAATCTAACAAAGTTTCTTGATACGTGGCTAAATCGTAAATTAGGTAAATTAGATAATGACCTATCGCCATATACTGATGGTGATCCTATATCAAAAAGCACCATTGAGTTACATTTTAAATCTTTAAGTTTAGAAGCAGAACTTTCTGTTAATACTAATTTTACACTATCATTAGAGATATTCAGATCAATAAAATTATTCGTTATATAAGCAGAACTAGTTATCATAAGATTGTAAAATGATAGCAATGCTGCAGAATATTCTACTTTTCTATTATGCGAATCTACTAATGAGCAGTCAACAAAATCAGTAGCGTAGCCATAAAATAAATCACAGTTAAAATTGCTATTTAGCTGTAGTGCTTCTCTAAATTTGCCACTCTGTGATAAAAGCTGAATTGTAGAGCTCACTGTTAAATCTGGTGCGTTAATAAATAGATATGTATTACAGTCTTCATTAAATGCATCTAATAAATGATTATAAATCGCTATCTGTGACTCTGATTCAAGCTGTGTCGTTGAAAATCCTGTCAATATATCATCAGTAATATGTGGCTGTAGTTTAATCATTCTACCCATACATAGCATTAACGGCTCTACAGAAAGATTGCTAAGTCTATCTATTGCTTTCATATATGATGATAAAGTGACTGTCTCTTCATCAAAATCATACATATAATCGCTTGTATGAATGTTATAACGATAATCATCAGTATATATAAAATTAGAATCTCTGTATATAGTAATTTCTGACTCTGAAGTTGATCTTAATAGTATACTGAGTTTATCGTTATTAGCCTTCTTTATTAGCTCAGATGCAAGTGTTCTATTATTATTTCCAGAATACAATATCTTTAATTCAAATCCGTTACTTTTAAAGTCACGTATTATATCTTCATCAGTGACTGAGTTTGCATCAAAAACAAATTCAATTGTATTATATAGTCTTGAACTATGTAATAGATTAATATCACTAATCTCTTTTTTAGTAAATCTGTCTAAGTAATACAAATTAACATATAGATGAAGTCTATGACTTTCATCTGTTAACTCTATTGTTTGTATTATAGGCTGGATAAATTTCATTTCATGTTTTAATTTATAGCCAACTACCTCAAAGCCATTTTCTATAAAGTAAAACTCTGTATATCCGTTATAATGAATACTATCAAAGCCATCTGTATTGTTGTACATATCGTAAACTGATGATATGTACATTGGAACACCTCTTCTAATAAGATCATAGGCTAATACAAGATCTGCATACAAAGAAGGGTCAATAAAAGGGTCACCAAACTTCTCTTCTAATTCATCTGTAGATTTAATAAGATCATACTCAACTTTATTTTTAGGAGTATGACATATAAGAGCACCTATGTTAGATTCATTTATCAAAAAGTTGTTTTTAACATTTATTATTGTCATGGGTTGCTCTCCTGAGAGTCACTTGGCGGAATCTCAAATCTAAGTACAAAACTATCTGGACCAAATTTAGAGTATATCGTCAATAGTTTACCAGAGTTAATTGCATCAATAAACTCTTCTAAGCTGCTAAAGCCTAAACTTTTATAATAAGCTTCAAGATTACTATAGCCAGATTCATTAAGCTTATTTAAAAACATATCAGATAGTATATAGTCTTCTAAAGATTCAAATCCAAGCTCTCCAATATACTTTGGTACTACTTTTGATGATATATTACACTTTTCTAGTGACTTTGATTTATATTTACGATAAATATAAGCGTTTATCTTTGCAGTTATCGTAGCTCTGTATAACGCATTACCAGAATCAAAGTTTTCAAGATCAGATGTATCTTCTATCTCTTCTATTAATAAATGGCAGGCTTGTGATTTTACTAATTTATCTCTAGATCCATCTGATTTAAAATTATAAAAGCCAATATACGGTATTGTAAAAAGGTTTTCTTGTAATTCAACAAGAAGAGTATCAAAGTTATCACGTTCAAGAGATATAACGTCTATATAATAGGTTAAATCAAAAGTAGAATTAACAACAGATACAGCGTCATTATGTCCAGTGTTTATTATCTGTATAGCAAGTTCAGGATCATAGTTCTGTAATATCTTATGGCCTATGCCAGAATCTGCTGTTAAATAAGTCTGACCTGATTTTGCTCTTGACCATGAGTTATACTCTTTTGAGAAGATTGGACAGTTCGTTCTTCTAACTACTATAATAGGAAACTCAACATCTTTACCATCTAAAATCTTTTTGTTTCGTATTTCTTGAAGTGGAAGATTTGGCCTCATTACAAAATGAGTATTATCATAAAATGTCTTTATTCTATCAACTACGGCAAGATCATAATCTCTAATGTCAAGCATATCTTACCTCATTCAAATTCTTCTCTTGTAGTTACAAGGAAATTAGTTTTCATTTGTTTTTCTTCTCGTGGTCTATTAGGCTCATCTTTATATGATATTAGTCTCAAAACGTAATGTACACCTAATAAATATACGCTATTTACTTCTCTTATCTGATAGGTGTCACCGTTACATAATCTAATAACATTAAATTCACGAAGGTTATACTTATTACCACAAAGTTCAATTGGTGCGATAGCTAATATAGATTCTCTATTTACATCAAGAGTATTCCACTTAAGATTTGCTAATAGTCTTGTATCAACATACTCCTGTAATAAAATCTTATATGGTACTCCTTGCTTTAATATTCTATCATCTAAATACATGTTAGAGCTAGAAATATCATAAAGAGTACAATCTATTCCAAACAATTTAAATGCCTCATCTACTATTTTACGAGTCAGGCACATTTCTTTATCTGAAAATAATAATGATGTCATGATCTAGCTCCCTGTGATCTACTATGAGCTTTCTTTTCATGTGAAATCTTTCTTTGTTGTATATAATCGTTCTGAAATCCTCTAAACTTCAAATAAAGTGAATGTATAGAGTTGTTTATATGTTTAAGCTCTTCATACCAGAATCTCTGGCTTAAATCATAAACTATGTAATTAATTAACTTCTGATTTGCAAATCTAATAAGTCTGCCATTTACTAGCTCAATAGAATCTATAACATCTTCTGGTGTATAATAATCTCTTGATTTTTCATCTAGAAAATACTTACGATCTTCGTCGTCTTTTATAAATACTCTACATTTTTTAGCTAATACTTTCTTTACATACTGTAAAAGATATGTATTGAAGTTAATATCATCATACGGAGAAAGAATAGACTTCATTAAAAACTCCTCTATATTGTTTATAAAAATAAAGGGTAGTACTTAAATTTTGATATTAAGTACTACCCTAAATTATTTAATAAATAACACTATTAGCGAGTAAAGCGCTTGCAAAGATTACGACGACGTGACTCTGTAAAACGACGCTCAAGAGCAGCTAGACGCTCTTCTAAAGAACGCTGATATGATTCTTCAGCAGCCTCTTCATCTTCGCTATTTTCTTCCTCAGCTGGCTCTTCTTCTGATTCAGCTTCTGTTGGAGTTTCTTCTTCAGCTGGCTCTTCTTCATCTTCTGCTGGAGTTTCTTCTTCGCTCTCACCGTCAGCAGCGGCAATTACTTTTTCGAAGCGAGTGATAATATCTTCAAGACGAGCTAGTAAAAGATCTGATTCAGAAGCATCATTCTCTGTCTCTGTCTCTTCATTTACTGAATGAACAGCTGATTCATTCATTGCATCTTCTGCTTTTACTTCAGTATCAACAGACTCGTTTTTAGCTTCACGAAGTTTACGCATAATATTCTTAATTTCATCAGTACGACTAATCATAATTAACACCTCTATTTTATTAAAGTTTTAATAAACTATTTATCGAGTAGCATAGAATAAACCAAGTGCAGTTCCGAGCTTCTCTTCAAGAGCTGTCTTCTCAGTGATTCCTTCTTGTTTTAATTCAGATCCATTTGTTTCAACAGGTGAACCGGTTATCTTAATCTTAGATCTAATTTCACCTTCAATACATTTTGTTAAAGCAACAGAGTAATCAAGAATCCAATTGACATAATCTTCAGTCATTGTGTTTATTGAGTTATCTGTTATTGCTTCAACAGTAAATGGAGCATTGCCTCCATCAATATAAAGAGTATCGCCAATAAGACGGAATCCAATAGGATTAAGATCATCTTGAACTGCATCTGTATAATAATTCCAAACAGCCATGTTCTTAATAGATTGAACACTGTTTGTAATATAAAATCCGTAGTTTATAGCCTTATCTATCTTAGCAGTATCTAGATCTGAAGCAGATGTGACTCTAATAACAGCGTATACTCTTTTGTGGCTAAATTTAACTACCTTACCTGATACAGTGAGAACCTCAACATTATTTAGATATGGAATGACTTTGTTTATTGCAAAATCTATTTGCTTTGATATCATGTCATCTGTAATCGCTAAATCAATTACTGGGTAGCCAAGTCTAACTTTTACGTTCTCAAGTATCTGGTTTCTATTAAACATTGCTATGTTCCTGTAAGAAAGTAATCAACTCGTCTTTCTTTAGACGACATGATTTACTCGTGATGCGCTTATACTCATTCTTTAAATCATTATATGACATTGAAGCGTAGTCAGATTTGATATCTTCTTGTTCAAAATTACATGAATCTTCGTCACAGCACGTAACTTTATCTTGTTCAACTAATGTATCTTCAGTTAATGCTTCATTGTCTGCTTCTCTGTGAACTTTTGTGATAGTGTCTTCTGTGTTAGATACTATTTTACACTCAGCATCTTCTTTAGCTTCCTTATCAACTTTTAAACCGAGAGATTTAGCAAGTGCAACATAATCTTTATATTCTAATGTTAAAACATTTTCACCAGCATGTAATCTATAATGTTTTCCATCTAAAGAATGAATAACTGTTGAGCGAACTGCTTTAAGCTTTAAAACTTTCGTGCTCATATATAGCTCCTATTTAAATAAACGTAGTCTTCTGTTAATATATAAACTTTCTAGTCTTGTAACTCGTCTTAATAGACTTTCATAATAATCTTCTTCACTATCAAGTGGATCATTTTCTTCTGCTTCGTCATTATTAGCAACTACATCTTTTAATTGATCTAGTTCTTTATCTGACATAATTTGCTGAGCATTATCTACATCAGTTGTAAGTTCATTCTCAATTTCTTCATCAGACTGTTTAACACTAACTTTTGCTGTAATACCCTTTGCTAAATCAACAACAAGATAGCTATCAACTAAAGAAACAACTGCAGCTAAATTACCAGACTCATCATAAAAAGAAGCTGTTGAATCACCAAAGTCTTCATTCTTTGGCGCTTTCCACCCATAATGATTGCTTAATATGCTTTCTACCTTCTGTAAAATAAATTTTCTGTTATCACGAATAGATTCAACAATCTGTGTATAGCTTTCTTTTTTACTATTTACAAGATCGTTTAATTCGTCAAGTTTATCATCAAACATTCTACCACTCTCCGTTGCTTTATTATTTATATAATCTATTAAAGCATCTTTTGCTTCTTTATCTGTATTAAAACCGTCAGACTTAATTTTAAATCTTTCCATTATACGGTTAGTTAACTCATACGTAACTAATCTACTAACTAGCTTATTAAAATTATTATTTGAAATTTTATTATCTTTTATGTTAGCTTCAGGCAAATCGCTCAAAAGTAAATTGTCATTAAACACTAGCATCTCTAAAACAATAGATGCGTCATTGAATGACGGTGTAATATCAATTGAAAACTCACCTGCTTTACTAAATCTAGTCGGGCATGAGATTGACAATGTATTTTTATTTATTGCTTTAATTGGAAAAAGTAAATTATCTTTAATTATCTCATTCCATATTGCTTCCCAATCTATAGACTTTGACATTTTTATAACCTCCAAAGTATATTTACATTGTAATAGATATAATATAAACCGTAACTCTTATAAGAGTTACGGTTTATTTACTTATCTTCTACAACTTTCATGCCTTCAAGACGATATCCTGTTCTCACAAAGATGTTAGTAAATGACCCTGGATTATACACTGAAATACAATCACCGTTTCGTATTGCTTCCATGACATACTTATGTCTCATTGGCTCTCTATTTTTAAACTCACCAGCATGATGCCATATCTTTCCATTATAATAAGTATCGTTTATCCAATAATTTACGAATGACTGGCCGCCATTAAGCATATATACTTTACCAAGGCCTTTCATAGCATCACTGTCCATCAAATGACTTATTGAACGCTGATCATACTGACGTCTATCACAGTAATACACAATCGATTTAATATCAGGATTATTTTGTATTATATATTTCCATAATTTAGAAGCGCCACCAATTACGCAAATACCCATTTTACAAGCGCCTCTTGCAATCTCACAATCGTAATTGCCTTTTCCAAAATAACTATGGCCGATTAAATAGCACATAAGTGGTTCGTGAGTTTTCTTGTCTTCTAATACGTAAGCTGTTTTAGAATTTCTATATCCAGCTATATTATTTTCATTAAAAAACTGCTTCATCTTTATAGCAGGATATACTTTAACTTCTGTATTTCTTGCATATACACGTTCTGCTAATCCACAATGATATAGCAAAATATTCTTATAAATATTTACTTTATATGGATTATCTAAATCAGGCGGATATATAAAAACACAACGAATACCTTTATTGTGATAAGTCTCCCATCTATTGTAAGAATCAAGTTCACCACTTAGCATATCAGCTAAATGAAAGCATAGATTTTTGTTTCTTATTTCAAGATCATTTTTAGAGTTTATAAAGTAGTCTAAATTGTTTTCTTTAGCCAATTCGATTAAAAATGTAAAATCTTCTATCATAAATACGTTGCCTGCATAAATCAAATACTATAAGTTAAACGGTTTAATTTAATATACACAGTAGTATTATTCTGTGTATATTAAATTTTAAATTTAACCAATTTACTTTACGTGCTTTTGATATGAAACTAAAAGACATTTCAGAATTAAGAGATTTATACGTCGGTAAGACTTTTAACAAACTAACTATTACAGATATCTTAAGATCAGGTAAGAATTGGGTATGCAGATGTAAGTGCGAGTGCGGAGTAGAATGTGAAAAGAATCTAACAAAAGTTATTAGCGGACATACTAAAACTTGTGGCGGACACGTACATAAACTTGAGCAAGCGTCAAGACTGTCTCAACTATATAAAGAGCATCCAGAAATAGGTAAACGTGCTGGAGAAAAAATATCTTTATGGTATAAAGACGAAGAGAATAAGCCCGTTATACAAGAACGCTCTGATAATCATAGAAAATGGTGGGATGAGCACGGTGAACAACGAGAGTTTCAGTCCGATCGTATGATTAAAAAGTTTCTCAAAAATAGACAGTCTGCTGACTATTCAAATCTTATACAGATTATACATCCTAAGTATGTAGACGATCTATTATCAGGAAAGATTAAAAGAGACAATATAGTTGAAACGAAATGCCCATTATGCAATAAATACGGTGAGCATAAGTTTCACGACTTATTCCGTATAGCAAGTAACTCACTTAAGTATAGTCATGCTCTATTGTGTAGTGACTGTCAAAATGAAAAGACATCACATTACGAAATAGAAATAGCAAATTATATAAATTCTTTTTGTAATAACGAGTGTATTAAGAATGACAGGTCAGTACTAAACGGAAAAGAGCTTGATTTATATTATCCAGAAAAGAAAATTGCAATTGAATTTAATGGTGATTATTGGCATTCAGACGCGCATAAGTCTGATGATTATCACTATAACAAGTTCATAGAATGTTATAATAGAGGAATTACACTTATAAGCATTTTTGAAAGTGAGTGGAATTCTAACAAAGATGCTATTAAAAGCTACATTAAAGACTTATTCAATGGCATAGAAAATAAGCTATCATATAAGACAGACTCAGCTATTAATTTAAACTATCCGCCAATTAAGTTTGACATATCTCGATACTACGTTGAGAAAGCTTTCTACAGTATAGGACATAGAAAAGTATATACTTGTGGATACGCTGTTGAGAACTAAATAAAGCAAAACCCTAAGGCGAAAGCCTTAGGGTTTAATTTTACTTATTCATTTATTAGCGAAGATTTGCATCACCGCCAACAATTTTCCCTACACAGTACATTTTTGGATTTAACATCTTGGTACCATAATAGCTGACGAGACCCTGACGACCAACAAAGTCATCGAGCATTACGAGATCTGTCTTTGTAATTGGTAGGAAGTCAGCAACAACAAAGCCAGCATCCATATCGCTACCCTTATAGCCAACAAGGTAAGCATCCTGTGGAACATATGGTGAGTAAATAACTTTAATCTGACCTTCGAGTTCACCAACTACGAAAGCACCATTGTTAGGAAGTGTAGCACCAGCAGCTTTGAAGTGATCTGAGCCTGCGGATTTGATGATATTTAGACCCTGACGGCCGACAACTACCCAATTACCAAATCCACGTTTTGTCTCGAAGTTAATGAGTGATGCACAAGCAAAAATCTCATTAATGAAGCTCATATCGTGATCATGCTGTGAAATATAGGATGTAACAGTACGATCCCATTCACGACGATTACCAGCCTGACGCATTAGGATGCTAATAACCTCATTATCACGTTCCTGACGAATCTCAGCTGTACAAGCGTTAACGAGAGAATCTTCAACGTTGATGCCGTGAGCTTTAGAAAGAGCATATGAAGCATCGAATGAGAAGTTAGCACGAATCTTGTGAGGAACAGCTTTGATCACCTCTGTACGGAGACGAAGCTCAAGATTCATTGAATCTGTAGGAACTTCACTAAGATCCTGGAAATAAGAAATAGCTACTTCATTATCAGCTTGAATTAAAGTGCTGTCTAATTCGATCTCAATTTCGCCAGAAGCTGGTGTAAGAAGTTTAACAGTAGCTAGATTTGCAGCTAGATCCATTTCATGACCGTCTGTATCGATCTCTGAAACTTTCCATGTTACATTACCATTGCTCTTGCATGAACGAATATAGAATGTACGACCTTTTGTCTCATCTTTAAGAGCAAGAGGACTATCAGGATCAACTTTAATTGGAAGATGCTGTACGAAGCCAGCAATCTTAGATTTACCAGTTGTTGTATCGAGAACTGCCTTACCAAGCATTTCGCTATCAATACGCTCACGTGCTACAAACTTACCATCATCAGCACCGCGCATTGCGCCCCACTGATCAATAGCAACTTCACCCTTAATAGCACGACCACGATCCTGACCATAAACATACTGTAAGAAACGAATTATGCCAAGAGGTGAATCGATTGACTGAACAGAAACGATATCATCAATAATCTGGCTTGCGTAAATTGCGCTAACCATATCGATTGAATGCTCTGGGAACCAATCTATTCCGCTGTACTGTGATGAAGGAACGTCGCGACAAACGCTCTCATTCTTCATTGCACTAATTGTACGGAGATCATCTAGAGCATTATTTGTATTGTTAAGAACACGAGCTAATGTATCTTTAGCATCATCACTCATTCCACCACGAATGCTCTCAACAACATTAATTTTATCTTTCCAAGCTTCTAAAACAACTTTATTCATAAGAATTCCTCCTAAATGGTGAACACATTTTTTCTAAGGCAGTATTATCTTTATTAAGTATGCCATTTATATTTATATTTTCATTTAAATGACGCTCTGTATTAAACTTGTTAATACTAATATCATCACTACATATATTAGATATTGAATGCTTTTTATTGGTGCTTTTATTTACTGATCTAGAGCTTGACTCATTAAATTTTTTCGCATCAGAAATAAGATCTTTAACTTCTTTAATTAAAGAAGTTAGCTGCTTTTCATATTTGATATGTTGTAATTTGTTTTCTGATTTATTTAGAGTATCTGATAATCTATCTACTGATTCAAGAATAGCATGAATATCAGCTTTATTCTCTCGCTTACAAATTTCTTTATCAAGTGTACGAATGCGAGATTCAAACACTGGATTTTTAAAAGAACGTAGTGCTGTGACAGATTCTTTTAACTCTTTTGTTGACATTTTGTCTACAGGTTTCGAAACTGAATCAACTTGCTCAAGACGAGCACATTTAAATCCTGGTTCTGGTACAGCATCAAACGTAATAAGTTCGTATGAATTCTCTAATATAACTTCGTGTCCATCTTTCTGAATTGAGTCAGCAACTGCGCGAGCTGAAATACCGAGCTTTGTACCATATTTAACAAGTGTCTCAAGAATTCTTCCAGTTGGCGTATCAAGGATTGCAAAACGGCCCCATAGCATATCACCGTCACCTTCAGGAATCCAGAGTTTTTCAACGGCTAATGCAACTTCAGGATAACTAATATCTACACGGTTCTCAGGGTGACCACCCTCGCCAAGCATTGCACGATTCTTAATTGCTTCCTGCACTGTAGGATTTTTTAATATGCGATCTTCTACTAACTTTCTAGAATAAATTCTGTTATTGCGATTAACAGCGCCAAATTGCATACAAGGGCCGGACATTATACATAATGTGCCAGGCGACTTGCTATTTTCAACAGGCTTCATTTCTGAAACTATTGATTCTGTAAATACTTTCATATGTAGCCTCCAAATATATAAATACTACATTATTACAATCTAAAATAGATATATAAATAAATTGATATAAGTATATAAAACAACAGCGTAGATAATTTATCTACGCTGCTTAATTGTTTATATTATACTATATAATTTTATTAACCTTCACCGCCATCGCCTTCTTCTACAGCTGGAGCCTGAAGTGTAATAACTTTTGTATGTGGATCCATAGCGCGAATGTTGAAACGTGTCTCATTGTGTTTTAGATCTGCATAACGAGCCCAATTGCAGAGAGCATCAACATGAGCTTCACCTACTGGATTAATATAAAAAGCACCATTGCAAAGAGGATCTTCACATGTGCCTGTTGCAACCTGAACACCAACTAACTCAACTGTAGCAACGCCTTTAAGACCTTCAACTGTTAGCTGTAAAGTCGCTGGTTTACCAGTACCATGATCAACATAAGATTTAGTAGCACCGGCAACACCATTTACTAAAACATTAAAACCGGCAAGTTCTGCTTCGTATGGTGCTGTTGTCTTAAGTTCAATACCAGTATCAGCAACACCAGCATTAAATGTTACAAGACGTTTTACATTTGCAGTAAATGTAGCATTAATCTGTGATGGAGTTGTAACTGTAACTGTTTTTGCAAACTTAACATGAGCATTAACAGCAGCATCAACAGCGTTACCTGAACGATGGAGACTGAAAACACCTACTGCTTCTAGTGCTGGATCTGCTTGAAATTTAATTCTAGCCTTACCGTTTGTTACTTCATCATGTAAGAATCGTTTATCTACATCTAATTTTAAATTAAGCATATCTTCCTTCCTTTTAAATTAAGAGTTCTGATAAATGTGTAGTACACCAAAATGAGATTGTTACACAATAATAGATATTATATGCAACTAATCTGTGTGGTCATCATCAATAATAACTTCTTCTGAATTGTTTCCACTATATAATGTAACTGTACCATCAACGAACCAATAACCAAGTGCAGAAATCTCTGATCTACTAATCCATGTATCTGTTACAGTAGGTATACAATATATAGCATTTAATAAGTCATTCGGATCTGTCTTAGTATCACAATAGCATTCAATTATATCATCGCTAATAAGTGGATTAAACACTTGTAATTTAGTTCTAATTATACCGTGATGTGGATCACTGTAGAAGTCTTCGTACGAAATTGGAGTGTCACCATCAATGCTAACATTTTCTAATTCGTCATTTACAAACACTGGTAGTAATGAGTTAATTGATGTATCATACATTGATATACTGTCTAAACTTGGACGAGTTTTTTGCCAACGATTTATTCCGAATAAGCCATTCCAGTAGACGTCGTATTTAGGATCGTACCATACAAGTGGAATGTTATTTTCATCTCTTATAATAGATGGACATAGATTTGATGTTATTCCGTGCTTATATAAGCTATCACCTTCATGTGAATCATCGTACGATCCTATTCTTATAAAGTTATAATCATTAGATATAGTCAAATTAACTATTGAGTTAATATCTTCATATACATATTCATTCTTATCATTGTTATTAAGATATTCATTATAGTTATTATATAGTTTTGAACTATCTATTATCTTTGTCTCACTTCTATAAATAGGAACTGTTTTATCTGTTAAATTAAATAATTCATCGCCTAAATCAAATGACTCATTCCAACGTCTGTCAAGAGAATTATTACCTAGCCAATATGAAGATGACCAGTATGTGCCTGTGTCAGCGTTATACCTAAATTCTTCAGATAAAGGAATATTACTTGATGGCGTAGTACTATTCTTTTTATATAGTGTTAAAATATTTGATGGAGTTGCAGAATAGCCGTAGTATGAAGTTGGCTTATCATTGTCTGGATCACTATCACCATCCCAAATGTAGTATGTATTTGTATCTTCATCTAATCTTACAAGTAAACTTATCTGATTAGATAAATTGTAAAACGTCTTTTGTGAATAACCTGCTGAAGTAGAATTATCATTGATGATAGAATATATACTAGAAAATAAGTCATAAGATAATATCTGATCAAAATACGTTGGTACTAAAGTGTCTTCTGATTTCTTAATATACTTATTATATATTCCATACAATTTAGCTGGAGATGATTCTACTATAGGAACTTCACACTCATAATATGTAACAATCGCTGATAAATCACTATTATCTGTATTTATAGGTATCGCGTAATGAAGCTTATTACTATCAACAGATCTCGGTACTACATATAAGCAATCTGTACTTCCGTCAGTGCTAATAAAATTAGTTTGATCATATTTTATCCAACCAAGACAGCCGGTATACACATAATACTCTTCATTATGCGATGGTGATAAATATGTAAAGTCTTCAGCATCTTCATCTTCTTTATAGCGATATGCTCTAAATATAACTACAGGATCATTGCCAATATATCTTACCATTGACGCCTCTGATCCTGATATAACTCCTTTTTTAGTATCGCTATATTGTATCTTTTCATCAATTGGATGCCAACTCCATGATACAGTATTGTCTGGTGATATATTTGCTACTAAGTAAGAGCCTCTTAGAGTATGATCTCCGCCTGTTATATTTGTTGAATAAGAATATAATATATGCTCTGACTCATTTACATTACTGTTAACGTATAAGCAAAAGCAATACTCTTCATCACTAGCTAAAGATTGTCCACTTAAGAAATCTGCATCATTAGTAAAGTTCCATATCTTGTTATCTTGTATTTCTTTGTACTGATCATAGAAATTATTATCATCAGATAACCCAGTTACATCTTTTATTTCTTTTGTCCAATGAAAATGAAATACGAACCATGCAGTTCTTACAAGATTGTATAAAGAATCAGTATACCAATATTCAGGATCTAATCTCCAAATGACAGAATCACTATAGCCTAGGCATTTGCATCCATATAAAACGCCTAACGCATATGCATACATTGCTTTGTAATCAAATAGCCTATACACTTCGCTATTTGAAAGTCTATTTTCATGAACTTTTATTATTGACTTATTATATGCAGTGATGTCTTTTTTTATCTTGTAAATTGTATCATCACTAACACCTGCATTGAATTCTAATTTATCAATGTCAATGTAATAATCAGGATAGTACTCATTGTCTATCTTTTCAGTTAGCGAAGTATCGTATCCTATATCGTTGAAAATATTATATATAGCTTGTGCCTGTAAATCGCGATAAGACATTTCTGATTTAGTGCGATCAGATAATCTCACTAGAGAATTACTCTTACTTTCTAATAAAGACTTATTTGAGTCACTTTTAAATATAATAGGTACTGTTCTGTCATCACCTGTGCCAGTAATATCATTTAGCAGTAACTTTAATCCATAGCAGTTAAACTTTAAATAGTGCTCATAATCTTCTACACTACCATAACCAGAAAGAAATGAGTATATGTCATCATATATTTCTTCAATGCCTTCAAGAGTTTTAATAGAATCTGTGTCTCTATAATAAGCATTTTTGGATATTTTAATACTATCTGTCTGTGATTTAGATCCTGTTGTTACAGATTCTAAGCCTAAAAGAAATAACAATGTTGGCTCAGCTATCTTCCATTCGTATAAAACAGAATCATAATAGAAAAAGCAGCCATTTCTTGAAGAGTATAGCATGCTGTCCTCCAAATAATGGTTATATAAATAAAAGGAGCTAGACTAGTCTAGCTCCTTTTTATTGATATATTTATTTGTTTAATTTATTTATCATTTTTCTTCTGATATTCAACTACACCTGTATCTGTCTGTATTAAAAAAGAAGGTAACTGTGGTAAATCTACGTTTGGAAACGATTTTTGAGTAGATATATTTCGCAACCTGCTACGATATTCTTTAACTTCTTTTATTTCATCATCAGATAATATAGAATCAATCACCATAAACTTATCTGTTTCATTAAGAAGTTTATTTCTATGTTCTCGTAAAATACTTGATTTATACTCTGTTAAATCACTGATAAGTTCCTCTACTTTTACATTACCTTTTTTAATTTCTTCTAAGATATAGTTACTTATCTCAGATTCGTCCTCTTTGTCTAATGCAATAAAATACCCAAAAGGTTCTCCGTCTTCTAAATCTGAAGAACTAATAATAGCTATAGCCTGGTTTGGATTTACGCCAACTTTTTTTACTTTATGTATCGTTATCTTCATAATAACTCCTTTTAGTTATAACGTAAACAAGGAACATATACATTTGCTGTTGCACCAGCTGCTATTTTAAATCTTAACATAGTGTAATATGTGCCAGAAAAAGTCGAAGTACCATAAGAAGCACTCGTATCATCTACTTTTTCTTCATAAGAATTTATATATAAAAGTGAAGTTGCATTTTCATTAGTTGTAAAGTAGGTTCCACTTGATAATGATGTGCCTCTTGGAACAGTATAAGATGTAGACGAACTCTTATTTGTTATATTTAACTTAAAAAAGTAAAGACCGCCTGCTGATCTACTGAATAAACAGTCTAAATCACCAGTATGATTTATCATTACCCAATATGTACCATCGTAGCGAAACATAACTGTTTCACCTGCATTCCATGAATGTATTGTATCGTTACCTACGTAGGTGCCTTCAACTCTTCTTATAAATTTATAACCTCCTCCAACAACTGTATCATCTGAATTTCTAACTCGAAGTGCTGGAGAATTAATAGTATTACTATTAGTAAATTTAATTAAGATGATCATTCCAGTTGTAAAAGCATCAACATATCTGTTACTATTAGTTGTTAGCTTAACTTCTTTAATTTGTGTAACTGCTTCAGAAGAGCATTCACCATACGGTATACCAAAATTTTGTGCATATACGTTGTTAGCAAATACACTAGTAGTTGGATTTGCTCCACGTCCTATATAGTCACACACTATATCTTTGCACATCAAATTTCCATTATGATCCTTAGATGCATCTACAGTTTCTCTAACTAGCTTTAATGCAAGAAAATCTGTTACTCCATTACTAACAACAGAAAGAGCTATCTTTGGATCTAGTGCATAATCAATATTAACAGAGTCTTCACTAATATTGTGTAAGGTTCCTAAAGCTAGAGTAGGTGTAGAGATAAACATAGGATGCAGATTAGTGCCTTTATAATCTGTATACTTATCATTACCAGCTACTCTTGATCTTATCTTAATAACACCAACTTCATTAAATGTTGATTTACAGCAATTTTCAATATATTGATTAAAAACAACACTATTATAATCTTCTTCACCCTCATAATCACTTAAAGATTGAACTGCATTTTCTATGTATATATTAAGATTTTTACCTGTTACATCCCAATGTGACTGCCCTGAGCCTGTACTATCATAAGTGTATGAACTACTGCTCTGCCATATCTTAAAACTATCTTGATTACCTTCATGATCGTTGTCCCAATTACCAAAGCAAATAACAGGAGTCCAGCATTCACTATCACCAACAACCAAGCCAGTTCCGCCACTATCTCCAGCAACATATATAAAGCCATCGCTAGCAATCTGTAGAGCATTAGAACTAGAATAATCATTAAGATAAGCTATACTAGCATTACCAAAATTAAGATAATAACCTGGGGATATAGTTTTACTTGCTGTTATTGTCTGTGTTGTATCTGTAGTAACATATATATCTGCAACAGTGTCTATAATTTCAGCGCTTGTCTGTCTTATTTTCCCGTTCTTAAAAAAGAATATAGGATGGTCAGTTTCTAGGGATATAATACTATTAGAAGTACCTGCAACCATACCAAGATACACATAAAATTTATTATCTTCTGTAGATGGTAAAGTTTGAGTCCACCATGTATCATCAAGATAAAATTTTCTATCGGTACTATTAAAAGTAACTACTAAATATATTGCCTGATTATTTGTTAAAGAATTACTTAAACAATTGAAACTATATTTTCCATTTAAACTAGGATAACTTGTATATAGGTAAGTTGATAAAGCTATCTCCCCAGAATTTTTTGTAAGTGAATAACTATAATATAAAATTTTATCCAGATAAAAACCATGTGGATTTTTAGTTTTAGTTGTATCTGTTGTACAAGAAGTGCAGATAGATTCATATAAATTATCACCTACTCTAAAAACTAACTGGTATCCATAAATATTACCTGTGCCTGCTATAACACTTGACGCTTTATTATAGGCGTAATCAACTGATGGTATACTTGGCTTGTTAGTTAAATCATTATAGCTACCTGTAAAAGCAACTGTTTTTAATTTATCTTCTAAAACCTGTGACAAATCTTCTAAAGGTATATCAATATCTGACTTATTAGCATCAGCATTAAAATGAAAGTGTAAACATTTTACTCCTTCTATAGTAGCAACATTAAGATAAAAGGTCATTGTACTAGAGTTATAGTTAGATGAAGCTAAAATAGCATTATAAACATCTTGTGAAGAATCTCCTGTATAAATAAATGCGGGAAGACTTTGATCAACTAATTGTTTAGCGTCATTAAGTTCTATACCAAGACCATCTTTTACAGCTTTTATTGTTGAAATTCTAGAGTCATAATTTACTAAAACAACACCCTCTGTATCTCCATATAAAGGAGGCGTAAGTTGTCCAACAGTAACTACAGAGACACTATCAAGCATTCCATCTTTAGTAAATGGAGTTGCATCAATATCTGTATTTAACTTTGTATTATTGCTATTATAAAATTCTATTTTACCAGTAGTAGAATTGTATTGTGCTGATGAAATCTGATTAGATAATTTTGCATCAACCTGAGGCTTAGAATAAACAGAATAAGAATCATCTGCTGACGTAGATTCATCCTCAATATGAACAATACCGTCTGTATTTAAAGATGCTGATGCTGGACTTGCTTGAATAGATGTTATAGAAAATCCATTTGTAAAGCAGGAAGCGTCAAAAGATAAAAATAAATTTATTTCCGAAGACGAATTTTTATTGACAATATTATTTACGTTTGAATATGCCGCTACTATCTTCTTGACGTTATTCACTAACTTATAAAGTAGTATAGTTTTAGCTTGATACGAGTTAGAAGAAAGATCTCTAATTCGTAGATTAAGATAAGTACCCGTTGAATTTCCAGTTGAATCATCTTCAAATAATACTGGTAATGAAGAAAGATTTTCTAGTGAAGATATTTTTGGTATGTAAGGAGAAGTTAAAGCTATACCATCTATTTGCATATTAGTAGAAACTTGTGACTGACCATAAGTTGTTAGTGATAGGCTAAACATATATTACTCCAAATAATATAAATAGCAAGTAAGTCGACTTACTTGCTATTGTGTCTACAAATATACTTAATTTTTACGATAATTTTGATATGCGTAAAGCAGATGTATAATAATTATCATTAAATTGTGATACTGACATCTCTACCCAATCACCTTCACTATTTTTACAGAAAACTTGAGTACTACCTGAAATAACTATATCTTCAGAAATCTGAGTGTCTGTATTAGAATCAAACAACTGTAGATATAATAAATATTTAGGTACAAGGTCTGTACCTTCACTGTCTACATTGCAAATCATAGCTGGCATTATCATTCTGACAGGCAATCTTAGAGTATCTGCTCTAGGGCCTGGCCATGAATTAGTAAGGTAACTAGACCCCTCTTGAGAAATACAGTTAGAGTCTAAGTCTTCATAGTTATCTTCTGATACTAACTTAATTAGCTTAAAAGAAAAAGCTCCGTATTCAGACTCATAACCATCCCAACAACTAAATAATAGAAGAGAAGACTGGAGCCATGACTCTATATTAGTATCATTATTAAAAGTTGATGAACTAATGTAATTATTAGTTGGTTGCTCAGATAAAGGTATATAGCCAAATTTATAATATACTTCTCTATCGCCTATCTTTAGAGACGATGTTACATAATCATACTGTACATCTAAAGTTTGACCATCCTGTAAAACAATTCCTACTTCAAAGTTTGGGTTTGCTAAGCTAATAACAGGCTTTAAGCTACTATCACTATTTGTAGTATTTTCAATTAAAGGGTTTAACGTAATATTGTTATTTAGAATTTTATTTGCTGTTGCAGTAGTATTATCACTAGGCTCACATCCAGATAAGACTAACTTAGATACTCTAGTCTGGGATAAGTTCATTGTGATATCTTCTATTGTCGTAAGATCATATTCATCTGGTGATAGCTTATCCAGAGAAGCTGGAAAGTTAGACACACCCTGATTTGGCTCGTTACAATAAGGAATTTCTACATATAACAACTTATCTCCATCAGAAAAATTACCCAAAGAAGCGGAAGTTACTGCGTCAGTTATAGTGTTAGTAGTTAATAGAAATGTTGCAAATTTACTTTTAATACGCGCTACTAAATGATCAAATGTACTATCATTATAAACACCATGAAATTGAAGAACAGCATCTTTCATAAAAAAATTTATGAAAGACTGCTCTCTATTACTAAGGTTACTCCATCCATCTACTGTTATTGAAACTTTCATATCAGGCATAATTTCTTACTCCTTATATAAATTGTCCACTCTCTTAAAAGAGTGGACAATCTACTGTAAACTTCTATAATGTATTCTAACTAACTGAGAACGATCCAGTGCTAAAGACTCCTGCTAGTGACGGGGTTGGTTCGTCTCCACCTCCGCTAGGTTCGTCGGAGTCTGGCAGTCAAGCTGTTTTCATAGCTAAAACTAGACATGGCTCTGTTGCTGTACGTCTAAAAGCTACAGAAAGAAGTGTCCATGTACCTGTTCTAGCGCTACCAGACTTTAAATAAGATATTTGACCAGAATTTGGAAGAGACATTCCTACTGGGTAGAGGTTTGATCCAGAAACTGTAGATCCTATTTCTTTCTTTGCATCATCCGCAGATGTACCTGTAGCTACTAACATAAACAAACCTATTGCTCCAATACTGTCACCACTATTTAGTGATGATATAGCATTTGTAATGCCAGCATTCACAACTTCTACAGTTGGTAATTTGGAATTATTTGATGACGCATTCCAATTTGATGTGGATGATTGTACACCGTCACCTGTATAAGATACTGAAGATACTGAAGTTGAAGCTGTAATTGTTGGGGTAGTAATGCTATGATTAGTAGTTACTGTGATATCATTAAATGTGTTAGATCCAGTAAATACATTGTTTCCTGATAATGTTGCATAATTACCAATAGAACCAGTGTATGCTTGCATATAATCTACGGTAACCAGTCTTCCATCTGACGGTGAAGCTGGTGGATTTGTAGGTATATCAGAGTAATCAGCTACTGCGTCTCCAGTTACAGAGAAACCGTTACAGTTAGTAGAAGCATCATAAGTTGGGGATATACTTATAGCAGTTTTATTTGTATAAGTACTACTCCCAGTTTTTTCTTTTAATATTAAAGAAGCTGAAATATTGTTTACAGGATCTGTACCTTTTCTAAACTCAATCCAACCACTTACATTACTACCATCAAAAATACCTGCATAATTTATACTTGTTGCAGAAGCAGATATCTGGAAACGACCGGTACCCGTAGTAGTATTAGAAATAAGTGATATATTATCATCACGAGCTATAGAAATATCATCTACGCGTAAACCACCGTCTATTGTAGACTCCCCAGCGTTACCAGAGGTAACATTTAACTTACCAGTAACACTTAAAGCAGGTGTGCCTGATATATTACCTGTAACACTTAAACAAGAAGATATTTGTTGTACAGTTGCAGAAGATAGTTTTACATAATTATCTGAAGTATAGTCTTCTACATATCCTGTTACAGCAGATACTGTTGGAATTAAAGAATTTGATCCTGAATATCCCCACTGACCAGCAGAAGATGAACCCTCTGTATATGATGATAAAACACCGTTTCCACTATAAGACCCAGAGCTTATACTAGTTGCAGTAATAGCATCAAATTGATTTGTAGTTGCAGGATCAGAACCTGCGTGTCTAAAATCATTAGAAGCATTAGATTCTGCAAATTTATTATCTGCTTCTGTTTTTGTGTATGAGTCACTACCGTATTTACCAATATAAGTCCATGTTCTTGGATCTGTAGTTGTCAAGTTATATACTGTTGATGCGCCATCTTGAGTTTCATCAGCAAGTACCTGTACTTTATCTCCTGACTGAAGATTTGTAGTATCTAACGTGTCTAATGCTGCTTTTGTAGCTACCATATCAGCTAAATTCTGGCCAGCGTTTAAAGCATCAATTTGAGACTGTAAACCGCTATCAGCAGCTTGATAAGCGCTAGTTATTGATGATGCTGTAGAATTTATAGTGCTGTTTATGGATGTTACTGTAGAATCTATAGCGCCTTTTACCGCTTTAACTGTAGGTAATTTTGTTTCATTTCCAGAATTTTCCCAGCCTGCATCACCGCTGCCTGTTACATATGTAGCATATATCCCTGATCCAGATATAGTAGAATTAGCAACTATACCACCTGTAAATGTCTTTGAGCCTGTAATTGTTTCTGCACCAGCCTTATGTACAAAATCATTACCTGTTCCATTTACTAATTCATTTACAGCATGACCACTAACTAATTTATCAGTAGCTGCATTATTAACTTTAACAGAACTAGAATAAATACTGTCTATATATTTTTCATTTACTACTTTATAAGAGGAAGAGGCTCCTGATATAGTGTGTGATGAGAAAGAAGCTGATGAGGAAACTACATTACCTGTAAGGGTTTTATCAATAGAAAGCTGCCCTGTTTGATTTTTTATAGTAATTTCATTTGTAGACGTTCCTCTAGTAGTCTGTAATTTAATTTGATCTAAAGAAACTTTACCTGTGTTAATAACACTGCCAGATATATCCCAAGGAACATAGTTACTACCAAGATCTGTTAATTTACTATCAATGTCAGCAGCGCTATAAACAGTATTTGCTTTTTGAATCTCTCCACTACCTCTAGCTATTCTTATAACACCTTCTCTATACTGTGTAGCATATGGTAAATTTACTACAGTTGTTAAAAAAATACACTTAGAAGCATTATCAAACTGTGCAGAAATTCTAAGAATTAAGTTTTTATTTGCTGTTTTTACTATAGAGATGTTAGTGTCAGATGAATATGCTACCTCAGTGCTGCCACTAAACAATGATATCTTTGTTGCTGTGTAAGATGCGCTTCCATTGTCTTCAAGAGAAATAACAACACAGTCACCTACACCAGTTCCAGCGTTATCATCTTTAATAACAGCACCTTTAAAATCTGTTGATGTTAATTTAGCTGCATTAGTACTATCGTAAAGTATAACTTTATCAATTGTAACATTTCCACCAGATAATGCTGTAGCACCTGCTGATGTAACTGTAAAGTTTAACATATAAATACCTCCATTGAGTTGTAATAATTAAAAATCAGCTTATGTTATAGTTCATACTAGATAACTCAAAAGAGAGGTTTATAAATCGTAGGATATAAATTCTGTAGCTGAGTCATGACTATCATCTTCAAGGCGATTACCTTCTTCTGTAATAATGTCTTCAACTTGTTGAACAGAATTATTTGAAGTTGCAGAAGATAATAGTTGAGCGACAGACTCTAATAAATCATTGTGATCTTCATTCGAAATCTTTGTAGCAAACACTATGCACGGTTTACTTTCAGAAGATCCGATTGTCTCAGTTAAAATTTTCCATGTACCTGTTAGCTGAATTGAATGTAGCTTTGTGTATGAAAGATCTCCGGAATCCGGAAAACTAATACTTATTGGTGTTAATCTATCTCCAGTTACAAGAGTGCCATAATGAGTTGCTGAGCCATTTTCACTATAATAAGAAAATAATCCAGTTGCGCCAATTGTATTTATGTCACCAGAATAATCACTATAATCAGGCGGGTTGTTGTACCAATGACAAGTATCAACATCCCAATATTGATCTATGTCTTTGTTATACCAGCATTTAATTATAGTATCTTTTATAAAATATATTGATGATGGTGTGTGCGTTACACCAAAGCTTAAATGCATATTCTGAAAAGACTGTAGACATCCGTTATATTCATACATTTCATTTCCATGAAATGTATAAACGTCTAAGTTTAGCTGATTAGAAATTAAATATGCATTAGTAAATTTTCTATCTTGCTTTAGCCAATAAGTAAGATCATCTGGAGTATACCATTGATTGTCTCTAACAACCCAAATATTATTATCTCTATCAGCCCACGCAGCATATCTGTTTAGATTGTAATCATACACATATATTGATGTTGATGGATATAGCGTTATACCATAGTTATCATATAAATCTGATATAGATCTCCAGTCTCCATCATAGTAATATAGTCGTTCATTCATAAAGGCCTCTTAAGTTATTTACTATGAAGGCGCAGTTGTTGCGAGCCTAAATAAAAATATGAAAAATCATTAAAAGTAGAATATATGCTTGTAAACTCAACAGCACTCATCCACGTAGATGTAATATGAGGTATACAATATTTATCAGAAAATGAATCATAGTAACAATCATATGTCTCATCTGGATTCTCTATTGTATATGCATACATTACATCTCTAATAATGCCATTGGTTTGATCTAGATAAAAATCATTATAAGAGATAAAAAAGTCATCAATATAAAAACAATTATTCATACTGTCTTCATATATATCTTTTATCTCGTATGTGTCTGACTTGTATGAAGTAACTTCAGTATCGTAAAGATAGGCTATCCAGTAGTGACGGTTTAATCTATCATCAAAATAAAGAGATGTAGTGTCATCATACCACACTCTGTTTTTAATAATATCTTTACATTTATACTGTGTTAATCCATATCGTGTATATAAAGTATTTATATAATGAATAAAACCGTCATCATAAAGTAAATATCTTAACTCTCTATTTTTATCTGTGTCTGAATAACACTTATATTTACTATAGTGCTCACCTCTGTAAAAAGTGTAATCACCAATATATGAATATAATCCAAGAAAGTTTATATCATTATACCAACTAAGAGTCTCTCTATCGTAGTATGTATCTGTGTCAATATCTTTTATTACTGTTTCAGGCTCACCATGAAGATCGTAAAGTGTAAGTGATTGTGGTGGTGATAAAGTATATCCTAAACTATGAGCTTGAGTATAATTAAGCCATTCTCCGTTTATATAAAATAATCTTTCTGACATGTAACTACCTCGTATTAGTGTAGTTCCATATTTTATTTATTTGAATGCATTTGTATTTCTTATGAAGATGTAAATCATTATCTACACCTTTAATGTATTTTAAATGAAAGTTAAATGTGTGAAGCGCAGTTCGTATTAAATTTGAATATTCTCCATCATACCAGCTATTATCATATGATTTAAAATCAAATGAGTAGCCTAATAAAGTACATCCGTAAAGTACTCCAAGCGCATATGAGTACATTGCTTTATAGTCAAGTTTCTTATATACTTTACTGTAAAGCTTTTTTGTTTCGTGCTCTTCTTTTAATAAATTGTTATAGTTATCTGCTCCTGCAAGATATTTAACAGATACATCTCTTGTATCATATCCAGCATATTCAAATATCTTAATTAGTTCATCAGCTTCTTTATTAAAATCACTTATTGGCTCTTTATCAAATCCGTCATGATATATTATAGGAACTATTCTGTCTTGAGATGACCCAGAAATTTCTGATAATATCTTTTTAAGATTACCACAATAAAATTTAATCTCACTAGAGTTAAGTGATTTATCTGTATTATTAAGATATTTATAAATCTTATCAAGAATATCTTGTGAAATAAGCGTATTGTTCAATACTATGTCGTCAAATGAATATTCATTACTTGGAGTAATCACAGCTTCTAATCCAAGTATGAATAGCATTGTAGGTTCACATAAGAATGGCTCATCATGTTGAAAATCATAGTAACAAATTGAGCCTAATCGTGACCAATATTCCATAATGAGATCTCCATTATGAGCAGATGAGATTAAGAATGATATTATTTATGAATGATTCATTTCTTGTTTCTATAGAAGCATTTAGTTTACTAATAAGAGATTTTACATCTGAATCAAGCATAATATTAAATCCATTCTTTTTCTGATCAATGAGCTTTAATATATCTTGAACTGATTTAAGTTTGCCAATAAATTTATTATTGAGCGATTTAGCAACTGGTTTTGAAAGATCTTTTAACATTACACTAGGATCTTTTCCATCATAAAAGTCGCTATCTGTAAATAATGAAACTTTTGTTGGTCCAGAGTTTTTATAGCTAATATAATCTTTATATAATTTATCACAAGCTGATTTAAAGTCTGTAATTATTTCAATGTCTGTCTCTGTAGGCACTGTACTATTACTATTATCTTTAGCACTAGTTGATTTTTGCAATTCAGACTTCTTTGGATTCTGTTCTTTAAACATACTATATATTGCAGTGTAATCTTTTTTCATTTGATTAAGAGCAACTATAATATGCTTACAAGCCATACCTTCTTTGTTTGGATTCTTAATAACTGGAGCTCTATCTTCTTTGTTAATGCCAGCATTACTTTTATATGTAATATACTTAAATCCAGAGTATAAAAACGCAGGACAAGTGCAGTGCACACGAACAGAGCCAGAAAGAGATTGTTTTAACGACTTTAGTTTATTGCCAGTTAAATCAAGTAGCTGAACTGTTACGTAATACTGCTTATCATGCTGGCTTGAATCTACTGTGTAAATTATCTTATTATCTTCTACTTTATATAATCTTGCGCCAATACCTTGGCTGGTGGCTCTTTCTTTAGAGCCTTTATCTGATTTGTTAATAATATCAGAAGGACGCATAGTTCATCACCTTAAATAAAGTTGTATAGTTTATAGATTAGTTGATATAAAAACACCCCATGATAGAAAGTGATACTATCATGGGGTTTATTATTCCGCCTTAGAAAATTAGCGGTTTCTGAAGCGCTCAACTAATGATCTCTTTTTTGGAGATTCATTATTTTCGTGTTCACGCTCAAGATCTTCATTCATCATTTTTTCTAAACGATTCATGCGCTTTTCGATTATAAGAGCACGTTTCTCATCATCAGAAAGCTTCTCATATTTATTTGCCATAATTACGCCTCATTATGAGTTTAAAATTTTTGAATAACCACATGTGTTTACTGTTATATTATTATATAGATAATTTAGCTCAACGTAACTTTCATTTTCATCTATGCTAATGTTAAGAGCTGGATAATTATTATTCATATATCCTTCTTTTAAAAAAGATAGATTATTATTTTTATTATTAAAAAGATCTCTAATGTAATCTTTAATTAAAGAATTAATTGAATTCCATTGAGATTCGAATATTGAAATAAGAGTTATCCCAATATCTCTGCACTTCTTAAATTTGTTATAATGATAATCTTTATCTTTAAATATATTTGAATGCCAATAGTCTCCGTTAAATTCTACTGCTATGGATATATCAGGGTAGTATAAGTCAAGCTCATAAGGTGAAATTATTTCGCGAGAGTTTCTTATACATTCTCCGTTATAGAAAGTAGAAATATAATTAGCTATTTCATCTTCATATTTAGAAGTTACAAGTGATCTTAAGCATTTAAAGCATAGCGGTATAGATTTAATCTTATTAATAGAATAGTCAATAATATTACCTATTCTGTGAAATTCATAGTTACCGCATGCTGGACATCGTGTTCTAACTTTTTCTACAGATAAAGTATTACCAGAAACTACATTGTCTAAATCATCTTCGTGAATAAAACTAAGATCAATAGATGATACATCATTAGATCTCTTAATTATGTTAGATTTAATAAGTGATTCACTTTGTAACTTTGATTGCTGTAATTTCTTATCATAATTATTCTTAATGTAATCAGATAGTTTCTTTCCAGCAATTTTTCCAATGTAAGGATGTTCAATGTAAAAATTATGATGCTGTACACCCTGATTAATAAGAATTTCAGGATTATCTTCTAACGTTTTCTTACGTTTTTCTGTCTTAGACTTTACTTTATCAGGATTATTTTTACACCATTCAGAGTATCTATTTCCTTTTTCTAGAAGTTCATCTTTATGATTCTTGCACCATTCAGAATATTTCTTACCTCTTTCTTTCAACTTATCCGGATTCTGTGATATCCAGTTTCTTACTTTTTCAGATATCTTCTTACTGATGTCTGGATTGTTTTTACATAATTCTCTAAATCTGTATGCTTTCTCTTTAGATGAGTTATAACATCCACACGATGTTGTCTTTCCACCATATACTCTTTTTAAATCTTTAACAGTAATGTTACCACATTTACATTGACACTTACATACGCGATTTCCATGTTCATCTCTAAAAACGTCTAGTATTGTAAGCCATCCATAAGTGTGCCCAATCATCTCTGTTTTATAATCATCTAAAGTTTTCATATAAATATCTTATCTCTATTATATAAAAATAGCTAACGTAGAAATTAAACAATCTCTACATTAGCTATATACATAGAATTCTAATCTATTTACATCTCATCAAAATTAAACTCTTCATCTTCTCCACCGCCTGGTCATTTACTGCCTTCAGATTCTCCACCTTCTTGTATTTCACCTGTTGAAAGTTTGTGAAGATTTAAAGCATCAACAATATCTTCATCATTAGAAACACGATTAAGAAGTGCTGCCATGAGCTTTGGCTTATTTGCTACGTTAAGAGCATTCTCATCAACACCTTTAATAAGATCAAGAATTGAATTTGTAACCTCAATCTCTGACTTTTGAATGTCTGATAAACGAGTATCTTCAGCAGTTAAGATACGAGGCATTTCAACTGTAAAACTTGGTGGAAGTATGTTGTGTATTGAACAGAACCAATAAATAAGATCCTTCAAACCTGACTTAATAATTCGTTGACACCTTTTAACAGTACGAGCATACCTAATGTCTAATTGAGTTAACGTGGTATCACCAATACCACCAGGAGCTTCATCAGACTGTCCTAAAAACTGCTTTGGAACTTTTAATGCACCGTAATAACGATCATCAAAGTAGTCAATATCGGCAAGAGCAGATACATTTACTTCACCGCCAACTTCTTGTACAGTTACAGCACCTTGACCATTTCTTACAGGGAAATAAACGTTGCCGCCTGTTAAAATTGGAGATGATTTTGAACTAAATACTTCGGTACTTACATTAATTGACTGTTTCGATGAAACTGCTGTTTTTAATTCCCTCATCATTCGTGCAGTATCTTGTGAAGATGCAGCACCAACATCAACAGAGAATAAACGATAGAATGAAGATCTTGTTAAACGTGCAAGAATAAGAAGATCGTCTAGCAACTGACGTTGTTTATAATATGGTCTTGCTGCTTCAAGAAATGAAGCACCATATTGAATATATGAATCTGATGATAAATTTTCTTTGTTTGCTCTATCAGAAATGAAATGAATAAACGATCTTTCTGGTAAAAGCTTATCTGTATCTACTAAAGATTTATCTTTACTCTGTGGTCTATATAGATAGCCAAGCGGAACTCCAAAACGATATATGTGAACTACATCTTCTGGCTCTGCTATAGTAAAGAAATCGCCAACATTATACTCCTTGCGATAATCTTCGTTTGAATAATTTGTGTCAAGAAAGCACTCACCGAAAGCAACGATATTAAATGCAAGAGGATAAATAATATCGTTTATACGAAGTTTGTTCTTTAAAAAGTCTGTTACCATCTCTGCAAAATCAGGATTATCTGCTGATTCAACCCATGCAGCTAATCCTGTATCAGCATCAATCAATGATGCATCTTCAGAAATTAATTCTACTGCGCTCATCGTGACGCCGTCTTTCAACATCTCACGATAATCTGCGATACGAGAAAGTCTATCATTAGAAAACTCTCTCAATGATGTTAGAATATTATTGTCTCTATTTAAAAATAAATTTTCTAATTTATCATCTCTTGCGTCATTTGTATCTTTAATGACTTCAACTTTATTTGAGAGGCCAAATAAATTTTTAAAAAATGATTTAAGGCTCATCTTTTCTTCCTAAAATATGTGAATATCCTGTTTCTATAATATAATTTATGTTCAGAATATGATGCTTCTGTTATAGCATTATGATAATTGTTGTTCATTGTAAAATCATCAATGACTGAAAGTTTGTTACTTCTATTATTAAACAAGTCATATAAGTATTGTTTAATTTCGGTTTGACGATTAATCAACTCAGACTCAAATATTGATATTAATGTACACAGTAGTCTGTAAATTGTTAATCTGTAACTATAGGTTGTGGGTGTTGTAAGCCTACTGGAAGTAACTCATTTTTAAGAAATATTTTACTTTTAATTAAACTGATGTCATCTGTAGAAAATAAGTTATTATCTCCACCATCTAAATATAATAAGTTAATTATCCAATATAAAGCGCTATTTTTATCTTCATCTAATAATAAACTTGCATTATTACATTCAATGTACTGCTTTCTAAAGTTTTTACATATAGGGTATTTATCTTCATTATTTAAAAATAAACTATAGAAATTTTCTGAAATCTCTGTTTGACTTTTACAGCCAGATTCATTTTTAATATAACTATCAAACTCATCACCGATATAAAGAGTAGTCTCAGAATCAGTACTATAATCAAATCTTGTAAACACTGATGTTATATAATTATACATATTAAATGATTCATTCTTTAAAGCCGTATCTATTTGACGATATAACTCTGTTTTATTATATCTGCTATAATAATATTCTATTGCGGTCATAAAAATACCATAGTTTAGAAATTTGCTTATTAAGCCATCATCTTCTAAGTCTGCTGCAATAGAAAAAGCAGATTGAGATTCTCCATTTATTGGCTTATTTGTATATTCAATTGCTCTTTTACAATTATCATTATCACTTATTTTAGATAGAATAAGGTCAACAGATTCATAACATTGTGCTTTTGTTGCAGCTATTAGTGGAGTGTTTCCGTATATGTCAAATTTCTGGCATAAGCCGCCGTTGTATTTATTCTTTGGAGCATCTTCTTCATTGTAAAATAAAGTTCCTTTGTATTGCTTAAGAAGTGAATTTAATACATCACTGCTATTAGCACTTGCTGCATTATATATACATTTTTCATCTAACAATGTTTTTAAATCATCTTCACTTAGTTCTCTAGCGTAAACTGTCTTTGTCTGAAACTCAACATTGCCTTTATCATCTAAGACAAGCATTCCATCATTATTTTTAGGTATTTTTCTACCAGTAGACTTATCCCAATCATTAACAGTGACACCAGTATTCCCTAAAAGAATATCTATAGCAACAATGTTTCCTGACATTATTGCTATTTGTAGAGGTGTTTTACCTTTATTGCATTTTTGTGTAATTGATGCACCTTTACATTTTCTATCATACTCTATTTCTGTATCTTTACTACCAGTGATATATACTAATACTAGAGGATCTGCATTATTCATAATTGCAGCACATAATAGTGTATATCCTTCTTTATCATTATAATAATCTAGTGATGATATACTTTTAATAATCTCATTAACTGAGTCTAGATCTTTGAAATTATCTGATGAAAATTTAATTTTATCTGATGACGACATTTTTTAACTCACTATAATGAATATCCACATGTGTAAACTACATTATCTCTAAATGTATAATAAAGATCATTATAATTTACACATTTAATATTCTTAAATGGCAATGGATAGTTGTTATTCATTCCTAACTTATATATTGATAGACTATTTTCTTTATCATTAAAGAGATCTGTAATATAAAATTTTATGGCATCTTTATTGCGTAGCCACTCAGATTCGAATATACTTACAAGTGTGATATTATTCTTATGACATTCAACAAATTTATTATAATGATACATCTCATCTTTAAATAAGCTAGAATGCCAATAATCACCGTTAAATTCAATAGCAATCTTCTTTTCAGGATAATAAAGATCTAATTCAAACGGTGATATTATATTCCTTGAGTTTTTGATAAGAGTTCCATTATAAAAAGTAGAAATGTAATCTATTATTTCAGACTCATATGATGAAGTTGAAAAGCATTTATCACATAAACGAAAACACTTTAACATCTTTTCAGATATGTTAAATATATCTCTAACGTTATGCTCTGAAAAGTTTCCACATTGAGGACATCTTGTTTTTATCTTATCTGAAGATACTAGACTACCAGATAATAATTTAACAAGGTCGTCTTCTTCTATCATATCACGAATATTATTATTCTCTACTATCTCACGTAAAGAGTTGACTCTATTAATCTTAGACAGCTCTTTATTTTTGTTAACATTTAATTCAATCATTCTCTGACGATTATTGTTTCTAATGTCTTCATGAGAATAAAACCATTCATGATGTCTCAGTGCTTGTTCTGCAATCTTATCAGGGTTGTTTTTGCACCATTGCTTATATTTATGAGATCTCTGTATAAGAATGTCTGGGTTATCTTTATATATCTGCTTACATTGATTAGAATATTCTTCTGATTTATTAAAACATCCACAAGATTTTATTTCACCTTTACGAATAACCTTAAGTAAATATTCTTTTACTGATCCACATCTGCATTGGCATTTACAAACAGTTCTATTATTTGAATTTGTATACACATCTAACACAGTTAACCAATTTATAGATTTACCAACTAATTCTGTTTTAAGATCATCAATGTTATATTTAATAGGCATAATTACATTTACAAATCAACCCTCTATAGATTTATTTAGCTCTATAGAGGGTTATTATTTAATTACTCATCTTCTTCAGAAACTTCATCCGGATCGTAAGTTGCATCAGTAGATAGCTCTGATTCTGAATCAACTACTTCGTCCTCTTCATTTGGGATAAGAGCAATTCCACCAAGTCCATCTGCAACTTCTGCAAAATATTTTAAATGATCTTTAATAAAGCCTTCAACCTCATCTACTTTTACATATATATCTTCATTTTGATATTTAACACGATATCCTTTTCTTGGAACTCTCTCAACTACACCGTGATATTCAAGTACAGAACGAATCGCGCCTGCATTAGAAATGCCTTTACCAAAATGTACTGTAATAACTTTCTTTAATAATGGACGAGCATAACGGTTCTTATCAGTCCAAATTGCAAGATCACATCCGTATGGGACAGGTTTTTCGTAACCAGGTAATGTTTGTTCAAGCATCTTAACTTTCTTCATCATAATTCGAACATCCATATAATAACCTAATGCCTGTCCACCAGCCTGAGTAAGTTTAGTAACCTGACCATAACCCATTGCAATTTTTGTTCTTAATTGATTTACAAAAATCACAGTTTTATTTGAGTTCTTAAAACGTGATTTAAATTTCTGCATGAAGTTTGATTGAATACGAGCTGCAACACCTGGTTCATTCATTTCATCTACATTCTTTTCAGTTAATTTACCAGGTACTGTTGCTGTAATACTATCATAAATGATAAGTGCAACCTCTTTATCTTCTAGAACCTGCATTAAAAAGTTGTCAACTTCACCATATGTCTGAAGTCTAACTGGAATGAATAGCATCTCTTCTACGTATTGTCTTAAACCGAAACAATCAATCTGATTTCCATTTAAGCCTGATTCAGTGTCAATATATATTACTCGTCTTCCTTGTGAGCAATACTTTTTTGTAATGTGCAAACACATTGTAGATTTACCACATCCTGATTCAGATGCAATTTCAATAAATGTGCCTTCTGGAATACCTCTACCATTTGAAATTACTGCGTCTAAAATGATGCTACCGCTAGGTGAGAAATTTTCTTCCTTTGCTGTTAAATCAATCATCTGAGAATAGAGCGCAGTGAAGTCGATTTTAGCCATAAATAAACAGCTCCTATGATATAATCTATTGTAATTAAATGCTAAATTAAATATACATGCCAGTTGCACTGCTTTTAATTGTTTTTGAAATTCATTCTATGACAAAATGCAATGTATTAAGTTAATCAGCAGAACTCATGTTATGTGTTTATATTCAGTGTCGTATATGAAGCAATATAGTAGTGTATTGATTAGAATTGTATTTAAGATGTTTTAATTTCTTTACAGAGTGTATTGCAAATTGCAATTGATCATTCTTGTTGATTCACATTTATATTAATTAAACACCCAGATTGAAGCAAAAATCAATCTGGGTTTACTTATATTACATTACATATTAGACAAAATTGCTGCTACTACAATATTTACAGCTTTTGTAATGTCGTTTAAAAACGCATAACTAACGATGCTATTATTTTTATTACAAATAATTTTCATTTTAAAATCTTTATCATTATCTCTAATAATCATAAATAGCTGAGGCTCTGTACTAGTTAATGAAGATACTGAAATCTCTACAACATCTGTTCCTGTTCTCTTATAAGCGTCATCAATACGAAGGCTTAACAGCTTATTTGGTGATACTGTACCATCCGCATTATTAACTGGACGTGTTAATTGGCATAGCTCTTTTTCTAATAAAGACATAAATTGTTTTCTTAACTCATCATAATCTGATGAAATCTTTTTAATAAGTTTATTGAGCTGATTAAGTTTATTATTAAAACGATCTGCAAATGAGCTTATCTGTTTTGCTGTCTTTAAAAGATTTTCAAAATGTTCTTCTGCTAATGGCTGTAATGATAATATCTCTCCAGTACTATCATCAATTTTGTCTGTACAAACAAATCCAAGTAATCTATCTGCATATTCAGAACATGATTGAAGAGATTCAAGTAAAATTACACATTCAGATTGGACATCACAAAAATCATTAGTTGTTACCATGTTTTATTCTCCTTATATTTGTTAACCATTAAGTTGCAATGACCTATTCACTACACCATAAATGATTACCGCTTGAGATTATGTATACATTATTATATAAGAATATTTAACATCTGCATGGAGTTGAATCAGAAATAACTAAGCCAGTATCATCATTTGTACCTGCTTTTATAAAATCAACTTCTGCATATCGTGTTAAATGTAATGTGTTATCTTCATCAGCAGATCCTGTTGCCATATACAATCTGTATTGACCACATGGTGTTTTAAGTAGTATTAGATCACCTAATGAAACATCTGAAGCTTCAACCTCAGTTAATTTATATATCTTACTGTATTTTGACTTATTGTCTAATAAAGTATGATTAGCGTAGTCTGTAGTAAAATCAAGAGACATTATGTTAACCTCATTCTCCAGTTATATAAAGAAACGTACATCATCTTAACTGCAAATAAGAAAATAAGAAATATCTCATATAGTGAGTACTTATATGAAATAGGCTTTATTTCTAACTTATCTGGTTTATAGATAGGAGGTCTTAGTCCATTATAATATTCTAATGAAGTGTTAAATTCATAATTAATAAAATCATTAGAAAAGTCAGATTGAATCTTTACAGCTAAAGGACTCTTAACATAACACTGACATGTTGAGTTATTCACTGCGTCTGTGATATTTTTAAATGGAACTATAATTAATCTATTATCTAAACCAACATGAAATAGAAGTGAATAAAGCTTATCTCTATATGGAAGTTCATCTATATAGTCAACTATAACTACTGGCATATCACTTGCCAGCTGCATTAGAATTTCAGTAAGAACTAGATCTTCTTTACTGAGTTGGTAGAAATGTAGCCATAAAAAGTGATTTATGCTAAAATAACTTAAGTACTCTATGAATTTATCTTGATTTATATGTCTACATTTCTTTATATAGCGAAAAATATTCTTATATATGTTATAGTCTTTTCTAATATAACTAATAAATGATTCAGATAATACATGATGCTTATTGATGATATACTCAGAATGTTTAAGCTTTCTAATAAAAGCTTCTAAATACTCAGTATTTGTTGAGTATACAGACATAACATTTCTAGTTATAAATCTAAGATTTAATTTATCATCAACTAAATCAGCTATCATAATTTACTCTTCAGAAGTATCATCGTCATCAGGCTCAGCAAGTGCTTCTTGTAATTGCTGAAGTGTTTCTGCTGACATGTTCTTTAACAGATTATACACAGTGTCAATACGAGCGGTGTTCTCAGTCTCAACAGCTTGTTTAGATACCTGACTACAAATAGTCATAATCTCTGCCTGAGCTTTCTTTGCTTCTTTATAACGTGCATTAAGTTCTTTCATGTCAAGCTTCTGAACATCTACATTATATAAACGATCTTCTGCTTCTGAAATAAATTTATTAAGATTTGCTAGACGTGATAAAGATGCTGCTGAGAAATATGATAAATATGCATAAATTTTACGAGACAAAAGAGTAAGATTTTCACTTAGCTCTACTGGCATATCTGCTACTACTGCAGCATCAATTACTTCAAGAGCAGAATCTTTTTTCTTTTTTACAATATTATTACTCATTATAATCACCTAAAGATCAAATAACATCTCGCGAGTTAATGATTCTCTTAATAGACGCTACTGAATTTCCATACTTATTAGAAAGATCTTCTACTGATGAGCCATTATTATAGTCATCACAGATAGATATATCATTGAGAAGATGTTTAACCAATATTGTAGAAGGAATATTAAACTTGTCTTCCTGAAATACATCTAAGAAAGCAAGAAATTTGTCACCTAACAATTGGTATAGAGTGTTAAAGTAATTCTGACCAGTTACTGAATCAAGCTTATCTGCAAGTGTTTCAATTTGATCTTCTGTATATTTATCATAGCAAGGAAGTAAATCGCATGGATTTTTCATATTTTTAGCCTCTGAATAAGATTCCCATTCTTTTAAGTCATCATTCGAATCATTAATAGTATATTTTCTTTTTGCACCGTTCGTTTTAAACAGTTTCCATGTTCTTAAAGATACTGTGCGAAATGAATCTATTGAATCTATTGAAAGATCATGCATGTCAATAAGATCTGATTTCATTTCAAATAACTTTGGATATACTGTTTGCTTATCCAATATATCATCTTCTGTAGAGATTAACTTATTAGATCTGAAAATGAAATTAGATAAAGTATTACGAATACGAGTAAAAAGAACATTACGAATATTCTTTATATCTTCATCTGTCTGTAATGTAGAAACTTTAATAATAAAAGCAACTGCGTCTGAAGTAGCCAATGAAGCAAGATCGTCTTTATCAAAATGCTCAGCATATTTACTGAAGTATTTAGAAATAACTACTTTTGATAAAGTAGAAATGTAATCCCAGCATAGCTGGGTTGGCTTTCCACTTATAACAAATTCACTTAGCTTAGGCATTGGCGGATGATTACTACGTCTTGGCATAATATAATGAACTCCTTTAAATATAAATATTACGTATGTTTGATGTGATATTATATACATGAATATACTATATTACTGAAGACATATAAGAGAGTTTTTTACTGACGTGACATAGTAATCATAATCGTCTATTTTGTTCTTATATAAACAATCTAAAACATCACCAAAGTCCTTCAGATAATCACCTTCTAAGCTCATTGGTGGTTTTAACCGCTTTATACGAAAACCATCACGAGAGTGTTTTCTACATATGTTATGAAATGAACTTTCACCAGCTTCATCATTATCAAATGCACAGTACACTGTAGAAGATGTTCCTTCAAGAAAAGACATAATATTCTTTGAAACTGCTACTCCATTTGTTGCTATTACAAATGGATAAAAATTTCTTAAAAAATCAGAATCTAATACAGATTCAACAATAATCCATGGTTTATAATAAGGCTTCTCATTAAACCCAGCGCCATAAGGGATATATTGACATGTATTATAATATCTGAATTGCTTTTCAGAACATGATCTTAACATAATAGCAATTACTTCATTGTTCATAATATTAGGCATTGCAATGCATTTACCTTGCTCTGCTATGAACTGTTTTATATAAGTATCAAAATCATATCTGAATGCATCATAGCCAGTAACTAGTCTATATGGATTATTAAATGCAAGTGAATATGATGCATACTTATTGTAAGAGTGATCTATTTTAGGTAGTGAATAAAAATACTCAGTTAGGTTCATATCATCACTCTCGGGTGTTCTCTTGCTCTTGAAGAGTGAAATTACCCTTGTCAGCTACATATATTCTATCTCCATATTCAATGAACTTATTATCGTGTGTGATAAGAACTATAGATAATCCTGTTTCATCACATAGTGTTTTAATAAATTCCATGAACTGAGGAACATACAATTTAGAAAGCTGACTTAATTGCTCATCAAGAAATAAATATTTCTGAACGTCTGTATTTATAATAAAGAAGATCTGAATAATAGTTGCAATTACAACTAATATTCCACCAGCAACATTTGAGTTCTTAATAGGAATAAGATTTCCATTATCATTTAACAGAAGTTCTACACATTTTGAATTTCTCTTATCTGTAACTTTAATCTGAACAGAATAGTCTCTATCATAGAATATCTGTTTTAGACCAAGTGTTAAAAGCTCTTCTAGCTTTCTTAGAAGTGAATCAGAGAATTTACTAATAATATCATCAATAATTGGTTTGCATAATCGTAGAGTGTTTTTCTCACATTCTAGATCACTTATTTTAGATTCAATATCTTCAATAGAATGTTTCGTATTTTCAATTGAAGACTGAATGCCACGATATTTAATTAGAAGATTTGTTAGTTCACTCTCAAAATTTTGGTCAATCATACTTAAGCACTTTTTATAATAGAAGTTCTTAATTGCTTACACAACCGGCTGCGCTGGGTTGTTCTGCAAAAGTTTATTGTTTATTGAAGTTCATAATAGAAGTTTAATGATGAAGATTGTAATCGGAATTTTTTAATAAAAAGTTTTTATTGAAGATCTCATAGAGATTTTTATAATAGAGAAGTTCTTATTTGAAGATTTATTAGATTGAAGATCATAAAATAGGAATCATTTAGATTCATTGAATACAGATTCAGATTAAGATCTTATTTAAATAATAAATATTATTTTATATTATATAATAAATAAATATATATATATTTTATTATTTTATTGATTAGAATTTTGATTAGAATTTTGATTAGAATTTTGATTAGAATTTTGATTAGAATTTTGATTAGAATTTTGATTAGAATTTTGATTAGAATTTTGATTTTGAGTTTCAGCTTCTTTAGTTCATAAACGACTTATTTCAATCTTATGAACCTTCAATAATGAACTTCTTAGAAAGAAAAGAGTGGAAAAAGCGGCTCACTCTTTTGAGTTCATCATTGAAGATACCCTGCCGTCCGGGTTTATTGCTTGTATGTCTCATATCCTTCTGTTGTTGATGGACCATACGAAATGTGCTTATTCAGTCGATGAACAGTTCAACATCTCTATTTAATAGAAGCTGCAGTCTTCAATTAAACTGGTAAGAAGGCTTAGGGCAGATATGGCAATCGCCAGTTGTACAAACGATATATAGCAGTATCTCCAACCAGGACATCGTGGTGCGTTATTGGCTACACAAGTAATTATATACATTTAAGTATTTAGCAATTTAATTTAGATATAAAAATATTCCTAATAATGATTGTAATTCACTATTAGGAATATTCAATTCTAATAATTGATTCAGCTATTAGCAAACTGTCATACCGATCTAGAACAGTATGAAGCAACCTATTCGTTGCCATTAAACGACTGGAATCGAACCAGTTTCTATATTAGAATATATTCTAATATATGCTTTACCTAATAAGCTACATTCAACATATACTTTGATATATGATTCTATATTCTAATCAAGAAGTCTATTATAATCTTGATTAGAATACAAGAAAAGCTATTCTAATAGAGATTAGAATAGCTTATTAAGTTAGGCGATAAGATTAGAGTTTACGACTTCAAAAACCATAATCTTATGTTCTACTAACTGAACTACACCTAACAAAGAATTATCTTCATGAGATAACCTTTTAAATCTGATGCCTCACCTTAATTGGCAATCTGGATTATCACCCACTAGTGAATGACCTCTAGAAAGTCTCCTAGCTGCTAAAGGACTACCTTTTGAGTAGTAGGTGTTCCAAGTGCAGAATTACCTATATCACTATAGGTTACGATAATCCTAAGCGGCCGTGTACTTAAGTCCCATACGGGATTATCGACTTCATCGAGTCTTCTGGTTGAGCATTATCTGAGGTACCAAGTAAGAGGCTTGAAGACTACTATTAATTATTTAGATATAATAAGTTAGTTTATTACATAGGAATCTTTTCTTTCTTAAATCCATGAATTTTATATTCAGAGAACTCATCGTGTACATGATCTTCTTTAATTTGATTTTTTCGACGTTTATAATCTTTTGACTTATTACGATTATTGTTCTCAGAAAAATTTTCCTTCCTAAAAGACTTTCCCATAACCTCTATTTACTATCCTTATTATCTGTTATAAATATTAATGATTGCCTGTGTATTGCTGTCAAATAGAATAATGCTATTCTGATTACTCAGCATTTCATCAGAAATATAGATATTGATATCTCTAGATCGCTTATCTTGAAATAGTTTTAACGCCTTTAGTAAATTATGTGATGATACTTCAGCCTCACTAGATGTGTCTTGTACGTCACCTACAGGCGTAGATTTTACGATCGAGCTATGCTTTGCTGCAAGAACATTTTTAATGCTCACATTAAGTTTACCATTTTTAATAGACATTCCTATAATATGCTTAGAAGCAGAATACTCTTCTGAAAACATTGTTAACTTAAATAACTCATCTCCATTTATGCTTAGATAATTATTTAAGTTATTATTATATTCTAGATTATTCGAATCAATTCCAGCTGCAATTACAGTAAATTTAAAATTTGGACCTACAAATAATAGTTTTTCTGCAATAGAAGATTCTATTTTACATATTCTAAGATCAAAATTATCCTTTAATAATAATCTTAGCATAGAAGCATCATCCCTATGCAGAGTCATTTCAACAAAATCATCTGACATAATAACACTAGACAATCTAGAAGTTACTACCATTTGAGTCTTGCTAAATTGAATATACTTATCACGAGCATATGTATATTCCTGAGTATAACCTAAAACAGATGATATAGCATTTCTTAATTTTACAGAGTTTATAGTACCGAGCTCAGTCTGAATACCATCAACTTTGTATTTGTTAATGTCTACGTCAACTGATCTAAAAGGAATCCATCCATTACCTATTACATTGAACTCATACTGGTTGTAACTTTTACGAATAGTAAATTTATCATTATCAGTACTCTTAATAAGAGCATATAAATCAGTAACTGGTGCTGCTATAACTTCATTTATCTGATCACTAGTATCATACAATTCTACATTATACTCTATTATATTAGAGACGTCATCTACAGCTCTGCATACCAACTTACTATCTTCAACAGATAACGTAGCAATTCTAGATCCTTTTACTTTATCTCTAGTGTTCATTGATTTTACAAATAATATGAAATTAGTAAAATCATTCCCATTAAATTTCAAATAATATACTTTATCCATAATTAAGCTCCAACTGCATCAAGATATTTTGCTATTTTTTCTTTACATTCATACGGAATTTGGAGTTCATTAAAATAGTCTCTTATATTCATATCAGAAGAAGAGTACGATGTAGAAATAAATTGTATTAAGTCTCTCATTGAGAATGAAGCTTGATCATTTCCATCTATTTGAGCCACAAACACATTCTCTGCAGGTTCACACGCGACTTCAATATAACACGCCTTGTGATTAACACAGTTAAATAAAAGTGCACGTGGTGTTCTTAACTTATTATATGCTTCTGATGTATTTCTTGACAATGAGCCTGGTCTATATAGTTTAGTGTTATGTACTGTAATAGTATCACATGGATTATGAAGGTGTCCTAGAATCATAGCATCATAGTTTAGCCGTTTTAAATCATCAGATTTAAGAGAATCATTTGTTGCTAGATTAAATTCATAATACAAATGAGCAACACATACTTCATAGTTGTCAGATAATTTAGGATCAAGTGTCTCAGTATAATTATAACACTTAAACGTAGTATTATCAACAACTAATTCTCTAGGTGCTAACTGAACATACCCTGTTGAAATTAGAATGCCAAGCGCCGTTTGTTGAAGACTGTCCATACGATTATTTTTAAGATCATGGTTGCCAACAATAGTATATACAGTTATACCTTTTTCTTTAACATCTTTAAACGTATTAATCACTTCTGCTAAATACGGTAATGATGTAATAGGTGAATCAAACACATCACCAAGTAGCATAAATGTATTACACTTATAAGTGCTAGCCACATTTGCAAGATATTTTATCTTGTTTAATATAGCAATTGGAAAATCATCACGTCTAGAAACTGGTGGCTTACATTTTAAATGTAGATCACCAATAAAAATAATGTTGCACACGATTATACCGCCTTAAGCTTAGCATATTGCTCATTAATATTTGCTAACTCTGACTCTAGCTGACTTGTAAGATCAGCAATAATATGCTCAACTGAATCTACTGAAGATAGATCATATTGAGGATATTTATCCTGAATAGACTTAATTTCTGAAGCAAGCTGTTCTTTCTTAGCTTCATATTTTAATTTTTCATTTATTAGCTCTGTATGCTTTGCTTTAAGTTCTTGAAATTTGCTGACGAGATCATCATTCATAGTTAACTCCATATACATATAAAAATATCCCCAAGCATCTATAGAACACTTGAGGATTTAGTGTCCATGTATAATATACATGGAAATTATATTTTGTTATAAATTATTTATCATTAAGATTCTTCTTAAAAGCACCTGATGTTTTAAATTTAAGAACTTTCTTTGCTGGAATATCCATTGCCTCTCCAGTACGTGGATTATGTCCTTTGCGTGGAGCACTCTCTGTAACAACAAATTTACCGAGTGTGCCTAGCTGAACTTCTTCACCAGCTTTAACAAGATCTGCAACCAAAGTTGTAAACTTATCAAGCATATCTTCAGTAGCTTTAATTGAATTAAGTTCAAGTGCTTCTTTAACTTTCTTTACAAACTCTGCTTTTAACATACTAGTAACTCCTTTTGTTAATAAATAACTAGCTTAACGCCAACAAATAATATAGATATTAAGCTAAAATAGTGATTCAAATGCAAAACTGATATTAGTAGAGTAGTATATTCTACGAATGCCAGTATTGAGAATTAAATTCATACACGCAGCACATGGACGAGCTAAACCATAATCGCGATCTCTTCTAAGTCTAACTATATAAAGTTCAACATCTTTATAATTAATATCTCTTTCTTTTATCATACTAAGACATGCTATCTCAGCATGCAAACTATGTATATTCTTTGGATCACTTCTTAAATTGTTATTAAACTCTCTATATTTATCATATTCTGCTTGTTTTGGGTGAGTTTTTAATTTGTTTGAAGAAGCAGATATTATACGATTTTTTAGAACAGCAATACATCCAACATGATACTGCTCAAAATCAGACTGTGCAGCAACTTCTGCTGCCTTATCAAAAAATCTCATCTGCTGTTTAGAAAACTGCATAAAAACTCCAGTAAGCCACATAGTTTCACGTATAGCATAAAAGCCACATACTATATTTACATAGTATGTGGCTTTTCTTTAACTAATTAAAGAATCATAATCATCTTCAACTGGCTCTTCTACATAGTCATTTACATCATCAGATTGTGTTACAAGTTGATTAGAATCACTTCGTTTACATATTCCAAATAATTCGTAGTATTTCTTTTTAGCTAATCTCCACTCGTAATATGAGTTCATTATTTCTTTACAAGAATTTGTTTTAAATGATGATCTATAACGCTCTTCACATTCTTCAATATGTTGTTTTAGATCATCTGCATTAATATCTTTAATATCGTCTTTTACAAGACATGTATTTTTACTTTTCTTATTATGTTTCATTTATGTTCCTGAATAGCAAGATGATTTCCACAGAGAGGGCATACATCGAATTGTGATAACCGTTTATTGACTGACACACATTTCTTTTCAGTATTGTTAATATCTTTGTTTACGTTATCTAGCAATAATAGTTTATCATTTAAAATTAGCATATCATCAATATACGATATCTTACAGCTATTAATACTATTAATAAGAGATACAATAAGTGAACATTTATTATAATTCATGTTATTATATTTTTGTTTTACAACATCATTAACTAGTGATTCTCTTAACTCAGTATTTTTAGGTATGCATTTTTCTATAATTTCTCTGTTATAAGAGACAGTATCATAATATTTCATTAGATGATTAAGCTTACTAAATAACTGTATTTCTTGAACTTTATCTATAGCCTTCTCATAACTATTTATTAGATTATTATAAATTTCTATAGATAGAATAACTCCATCATAGAGTGATTTCGTAACTTCATACGATTTAATATCATTTAGTGATAATATTAAATCTAAAACATGTTGAATACTATTTATAGTATTGCTAACATTGTAAATATATTTAGAAGACGCATCTAACGATATCATCATATCACGCAAATTACTTATTTTACTAAGTAACTCACTCTTATGCTTATAAGCCATATAATCACTGTATAAAGTTTCAACAGGCCGTAACAATTCAGCATGAGTCTCTAATGAAGCTAGACTACTTTCTAACTGTTCTTTTAGCTTTGTATTTGCTGCTAGGTCTGACGCATTACTTTTAATATCAGCTACGTAATAATCATTTATTGACGAGATGTCAAACGTACTACGATAAGTTAAAACATTATACAGTGTTGATTGACTACCAAGAATAAGAAATGGTGAAGAAAATTGCAGATTAAAATTAAAGTTAATTTCTTCACCATTAATATTTACATTGCCTATCTTTAAAACATTACTAACAGCTGGTAGTGCTGTTCTACCAACTTTAGTATATACCTCGTTGTTAACAGTATAATAAAATCTCTCTCCTTTTGCCTTTAAGCTTCTACTGTACTCTATAACATTGTTGTCAACAGTGATATTAACATTCATAGTGTTGCTACCAAATGCGATATCACTGTCTGAAAACTCATTCACTGCCATATTATATAGACAGCGCATTAGTGTTGATTTTCCTGATCCTGATGATCCTATTATAAGATTAATCCCAGGATTAAACTCAACGTCACAGCTTTTTATAATACCTACATTACTTAACTGTACTCTCATAATTCTCTCAATAGAGCTTTAAGCTCATCAGCAATTTTATTTTTATTTTCATCAGCAGCTAATAATCTATCGTACAAATTAGATAATAAAGGTTCTTTATTTCCATTGTTATATATATAAATCATCTTTTCATATCGCTCAGATAAATCTTCACTCAACGTATTAATTGTTTTGTTAATAAACTCTATATATGAATCAAGAGATTTAGTTTTATTATACACATCAACAAAACTCTTATACTCATTATATTTTTCAATTGCTAATTTTAAGCTTTTGCTTTTCTTATCAAGTTTGCTATTCATGATTATTTCCTTTTACTAATCTTAAATGGATTTTCAAACGTACTAATATATAAAATATACGAATATGCTTTCTGTATTCTAGAAGCAAGTGATTTATATTTCTTTAGTGTATCAATATCAAATCCACTCGGTGGAATTTCATTATCACTATTAATCACCATAACATAATCATTGAAGAGCATTTCATAAAAAGATGTAACAGTGTAATTTGCTTTTTCCAACTTTACTAAAAGTTCTTTAAGCTCTTTACAATTACTGATATTATTTAATGAAATAGAGTTTATAAAATCTTCATCATATTCATTTATAAGTTCAGATACATTTAAATTTTTAACCTTGCTCATACTATCTCCAGTGTAAAATAAAACCATATATAGAAAGCATCTATATATGGTTATTAGTACATAAAAATTACACTATATTTAATCAGTTTAGTGCCATACTACTGATATTCTGTTGTCCATATTGATATAAACAGTTCCATATTCTATATTACGTTTCTGACTATCTTCGTCCATTTTAATAATTAGTCCAACTGGCACATTCTCTTCTTTCTTTCTACGAATATTTATCGCTACAAAGTCTTTTGACTTTAAGAAATCTGAATTTTGTAGTTTGTATGGAAGATCATATTTTGATGATTTAAATAATGCATCGTATAACTTACGTCTGTCATATATACACTGCTTTACTGTATATTCATTAAATAGCGTAATATATAGACGATATTCGTTTACGGAAATATCCTCATTTATACCGTTAAATGCCGGTAAACAAGTCGCATCTATGACTCCACCAACACACTTACCAACATTACTATCTACCTGTTTAACACATTTTAATTTTTTGCTTTTCTTACATGGCGTAAAGTTATTTGAAACATTTATAATATGAGCTGGAAACCAGTCAGCAACACTATTAAGATCTTCATTTGTATAATAGAATCTATTTTCTTTGCTTATAATGTTTCTAGAGCTTACGCTTGTAATACAAAATGGCTCATTTTCTTTAAAGCATTTACTAGAATTATAGCACTCTACACCTTCTCTTAATGGCTCTTTAGAGTATACTTTATATTTACGATCTAATAACTCATTTATTTTATTGAATGATAATACTAGCATAATAAACTCTCGCTTAAATATATGTTAAAACATCTTCCTAATATTAATATTAGGAAGATGCAAAAGGAGCTTATAGTATGAACTCATTATCACTATGGATAACGGACTTAATTCTAAACTTAAATCAGTAAAGAAGCAAATGATATCTCTTATATTATCACAACATTAGTGATATCACCAATCAGTCAAATATCTAGATATTTTCTACTATCTTTGAATATCACAAGATTCTCAAAATCAGGCGTAAACTTAAATTCTTGTTTAACATAAAAAGACCATGCAATTGGAAAGCTTTCTATATCCTCTAATATAGAATCAAGCTCGTTTACTTTTGCGTCTGCGATTGGCTTCTTATATGCATTTTCTGTAGCTATTTTTATTGCTGACTTAAATCTTGAGTATAACTTACAAAGAATCTTATACTTTTCTTCATCAGATAAATTACATAAATTTAAGCTTTGATACATTTGTTTGTTTCACTTCATTGAAGATGTTAAGCTTAGAAATTGTTGCAGTTGCTTTATTAGAATGACTAAATTCAAATTCACAGTCATGATCAGCAAACCACACAATAATGTTTCCACTATCATCCTTTATTCGATATAGATAATATTTACTAGATCCGCTGTTGAACTTAGAAGTGCCTGATTTAACTAATTTATATTCTGCTATTGTAAAAGTTACTTTATCTCCCTCTTCACCTAAGAAATTAGATGATTTATCTGCATCATTCTTCACTTTATACGATCTGTATCTATCGTAAGATGCAAATGAACTAGCAATTAATCCGATTTTCATTTCATCTATCGTAGGCTTGCATGCTTCAATACGTAAATTATCAAAATATTCTCCAGTCTGATGATCAATATCATTTATATAATTAAACCAACCAGACACTCTATCTTTAACATCTTCTAAATCTGAATCTGCTATAGAATTTAGTTCAATAGCATCTATTACTTTATCAGCAGTACATTCTACATTTGGATTATCAGATCTTTTAATATATCCTTCTTTATCAGTTAAATAAGCACTAATTCTTATTACATCTTTAGTAGAAATTTTAGACATAGTATATCTCTAATAAATGTTTTGCTATATAGACAGTAAATTATATTTACACAAAATAGTACATAAATGTAAAGCGGTATTCATATGAATACCGCTTATTTTATTATTGCATATCTTTCAATGACGCTCCACTTTCTTTTATATATTCTGAAGAAAGACGAACTACATTAGTAAACTCATGAAAAGACATGCTATCACTTTCTGAGAAAGAAATACTAAGGTGTCTCGACAGGAATATCTGGTTCTTTAACAGCGCCTGCCAAATTTCCCTTCTTGCTTGTAATGCCGAGAGACTTGCATTTTGTGGAGCGAAAAAAGTCAGATCCAATGTCAATATAAGTTGTAAATAGCTTATCACATTTAGAGCATTTAACTTCATGTGTCATCTTTACGCCAAATGAAGCTCCCATTTCAGAAAATGCATCATCAATATAAATAGCATCGCATGGATTAAGATTTTCATACCATTCTGCTTTTTCTACAATGTCTTTACCATCAACATCAATAAGTGAAACAGTAGTATAAATTTGTAAAAACTCAGACATTGGCTTTTTAAATTTACTTGCACGACGATCAGCTTCTTGTTTTGCTTTGTTAATATCTGCGCCAGTTGGAAAACGAATAGAAATTTCTTTTCCACATTTAGGTAACGTGATTGGAATAGGATATTTGTCTACATATAAATAATTAATCTCTAGATCTCCAAGATCCCAATCAAGATTTTCTATGCTATTACATTCTGGGCATTTAATTTCCATTTTAATAATATTACCAAGAGTCATCTCACGAGTTTTAAATAAAATAGCAAGAATATCTTCTTGATGCATATCTTTCGCTTTAACTGGACAATCTACTAAGCAAGTGTCAACAAATTGGCGGATTCCGGTTTCGGATGCGTTCGCTGAGAGTAAATCTTTATATGACTTTGTAGTAAAAGGCTTAACTTTTACATTACCATCAAATTCTGGTAAACGATAAATTATTCCCCTTGAAGGTAGAAGTAACTCTTCTGTAAAAGACATAACGTAAGCTCCTATAGCTAATTAAGTTAATAGACTAAATCATTTTAAATAGATATAATTTATATACACATTATGTATGTAAAATAAATAACTTTATTCTACTTTAGCATTATTTCCATTTAGCAATTACACCACGATCTCTGTAATATCTTACTTTTTCTTTAAACTCTTCCCATTTAGCATCACCTTTTTCAGGCGGCCACACAAACGGTTGTGGACATAACTTTCCTGTAGCCATGCAATGAGTTATTATATGTGAATCATCAATCTTATAAACATTTGCTAAATAAGCAACTGTCTTTGCAACATTTTCAATAGTCTCATCTTCAAAATACCAGTCAGTATCTGTTGCTTTTTTAGAAGCTGTGCTTTTCTTTTTAACACAGAAATCAATGCCAAGTGAATAATAGTTACCTTTAAAATCATCACCTTCAGATTGCCATTTTAAATGGCTCTTTGCGGCAAGATCATATCTCCAGCCATTAGTTTTATAATTAGCAAGCTGCTCCAATGTCATCTCTTTATCTTTCTTTGGTTGTTGAACTTTACCACCACACACATGCCAGGCCGCATACTTTAATGGAACAGCTGCATAAATGTCTTTTTCATCAATATAGAAATGTGACGATGCACCTGTATTGTTTTTCATTGCTTTGCACATAGATTTTGCACTGACATTAGCGCATGCTGTGTAATGTACAACGATCCAAGTTGGTGGGTTACTGAATTTCTTTCCATGGGCATATTCATATATTGAATTATGAATAGTTATTTCAATAGGTTCTTTCTTTTCTGATTTAATCTCTTCAGTTTCAACTGCTATCGTAGGTTCTTCTGTTTTAGAAGATTCAAATAAATCTGCGTCAGAAGTAGCTGCACTCGTAACTTTCTTTTCTATTCTAATATCACCTATAACTGATTTAAGCGCACATCCAATTTTACTACACCAATCAAACATAATAAATTCTCCTAAAATAAAAGCTGTAAATATGGGTCTAATTTATAGATAACATATTTACAGCTTTAATATTAAGTTACTTATTATCTCTGAATGATGTAACTAGTTTTGCTACTTCGTCTTTTATAGTTGCTAACACATCATCTTTATCATAGTTGTCCAACACTTTATTGATATACGCAGCAACTGTATTCATATCATCCTCTTTCATACCGATCGTTGTTAGAATAGAAGTACCTAATCTAATTCCAGATGACTTAGATGGAGGTAATGGATCGTATGGGATTTGGTTTGCATTACATTCAATGCCAGCTTTTTCTAATGCAATAGCCGCTGTTTTTCCGTCAATTCCTTTTGAAGTTAAATCAACAACCATTAAATGCGAATCGGTACCACCAGATACTATCTCTAAACTGTACACATGCTGTAACACATCTGCAAGCTTTTTTGCATTCTTAATAACCTGTTCTGCATAATCTTTAAATTCTTCAGTTGTAGCTTCTTTTAATGCAACAGCAATTCCAGCAATATTATTCATATGCGGTCCACCCTGACATCCACCAGGAAACACTGATCTGTCAATTTTCTTTGCAAACTCATTTCTACACAAAATAATAGCGCCTCTCGCTCCACGAAGAGTTTTATGTGTAGTCATAGTAACTACATCAGCATATGGAACCGGTGAAGGATAAACACCACCAGCAATTAGTCCAGCAACGTGGGCTACGTCTGCAACAAAGTAGCATCCAGCTTTATTTGAAATTTCTCTTAATCGTTTCCAGTCAAGAACTCTACTGTATGCAGTTGTTCCAATCAACATTATTTTTGGGTGAACATTGTATACAAAATCTTCAAGTGTATCATAGTTAATTAGCTGTGTTTTCTCATCTACATCAAACTGATGGACTTCATACAAAATGCCACTTAGATTAACTTTATGTCCGTGGCTCAAATGGCCACCAGAATTTAATCCTAAGCCAACAACTTTATCACCTGGATTGCATAAAGCAAAATATACAGCCATATTACACGGACTACCTGAATATGGTTGGACATTTACATGCCAATCATCTGGCAGATTAAAAGCTTCTCTTGCTCTTTCTATGCAGAGATTCTCAATCTTATCTGAGTTTTCTTGCCCTTGATAATATCTTTTTCCTGGATATCCCTCACTATATTTTGAAGTAAAAACACTCGAAAGAGCTTCTCTTACGTCACTAGAAGGTTCACTTTCTGATGCAATCATCCTAAGAGTATTTCTTTGTCTTTTTTCTTCAGCTTCAATAATAAATTTAACTTCTTTATCTTTCATATACTATAATAATCTCCAAAAAATTAAAGACTTTCAATCATATTCTTAATGCCTACTTGATTAAACCCTACAATACGATTTGTCTCTAATCCATTCTTGAAAACAGTTACACATGGCACAGACTGAATAGCTAGCTTCTCTGCAGTGTTAGAAGCTTCTTCTATATTAGCTTTGCAAAATAATGCTTTATCTTCATATGTATCTGATAATTTCTCAATAAACGGAGATAAAGCTCTGCAAGGTCCACACCATGTAGCCCAAAAATCAATAACAACTACTTCATTTTCTTTAATAACTTCATTAAAGTTATTATCAGTTATGTTCACATTTATGCTCATACTAATTTCTCCTTATAGATAGTTTATATTAAAATCAGACATTTTTTCTTTATAATTATTTATAATACCTGACACTTCATTATATACATCGTCAGCCGATTTATTTGCATCAACGTAAATTATATTAGTGTGCTTACTTAATTTATTTAAAATAGTATGATAAGCTTCATTAAGATCTTTTAAATACTGAATTGGTATATTGTTCTCGCAATCTCTAGATCTCTTATTTATTCTGTTAAGTGACTCTTCTACAGATAGTTCTAGTTTAATAACAATATCTGGATATGCTGTTTTAGACGCAAGAATAGAATGCATATTTAAATACGTTTTATACTCATCATTAGTAAAGTAATGTGAATCATATTGTAGAATAGCAAATGCAGCGTCAGAGTAAATTGAACTGTCAAGAATAACAATTTCACCTCGCAATGATCTCATATATGCTTCTTGAGTTTGTTTGTATCTTTCCCATAAATAATATGTCTGTAATGTAAAACTCCATCGTGCAGGATCTTTGTAGTAGTCAACTAAAAATGGATTATTATCAACAGGTTCCTCAAATATAGTATAATTATCTCTTAGAGCTAAATTATTAACGAGAGTACTTTTACCAGAACCAATTAAGCCGATTACACATACTATCATAGCCATACCTTTATGTAAAGAAAAATAAAAGATGTACACTCAATAATGAATATACATCTTTTATTTATAAGTTTAAATAGTGCTGCTATTTAGCGTAATTTTTATTAAAATGTCTCGCTAACATATCAGCAGCGTCTCTAAATGATTTCGCAGTGCCTACTTTTTTATCATTATTTTCTAATTCAATAGAATTAGACTCATTCACTATAAGATCATAATCAGTTACATAGTCTGGGTTATATACACTTACATTTAAGAAGCCGTAGTCAGCATTATCATCTGCAATGTCAACTTCTAACTCTGGTAAATCGTATTCTGTAAAAGCTTTTTCTACCAATGATTGAATATTCTTACAATCAAAAGTAGTCAATGGAACATTTTCAAATTTACGACGTTTGCTCTCTAGTTTGCCGTTAAGAGTCTGTAATATAAACTTAGCGCATTTATTTATATCATCAAAATGAAATGGCTTTAAGCACCCAATCTTAACATTGTTATCGTTAAGTGCAGAGCAATACATATCACTACGCTTACCAGTTGTCGATGCAATTATAAAATGAATATTATTAGAGCTAGCATTATCGCGATTAGTAAGAATTATATGAAATGGTTTCTTTGATGATTTATTTACATTATCATTTGGCTCTAATCTACGTTTAATTGACGGATATTTTGAAAAAAGCTGCTTTAACCAAGCAGCTTCATCAGTCTCTTTAGGTTTATTAAATACTTCTAAAAATTCGTCACACCTATTAGATTCTGATTTATTACGTCGTTTTAATGCAGCGTTTATTTGATCTCTTATAAACTTAGCAATCTTGTCAAGATCTTTGTCAATATTTACAGGATTCAGTACAGCTATTGGCTTAGACTTATGATCATCATCAACTACAGAGCAATACATATTATTTTTATTACTAGGAGTAGAGATTATAAAGCGTAAATTATTAAGATTTCCGTATTCTTTATCTTTAACATACAAGAATAAATGAAACACGTTATCTGGCTTGCTAGATGGAGATGAGACATTAAGATATTTACTTAAATCCGGATCTTTTTTAAATAACTTCTTTACAAATTCAGCTTGATCTTTTACTTTTGGTTTTTCTAATCCAAAGAACTTAAATTCGTTCTTAACATCATCTCTATCTTGAAGAGTTAATCTTTCAAGACGAGATAATCTCTCTTCAAGAGTAGACTTACTCATATGGCACCTCTTATCGTCTATATAACTTCTTTTCTAGTTTACGAACACGTGACTCTAATGAAGCAGTATATTCTACATTATCTCTATAGCGATCCATCCAATCTGAATTATTTCTATTGAATGAAACGTTATCGCATTCTCCATTTTCTATACAGTCTAAACTATCATTTACTAATTTTTCAAGATCATACTCAATCTGATCTCTCTGATTTTCAATGTCTTCAATGTCTACACCATATTGAGCAGCTAAATCAGCAATACACTCATCAGCGTACACACTTACGTCAGTATCTTCTAAATCATATTTAAGATCTTTAATGTCATTATCATTTTTATCTAAAAAATCATTACAGTAACTATTAAACCAATTATATACATCAGCAGAAATATCATAGTTTTCATTCTTTAATAACTTTTCGAGTCTAGATATTCTTGCTTCTAATTTCTTATCCATAATTAAATCCCCATAAGTAATCTCTGATATATTGAAAACAATGCTGTTTGAAATCTTATATCACTATCAAATGAACTCATTGAAAAGTCATCCAATGCAACTTTATATAAATTCATTATTGAACGCACGTCGAATTGCTTAACAATAGCTTCAATAATAGGCTCAACTTTATATTCAGAATTAAAGCATTTCTTTGCAAGATCCAAAAATAGATTCTGATAATCATCTTTCAATAATGCAATTGGGATTCTCATAATTCTGTCAACTAATTCCATCATTACTTCTTTATGCTTTTTAATATCTTCTGATGAAGCTCTAATATTTTTAATGAGCCATAACACTTGCGCAAAATATTTTGCTAAATATACATATCCTGACTCTTCAAGATTTAAGAAATCCTTTTCGCCAATTAACAAATATTTTTCAAATAATTTATGAGCATCTCTCATGTGCCCTTTAGAACGTAGTGCTATTAAATTAGCTACCGCTTCTGGTAAATTGATATTCCGCTCATTAGCTATCTTATTAAGATTACTTATAACTTCTTCTTTTGACTTTGTGTGAAACTCTAATGTCAAAGATCTCGAGATAATAGTAGGTAGTATAGCACTTTTATCTGTTGTGCAGAGAACATAATAAATATTAGGCGGAGCATCCTCAAATAGTTTAAGTAGAGCAGACTGTGCTGCACGCGATGTTAAATGAAATTCGTCAAATGTAATAACACGCTTCTTACCCCTTGGGACCCATGTAAGATCTTCGTATAAATCTCTAATGTTCTCAACACGATTTACTAAAGACGAATCAAACTCGCTGTAAAATTGCGAGTTATCCAAATCCATGGTGCATGCTTCACATTTACCACATATATCGTCTGTTAAATTTTCGCATAAACACATTCTTACAAAACATCTAGCCATTGTTGTTTTGCCACATCCATAATCTCCATTAAAGATATATACAGACGGGCCTGAATTTTTAGCTACAGATAGTAAGAGTTTTTTGTTTACATCACATCCAACAATATCTTTTAGATTTCTAGGTCTATATTCGTATGTACTACTCATATAATTTGCCATATAAAAATAATGTACTGTATATTAAACACAGTACATTATATACACGATTATAATAGTTAAGTTAAACTGGCATGTTTGCTGAATCTATTGAAGCAGCACTCTTTAATAAAGAAGAAATCTTTTTATTAGATGACAGTGAAATAGCAGTATCACCATTTTTGTTAGTAATATTAGTATCTGCTCCTAACTTAACAAGCAGTTTAACTGTATCGTAATCTCCATTCTTAACGGCGATCATTAGAGCAGTGTTTCCATTTTTATCTTGCGCATCAATATTAGCACCAGCTTTTATAATCCGTTTAGTAACGTCATCATTAATTCCAGCATCTACAGCGTGCATTAGCGCATTCATTCCTTTATTATCTGTTGCATTAACATCAGCGTTAGCTCTAATTAAAACAGAAGCAATGTTGTTACACCAATTATCTATAGCATAACATAATAAAGGCATTTCATTATGTGTAATATTTGGATTAGCACCAGCTTTTAAAAGAACTCGAACAATAGGTACACTATCATCATCTTCACTGTAGTATACTAATGGATAGCCATCTGCATCACTTTTCTTGTTTACATCAGCACCAGCTTCAATAGCTTTCTTTATTTTTGAAATGCTGTATGAGAATAGCATTTCCTGAATACTTTCTTGTGATTTCCATTCATCTAATACAGACATTGCTATATTGAAAGATGTACCAGACTCACATCCTATATTTGCACTTCTAGTTTTTAAGAATTTATAATACACTAGATTTTGTAATTTATCTGCATTTTTCTTTAGAGTAACAAGATCTTTTTCTTTTGTTAAGTCATGACAAGCAGCAATGTCAAATCTTATTTCTTTAATATATTTTGAAATATTTTTAATCGGGCCCTTTACAGCTTCTTCCATTTCTCTTCTTTTAGGATCATCATAATCTTTTAAATTACCATCTTCATCAAAGCCAAAATCATTATACGGACCAATTTTATAGTTTTCAGATAGTTTATCACCATCAACAACAAGCTGTACTAAAACGGTATCATCATCGCGTGAGTCAAGCACAAATGTTCCACTGCGTGTAAATGAAACATATTTATCACTATTATGAATCCAGTTTTGATATTTACCAGAGGCAGCCAGTTGATCATGTGGTAGAATATATTTTAAATATGAATCTAAAGTACATACGTGATATAGAGTACCAACTTGTTTTGCTTCAAATTTTCTTAATAGAGTATTTTCTATTCTATCAAGTTTCTTTTCTAATAACAGTAATCTATTCATTTATTTTCTCCATATAATTAAGTATGGTAGAATTAATTTAATTATTTAACAAATTAAATAGATATATAAAAGCGCATAGATTTAAATCTATGCGCTAAACTTATAATTAGTCTACCTTAATTTTAAGAAGTTTAACAACTTTCTGGTATGCTGCCATATCATTATCATCAATATAATCGATAATCATATCTCTCTTATTAGCTGAGCAATTTGCAAATGCTTTCTTTGCGGCAGCATTATTTTTATTACTTAAACACATAATAACAAAATCACCAATTATACGAGAGCTTAACTTCTTAGTGTCCATTCTTTCTGCAATTACTTCAATAAGCTTCTTTGGAACATCATCGTAGTTTTTAATACGAGTTAATAGTCCACGTGAACCGGTTAAAAAGCCTTCATCAAATTTAACATCATCCATTTCACTACTTAAATAGCTTGCTACATCATAAAGACGTCTTGTCATTGAACCTCTAAAGTAAATTGGCATAATTGGAAGATTGCACCAAGTAACTAAGAAGTCAATTATGTTTATGCATTTAATCTGATCTTCTGGTGAACATGATACTATAGCATTCGGTATAAGGCCATAAGTATTATTTTCACCAGTAAGTGTAGAAGCTATAGATTTAAACCGAGCTAACGCGTCTTTAATGTCATTTCTATCAATAAATCCAAGCTCTTTTTCTTTTGCAGTTAACGTGACTTTCATATCACCACACATAACTCTTAAGCTATCATAGTTTAATTTAACTGCATGTGCTAACATAATTTCTTTAATTTTTTCTTTATCTGTGATATCGCTAGCGTATCGTTTTATCATTGCTTTTACAGTCTTAGGATCTTCACTTGCAAGAGCAACATAAACATCTTCAATAGAAGCCGCTAGTTTTGATGTATCGATGTCATCATCATAGTCAAGAGCACCAATAGCTCCAACATTTGATTTCTTATCTTTTACATCTTTACCTTTATCATCTAAATCTAGCTCACGTATGTCATCATCTTCTTTATCTGTAGAAGCTTTATTGCCATTTTTACTAGGATTATCATCTAAATCTAACCCAGCTATACGGGCATCAGCTTTATCTGATGTACCTATTACATTTCTACTTTTTTTACTAGGATTATCATCAAAGTCAAGCAGTCGAAGCTTACCATCGCCTCCAACTTCAACATCTCCGGCACCAGTTTTTACAGCAGCATCATCAAATAAATCTAGTTCGCGAACTGCTGCATCAACTTCACCTTCAGATGGGACATTAACATCAGCAGTAATATCATCAAGATCTAATGTGTCAAATCGGTCTTCAAAACGTCGACCTCTACCACGAGTTATGTAATCGATATATTTCTCAAAAGACTCATTTGTAACTACTTTATATTTTTTCATATTTAATTCTCCAACAAATTATAAATCATACTTATCTTTAGGTTGATTTTGAGCTACTCTAGCAGCACGCTGCTTTAATTGTCTAGCAGTAAGGTTACTTGCATTATTAGGATCATTTATCGCTTCTTGAATATCTTCATCCAATAGAATTTCTGGGTGTTGTGTAATATACTGCTCGCAATCACGTGACCATTCATCTTCACTAATTTTACGCAGTATTTTATCAATCATGTAATCATCATCATCTGAAAGACGATATGGATTATTATTGCGATTATTTTGAATAGCTGCGTCTATATCATAGCCTAGTCTAGTAGCAACCTGTCTAAATATGTCTGACGCAGGAATATTTGTCATACCGTCAATAACCTGCTGGCCAAGTCCAATGTCGAAGATATACTCAATAAAATATTCATTTGAAGATGTTATAATATCACGTACAGTTAAAGGCGACATATGATATCTTGATTTAAGATTGTTACCAAGTATTCTACATAATGCTCGCGTAGTTGCTTCATCTCGTGTATGAGCTATAGTGTCAATAATATCTGAAAAATCATTATTATTTTCTAAAAATCGTCTATGTGATTTTGCGATCTTATTTAAAACTGAGATATTACCATTATTTTTTGCTGAGTACATTAGATTTTTTAATTGATTTTTGTTAGCATCTTTAATAAAATCATCAGTAACAAAATCGTATATAACATCTAGTGGCTTATTTAAAGCAAGACATATATTACTAGCTTGAGTTAAGAAGTTTTCAACGTTAACTACTTTTAAAGTACCATTACTGACTAATTCTATAAGATCATATAGCTTCCGAGTTACTCCGATATTTTCACGATAATCTGCAGTAGCGTAGCCTCTAAAGTTAGGTAAAGGTGGCATTACACCAGCATTTTTGAATTTATCTGCTAATATACTAAAGCCTTTTGCAAATTCTTTCATAATAGAGTCAGATCTGACAGATAAGTATAAATTTTCAGGATTGTCTGCGACTATTAGCTTATCAACTATACTTCTATATGCTGATTCTTTGATGTGACCTAATAAAAAGTATGGCAATATAGTATTATTAAAAATATCAAACCATAAGCTATATTGGCGATACAATGATCTAGCACCATCTGGAATTAATGATAATAAAATATCATCTTCGTATATACCACGTTTAATAGCGCAAACTATTAAAGGATCGCCACGATTTAAATCAAACAAAGATCCTGCTGCTCCAGCGCCGTGACTAATAAGTTCACGTAGACCATCAAGATTTTTACGATCCATTGCGACAATTACAACAGGTTTGTTTCCATCTTTCTGATTAGGATTAGCGCCATTATCTAGTAATAGCTTAATAATTTGGCCAGTTATATTCTTAGAATCTCTACATGCATAAACAAGTGGCGTAACACCTTTCTCATTTGGCTGATCAACTGGCTGTCCAGCATCAACTGCCGCTTTCACTTCTTCATATTTTCTTGAATATAAGTTAGGTGTTACCGTTCTCTGTCTTGGCTCACGTGGAGCTCTTGGTAAACGTCTTGCACGAGTTGGTGCTGGCTCTTCATTAGCAACAGTGTTATCTGCGTTAGAATTAGCATTAGTACTATCTCTCTGTATAACACCAGCATCTTCCCATTCATAGTTTGGATTAGCTGAGTACATGCCATTCTGTCTAAATAGGCATCTTTCTCTAATACCATCGCTTAAAAATCTTGCTGCAGATGTATTAAAGTGATTAAGAATATCTTCAAATGATTTTGGACCTTCATCCATTAACCATTGCCATACTTTAAAAGCAGTGCTTGGGTTTGTACCGCGACCAACTGTCTTTTCGTATACATATCTTTCTAGTCTTGCTACTCTTCTTTGTAGAGCATTTTCATATAAAGTACTGTATTTCATTTATATCATCTCCATTTAGTATGTGAATATGATAGATAACTCTAACCTATATATTGATAATAGAAAACCATACTAATTAAAATACACTCTAATTAGTATGGTTTTAATTTATTCATGTTTACTACATATCATAAAGCTCATCATTGTCTTTATTTTTATTTGCGTTATTTCTTTTATAGTTGTCTAAATAACGTATTAAAAGTCTTGCATTTGTTGATGACGAAGTAAGCTTCTTAGCCATATCATAAAACCTTTGATCTGTTAAAAATTCTGGAAACTGTTCTGTTAATGATGCTATATTTGACACATAATGATCAGTTTCTAAAAGATTTTCAGCATCTTTAAGTCTACGATTAATATCATAATTTAAGTCATTAAGAAGCTTATCAGCTTTAGCAGAAGACTCATCATCTTTAAGTAATTCTTTTAATTCATAAGACACTTTACTATCATCTTGTATACAATTTGAAATGTCTTTTCCGTAACCATTATCTATAAACCACTCTAATAATTTTTTATTATGTGTCTTTAAAAGATCACGACAAATCGTAGAATCTTTCGTGATAATTATTTTATCAGAATCTTGTACAATATTTAGTATTTTACATACTAATCTAGTAATCTTACTGTTATCAGGCACATTTGCGGCGAAATGAATAACATCTTTCAAATCATATCCTAAATTTACATTTGTCTTCTTAATAATATCTCTACCATTATTGATCAGTGACTGTGCTAAGTCAATACTATCCATCACAAATGCAGATAGAATCATATCATATAAAGAGCTAGTACTTACTCGTGACAGTGCTTCTGATGTAATAATATCTGCAAGAAAGTCTATAGGTAAAACAAGATTGTTTGCAGCATTTATAACATCACGCATGAAACAATCTGCATTATAAATGTAGCAATCATGTGCTTCTTTAGCAGCACTATATATTTTAGTATACACTGCTTGTGTCTTCATTCCTTCTGCATATTCACTGCATTCATAAAAAGGCCATACTTTATATTTCATTATAGCATCAAATAGATATGATGTCTTAGCAATTGCTATTTCTTCTGCTATAGGATAATCAGAATCACGACTAAAATAATTGTGTAACATTCCATTATTATTCATAATAGAAATGTATTTATTTATAAGTGCAGAATAAACTTTCTCATCTAACTTACCCCAAGAATAAATATGAACTATTCTTGCAATTACTGTAAAGTTAGATTTAGCACTTCTTCCAGCTACAAAATCATTATCTACTAATGATAATAGTAAATTATCTTTAATACCACCATCTATCGCATAAAATAAAACTGGCTTATTTTTATATTCACTGTCTTTAAGAGAAGTGCCATATTCTAATAATAAATTTAATAGTTCTTTATTACCTTCTAGCGCAAATAAAGCAAGATATGGAGCTCCCTTTTTATCCGCTACATTCGGATTAGCTCCATTTTCAAGTAATAAAGTTATAATACCACTATCATGGTTACTACATGCTATTTGTAATGGAGTTCTTCCAAATCTGTCTACACTATTAACATCAATGCCAGCTTCAATAGCGGCTTTAACTTCTTCTATCTTTTTTGAAAAAATATTTGCTTTTGGCTTTTTAGAGCGAGAAGTAGTCTCATCTTCAAAAATAAGTCTTTCTAATATTCTAACTCTTTTTTCTAATGATATCATTTTCACATTCCTATATTAAGAGTGCATAAACTTATTAGTTACACTATTAAAATAATTACACTTATTTGATATTTCTTTATACACAAAAACTCCATAACTAATTAGTTATGGAGTTTAAACATAATTACATATCGTATATATCTTCTTTTTGAGTTGAAGCTATTTTGCGTTTTAATTGTCGTGATGTAGTTGTATTGTTGTTTTCTATTGCATCTAATACTAAATCATTTCTAAGAATATCTGGGTTATCTGTAACAGCTTTTTCTAAAGCTCTGTTCCATAAATCATATTTAATCGCACGTAGCAATTTATTTATAAGTGTATTATCATCATTAGCATTTGAAATAGCTCCGTAATCATTAAGTATCTCTAGACAATATTTTGCAGAAGGTTTACCAGCTAAATAATAATCTTCATCTGTACATTGTCTATATAGCTCATCAGAGAATCCTTCTTCTATAAAGTACAAAATTAAGTACTCGTCTTTTGATTCTATTACACCTGTAATTAAATTATCTAAATCCAGATCATCAAGCTCTGATATTGAATTTTTATTTATTAGTTTAACTAATAATCGTGACATTCCATAATATCGTATATCGCGTATAATATCATCAATGTCAAATTTTAATCCAGCATTAATCATACTCTGTATGATGGCTTTATTTTTTGTATGAGCTGCATTTTCTAATAAATCTAGTAACTCATTTTCTGAAAACTCTAATAAAAATTTAGGAGTAAACATGTGATCTAAGAACTCTGTAGAATCTCCAGTTATTTTACATAGATCTCTGCATGTCTCCATAAAATACTGTATGTTGAATATAATCTTTATTTTGCCCTCTGCTGCATCTTTATAGTATTTCAATAACTCAGTTGCAGTTTCTTTGCTTATTACTCTTGTGTCTATAGATATTGTTGGAATAACATTGTACTTATCAACAATACATTTAAATGTATTCATAATGCCATCACTGAGTTCGTATTTCATAGATGTTACATCATCTACACTATTAAACTCTGATGAGTTGTCAACGATCATCTTAATAAGATTTTCATATTGATCTAGAGAAATTCTCTTTCTGTAATAAGCATCATAATAAAAGCTATGCACCAATGAGTTAAACTCTTGCTTCTCTTTAGAAGCAGCTAATCTAATAAGCTCACTATCTTTAGGTACATAGTCACTTTGTGAGCCTTGTGCTTGACGCATTATATAACTTGGATTTGTAATTGTATTATTAACATCATTAGCAAGAATAGCCTTCATCGCAGGCTCATTTTTTAGCTTACACGCATAGTAAAACGCATCCCACTGGCCATAGTAATTTTTATATATATCCGCACCGTGCTGCAGAAGATATGCAATTACGTCACTATAATCTTTATCACTTGAATTTATAGTGTATGTTAATGGAGTAAAGCCCTTATCGTTCTTCTGATTTATATTTTCACCAGCATCTAATGCAGCTTTAATTTCATCAATATTTCTTGAGAATAAGCCGGTAGATTTTTCTTTTTTAGCTTCTGCTAAAAGACATTCCAACTTTAAAAGTCTTCTTTCTAAGTTAATAAGTTTATATTCAAACATGCTATATTTCATAGATCATCATCCGTCATACTTGTTTAAATAATGTGAAACATCTTCTAAGCTGTCTAAAGAAACTCTCTTTATTCCATTATTTTCATAATCAAAATCGTCAGCAATTACATCAGAATAGCTGCTGTTAATATCTCCAGAGTTAAATTGTGAGAGGTTAAGTATGTCGTCAGGGTTAAATATTGTTTCTTGAGTCGTGTAGGCGTTGTATAAAGCACCTACAACTGCATCGCAACGGTCTTTCATTCCACCTGTTTTAGTCGAACCAGGATGATCAACTTTTTGCTTCTGTCTAAACCATATAAGATCAAACAGCTCTTTTTTTATTGCGTCTGCAAACTCCTGACTAAAGTGTACTATATTCTTATAAAGACAGTCTACAAAGAACAAATACTGAGTATCTGTTTTATCAACTGATTGATATTTTACATTGAATCCATTCTCTGTTAAGAACTGTCTGCTTGCTTCACTTTGAAATTGATCAAAGCTAACTAAACCTATTCTTAACCCTAGTACATCTCGCATATATTTAATGAACTCATGACATCTTGCGATAGACACACGTTTTGGCGGAGGCGGTGGTACTATTCTTAAAGAGAAATCATAATAATATTCAGGAGTTTCAACACCGTCAACTAGCTTAGTTCCATTTTTATAACAACAAGCAATGCCGTAAGCATCTGTCGCTACACCAATATCAATATGCAAATACCTCGGACATTCTTTGTGTGGAAATTCAACACCATTAAGATAGTACTGAATGCTATTATAAAGCTCATCATTGCACGTCTCAACAGTGAATTCATTCTTAGAAAATAATGGCTGTATAGTATTATCAATACAAGATTCAAATGTTGATCTCGATGAGAATAGTTTACCAGTAGAGCTTACACTCATTCCTGAGAAATCTTGAAGAGCTTGTATTACATTGTTTGCATAATTAGGATAAAAATCTATAGGAACTTCGTCAATTAAATTTCTATACTCCTGTGATAATTTCGCAACCGCTTCTTTTACTGTTAAACTTGGATCAAGACTTATACCTAATTTAACACTTAAATCAGATGTGTCTTTAATGATAAACGGATCAAATTTATCATTGCCGGCAAATACAAAGAATGTCTCGTCTTTATACGTACCAGCTGGTTTAATATCCCATAATCTAGCTCTTGCATACTTGATAGAAGGATCTGTTAATGACTTTTCATATAATTTAGAAGTCATTGATGTTTTAAACGTTGAAGATGATATAACAAGATTTAATGAATTATTAACACCGTTTGATGTAAAACGCGATGATGTTCTTGATAGTACTGCATTATATAGTTCTTCAACAGACCCTAAATCAACTTCAGAACCAGAGCTATCACCAAAGAAATTAGCCTCATCAATTACACAGCTAATACAGTTTAAACCAATCATATCTGATGTTGAACTTCCGTAGAATATTCGAATATTTTCAGGAAAATCCAACGTAGAATTTCTATACTGATTACGTCTAAATAGCTCTTTAAAATATGGAACACCATCTATTATTGAGCGTAACTGAGAAAATCCTGATCTTTCAGCTTGATACTTAGTTAAACTGAAATATAAGAACGCTGTCATTGTATTTGACATTAAACCAAATAACCCAGCAACATTTTCATAGCATGAAAGCTCATATAATTTTCTTAATATAATATAGAGCCCACATGTGGATTTTCCAGTTCCGATTCCGCCAGTTAATACAATTTGATTGTAGTTTTGTTTCCCATCTTTAAATATATCACAAATTAAATCTTTCCAAAATGGATATAATTTCTTAACACAGTCATCTCCGCAGTAATATGGGTCACGTATCCATTTCTCAATTGGCACAATTTCTCTAACCTGTGTATAGTCTGATATTTTTACTTTGTCAATCACATTTGCAATTGAATCAATCTTTTTATCGCCTCTTATAATCTTTAATAATTTTTGTACTTTTTTACTTTCTTTGCTCATAATAAAAGCCCTATTATATATAAAACAAGTATATTACTTTGTTAGATATATAATAGGGCTTTTATTATTTATAGTCTTTTGGATCTGGAAAACAATCAAGAAAATCAAGTTTACCTTGCTCAGTCATTATATCGTATGACCATTCTCCATCTTCATAAAAATATAATTTAGTAAAGTCACTAGATAAAATAAAACAGAATTCTTTTATAAGTAATAAGTCAGCAGACATTTTAGCCATTTGTAATGTTGGAAACTTAGCATATATGCTAGCATCTGCATTCTCATCTATTCTATAGAGATAATAATATTCATTCATTCTAGTGACTCCAAGCTATAAACTATTTAATATGAAGACTTCCACAATGTTCACAGCCATCATGTTTCATGCAAATAGAAAAAGCAATTAACAACCCTAGATTTTTCATAAATTTCTTTTTCTTTGCTGGCTTAAATGAAGCAGATAATGTAATAGCTTCATTTAGTATATCTTTGATAGGCTGATTAATATTGATAGTGCTATTTACAAGAATGTCTGTAATAAAATTTTGCACCATAGGTGGAGTATCTTTTGATGCAGCTAATTCATTTACCTCACGGAAAATGTAATCATCCAAGTCAAACGTCTCATATATATGAGTTACTTTACGCCAAAGATCATCAAATGTAGCTCCTTCGTCTTTTGCATAATTCATTGGAAATGTTATATAAACGCCTGATGTAGGATCATATAGAGTAGGATGAATTTCAGAAAATCCATTCATATTAGAAAACCAGCTATTAAACGTTAGCATTGGTTGTAGATTTGCTCCAGTAACTTCTTTAAATAGATTCATTGTTACTTTGCCATGTGAAAACAACTCGTCTGCTTTAACTAATAAATTAGAATCTACTTTATTATCAATCGAATATCTGTCTTTAAAATCTGTGAAGCATGTGTAAGATGACGGCGATTTCTTTATGTCAATCTTCCATGGACTAGGGCCATTTTCATAACGAGTACCCTCAGTACCCTTTTCCATATTTACATTCAAGTCAATAATAGTTAGAGCATCATCATGAGTAGCATAAAAAACAAAGCAATCTGCAAAGCATTTAAATAGTTTATCTACAGCAGGAAGTACAAGATCAATAACGTCTGCTTCTTCACATACTGTGGACAATAATTTAATTTTTACACCGAGAGCGTCGACTAATTTCTTAACTGAAGCTTTTGACAATGTATAATTTTTTGTTTTTGTTACAATAGAATATTCATCATGTCCTGGCTCAGACGCGTTTTTAATAAGATTTACTACATCTTCACTCTTAATAATAAATGGCTGAGGAATATAATTTTTCATATAATCAAAGTGTTCAATAAAACCATAATTTTCAATAGTCATTCTATAAACTCCTTATGTTAAAATATAATGACATTAACAAACACTACTATAATTATTATACACTTTCATTAGATAAAATTAAACCCAGCTAATTAGCTGGGTTATTTACTCATCTACTACTATTTAAATAGATCATAAATCATCTTCATTTATACTGAACGTTTCACCACATTCACTTGCTTCTTTATTAAGTAAATCAGCAATATGCATCATTGTTTGCTTATAAAACTTATTAAAAATTTGATTACTAACTAGCTTATTATTTGACAGGTTATACATCATCTTAGAGAGTTCTTTCTTTCCAAGTTGATAAACCATAAATAATTTTGCAAGCGAATATTCACTAAATGGAATTACAGCATTACCAGCTTTAAACGCGATCCTACTATGAACAGTTTTATCCATATTTGAAAGAAGCCACTCTATTCTTTTATTAGAATCTATGCTACCTTCATGAGACATATAGCTGTCATCTTTAAGCATTAAATCACCAACAGTAGTGCTAGTATCATCTCCGCATGGCTTATCTAAAATTGTTACTTCATCTGCTTGTGAAACTTTTTTATAAGATTGCCACATTGCAGTTCTAAGCAGCCAGCAATGAATTGCTGGCTCTAATTTATAGTTAGCATTAAATCGTAAAATACCATCATTAAGTAATAATTTATAAGCGCATATTTGATAAAAGTCATTGAACGACATAAGCCATCTCAGTCTTCCTTCTTGCGGCTTATAATAAATACTTTTTGCTTTTCTCTTTAGAACATCTAGCAATTCTTCTGTAGACATTACAAGATATTTAAGATTTGCTCTTTCTATTTCAGTCATATTTTCAATATCAAACTTGCGAGCATTTATCATTATATCAGATAACTTACGGATTGAATGAGATCCACTATCACTTGAAGTAAGCAGATTTAACTGTTTTCTTGTACAGGTTGTCATGTTTATGTTATACTTGTTTTCAATATCGCGAATAGAACTGGATTTAGAAGTTGACACATTCTTCTTCATACATAACTCCTTAAGCTATTAGACAAGTAAATTATAACACATGTAATATTAGATGTAAACAAATTAAGATTCTTTTACTACTTCATTTGTAACTGTGACCTTCACTATTCTCCATTTACAATTCTTATAGTCATCGCTTGCACGAATAACTGATTCAGCATCTTCAGCAGAGTTAAACATCATTGGTGAACTGTTCCACCAATCGTAGCCCAAACCTTCTCCACGATACTCAATAAACAGCTCACTTCCGAGCTTATTATAAGGAACTTCTACAATATAATGATAATGAGTTTTTGATTCAACCATATAAGCTCCTATTAGTGGTTAATCATTGTTTCACAATTGTAAATGATATTGACAGCACACTTTTACAGTTTCTTTAATAACTAAAGTCTACTATATCATGCACGTTAGTCAATAATAATCCAAGACTCGCCATCCGGTGTAATTACGTCTTCAGCACCGTCATATTCGTCAATACGATATTGACGGCCGTAAATTTCTGCAATATCCAAATAGGCACATTCACCGTTAGCTTCATCACCCAAAGCTTCAACTACAGCAACTAAATCTTTATGGTGCCGCTTATCCTCAAACCAACTAGATACATCATAACAAAGACATTCATCTTTTGATGAAAATGAGTATTCTTTACCGGCCAAACGTAGTGATTTAATAAAATCACGAAGCTCATTATCTTTGCAATTTGCTTCAAGCCACTCAACAGCTTTTAATGAAATTGAAAACCCGCCGTAGTTGTTATTGTATACTACTTTATTCATTTAAGCGCTCCTCTACAGTGTCCAATAAGAAGTCAACATTAAATCCTACTGTACGAAGACTCTTCATACTGAACATCGATTAAATGGAAGGAATCATTCCATCCATTTTGTAAGTATATAGTAACACAAATTTTTAAGTATGTAAACAAAAATAGTGTATTAAGTGTGTATTATAAAGTATCACAATGTATCATATGTAATATAATGCATTACATATTAAATTTTAATTATAACATGTTTTGCTATAAATGTAAATAGAAAAAGTGTATCAAAAAGTAACTAACAATTTGATACACTTTTATTTATTTTATTTGTACTATTTAGATTCTAGCAAAGTCTGATTTGTATATATCGAATCATACGATTCTAATATATTAGCAATTGATGTTACTTTTGATGCACATATAACATACGATGATTGCAATGATATATATGACATTAAAAGATCACCATTTGTTTGTATTGTCGATGTTTGTATTGGATCGCACGGAGAAATTATAGAATCAGGTATTTCAGGTTTTATATAAGATACTTCAGTTCTTGTTTCAACTGTTTTGCATCCTACAAATATAAAGCTTAATAATATAAATAATGTTATAACTTTGCACATAAAAACCTCACTGTGTCTAATGTGAACTAACATCAAATTAGATATAGTGAGGTTAAATGCTAATCTGTGCAAGCTAAATCATTTGATTCATTAATTAACAAATCAATAAGTGACTGAGGTATAGATTCATTATACCAATCTTGAGCAACTGGATCTTCAACGATTGTTTCATAAATCTCTTGTTTAAGATTCATTTCTTCCAATCGTGTCTTTTCCATATTCTCAATGTAATCATTTGTTACATTTATTGTTTCACGAAAAGATTCTACATTTTTCTCTAATGATTCTATTTGACAGTTAAGTGCCTGAATTTCATTTTTCTGTTCAGTTAAAGTAACATTTAAATCAGCAATCTTATTATTAAGATGATTAATATAAACAAATATACTGACAACTGATGCAACAGTAGCAATAATTATCACTGCTGCAATAATGACTTTAATCTTTAAACTCATAGGCAATATTCCACAACATTATATTTATCTTTTGTATCTTCTTTAACATCTTTTACAATAACGTAGTGAAGAGTTTTAGTTTCTGCTACTGGTAAAATATAATCACATGATTCACTGCCGTTATACCATTCATTTGCACTAGCTACTACATCTTCAGCAACATTTTTAGCTTCGTCTTTTACAATAGTGATATCCATAATAGTCTCCTTTAAGGTTGTTTTCCAGACATTAACAATCTTTCTCTTCGTTTAAGCTCTTTCTGTCGCTGCTTAAATGCAGCGACATCTTCTGAATTGTCAAATTGAAAATCCTCATGATTGTTATCTTTTAAATATAACCAAGAATATAAAAAGGCCTCACAACAATCATGCGGGATTTTCTTTTTAGTACCAAATACAGATAATATTTTATACCCAGATTTAAAAAGATTATTAAGATATTTTGTAGCTAACTCAACAGAATCTTCTTTACTATATTTATGCTGATGTATACGAGATCTCAGTGTAGCTGGGTTATAAGTAGTTTTTATATGAGATTCGAATTTATTATATATCAGTGAATCTAATGAATATAACGCAGCGCTCATTGATGAACATGGAAGTGGGCTCTCATGAATTAATTCATAGTCATCATATCTGCTAAAAATATTCTCTAGCTGTTTAATAATATTTTGAGCAGCATGAACTACATTCTCAAATTGTTTTTCACCAATCTTACATGATGCAGTATCGAAATATATTTCTTTACTTTCTAAATTTATTATACATATTCCAGTTCTAGTAAATGAAGGATCAAGTGAAATTAAAACATTACTCATACAAACTCATTAAAACATTATGAGACATCCATTTGTTGTAACTGCACAGTCACTAAACTCAAATCTAATAAGATCATCATTAAATTTAAAGAATACGTCTTTAAGCAAAATTGAATCAGTATTTTCATATATATTGTTAAGTTTATCAGCTACTACTTCTAATAACACTAATAATCTACTAGTTTCATTTATATTTTCTTTTGTGTCTATATAGTGCATAATAATATCATTTTTATCTAGTGAGTTCTCTTCTGCCAATTCAGAAAATGTTCGTTTATCATTCTTATAATATGAATCTATTAAGAAAACATTTACTGATACAGATAAAGCTAAATCACCAGTTTCCATAAAAGGCCCATTTGAAAATACAAATGTAATCTTCTCTGGATTATCTTCATCAGGTAAGTATAAATCTCCAAGATATACTTTTGGCCAATCACTGACTTTTTCACATACACTAGCCAGTGCAACTTTATATGCCTTTATAAATGATGTAAATTTCATAGATTTTTCCTACAAGTCGTCTTTATCACTGTAAACATCTACACCCTTATTATTATATACATCTGGAAATTTCTCTTTTAAATGATTTATAATATCATTTGTAGACATTGATTCATACTCTTTAGCTTTATTTTTCTGCTGCTCTTTTAATCTGCGAATATACATTTGTTTATATGATAGTTTATTTTCAGAGTTAGCGGAATCACTTACACTAAACTCTGGCTTAAGCATGTCGTATGGTCTTCTTGTAAAACCATGAGCAGCATTACTTGAGTAATGCATTCTGCTAATGTAAGTTGATCTAGAAACATCTTTCTCTGTGGCTACAGAGTCATAAAACTTACGAGGAGAAAATACGATATTATTTATATAACTATAGCCATATAGTATACATGGGTAATTTAATGAATCTTCAAGATTCATATCATACACATAGTATCTCGTATAAGCAGTTGTATATGAAACAGTCTTTTCATGGTTTTCTTCATATCGCTTTGCCAAATATAAGCTACCAAGTGATGTATATAGATCTTTACCGCTAATAATATCTTTCTCAGTAATAGAGAAGCAGTTATCAGAAGAATATTCTTTTGTTTTATCTTTTCTCTGTATATAAGTCGTATACATCCCAAGTCGCGATGTTACATTATTTTCAAGACACCATATACAGAATTTCTTTGTATCAAGAAAATCTTCAGATACAGTTATTCCATGCATGCCAAAAAACTTATATGCATAAAAACTTTCATCATAGCAACTTAACACAATAAATTTCCATCTACTATAAATATTCTTATATAGTGATGCAAATGAACGAAACATCTTTGGCTTATACGGAATTATGCCATCATTATACAGTGTAATTATATTCTTAATGAGATGATGCTCATCATTTAGATACTCATCGTTGTATACATACGATTTATGTTTTTCAAGTGTGTCATCGTCAATAGGCGATTTATCAAGCAATGCAGTTAATTGAGAAATAAGTTTTTTATCTATTAGAGTACTCATATTATTTACAATTTATATGTATTAAAAAAGGGAGCTTAAGCTCCCTAATTTATTTAGTTATATTTATAAATTTAAATTTTATAAATATCAGCAACAGCATCAGCAGAAATAAATTTCTGCTCTGCAATAGGTGCGTTTGGATCACCAATCTTTGCTGCTAACTCTTCTGCTGTATATGTACGACCCATTGCATCAAGAACTTTTTCACCATTTGTATTCATATACTCAGTAACGTATGCAACAGTATTTTCATTTGTTAACCACTGAGCAGCAGATGCCTGAGTTACTTGGCATTTCTGATACTGCGTTGAATTACATGAGAATAGCAAATCAACATTTGTTATTGAACCGCTAATTTCAGAAAGTAATGAAATCTGATCGTACATTTCACCACCAAGAACAAGAAGTTTTGGCTCAACTTTTGGTGAAACTACGCGTCCAGCGTTATCTGTCTCATATACAATGCATGGGTAACAGTACTTTATACTAACTTTATCACAATACTTACAACAAGCGCCACCATCACAAAGAATGTAACCAACCTCTGGATGATAATGTAGCTTGATCATGATAACATCTTCAGTTAGAATAGCAACTCTACAACGACGACCTTCTTCAAATTTAAGCTTTGGAAAAGGATATCGTGAAAGTTTAGAACCTGTCGAAGCTACTACGACGGCTGGACAGTTTTGAGCAAGATTCAATGACTTTAATGAAAATGCTGGTTTATTTGTTGCAATAGCAGTACCATTAGAATTTGTTACATCAATTTCGTTTGCCATAATTTGTTTCCTTTTTAGATTGTTGTTAATGACGTTGGATGCTAGATCCATGTCGGAACATATAATATATACAAAGAATGATAGTTGTGTTTAACGAATCATTCAAATAAATAGATATTTAACTTACATAAGAGGTATATCTCTTAAGTGCATCTTTTCTATAATAGATTCACTTTCGTCTTCTATTCTCTCTTCTACGTTAGCAATTATGTCTTCTACATCACACCACTTATCATATTTTCCGCAGATAATTCTATTCCCATTATTTGTTTCCCAATATGAATCAAGTCCATTAAAATGATAAGTCCATAAACCTGTCATTGGCTTATTTTTAGTAGGATGTACCACTACACAAGTTATACCGTCAGACGGAGATCTTCTATTGAGACGTTCCCAGTGCATTTTGGCTCCATTAATTTATATAGTAAGAAGATAAAGATTAAAAAATTGTAATTATAAAATTTATTTACAATCCCAAAACGAAGATTCAGAGTCAGCTGACTGGAGTTTAAGTACAAGTTTATATTTATGAAGCGCGTTAGTAATCGCTGGTCTTTCGTACATAGGCTCAAGTACATAACCGCTCATATGCCATCGTATAGCACACGCTTCTTCATCAGTTAATTGCATATACTTCATAACTAAATACATCGACTTTTCACCATGGCCAAGTGGAACTGATGTCTCGTTATACTCATATGAAGGTACTCGTTCCCATTTTCCAGTTACTTCATTCTTAACATTACGAAATGAAGGCTTATAGAAATTTACTTTACATAGATCATGAAACAGTGCAGTAATAGCAATTGTCTCATCTGACTCATCAACTTGCTTCTCTTTTAATCGTTTATATACTTGTAAAGAATGAGCCAACAGTCCGCCAGGCTCAGACCCGTGATATCGCACTGAAGATGGAGCTTCATAGAAGTCTGTAGACTCGAGCCACAGCATCAAATTAGTAATGCCATCACGATGTATATTTGACTGTACTATACTTTTAAATTCTTGTTTAAGAGTACTTATATCATTCATATATTAATCTCCTTTAGTCATCATATTCAATCTCTTCAATATCATAGTACTCATCGAAAGGCATTCCATATTCTTCTTCCATGGAAGACTCATAATCATCAGAAAAACTTAAATAACATTCTTCACAAAGACGAAGATTAGAGTTCTTGGATTCGTAAGCTGCAGGATTAAAACAACACATACATAATTTACGTTTCATATTATCTCCTTTAATGAATGGATCCATTCCATCCATTTTGTAAGATAATAATACAATAGAATCACATAAATGTAAATAGAAAAAGTGTATCATTTAGTATCTGATTCTGTATAAAGTGTATTATTTATTGTATCAAATTGTATTTTATATAGTAGTTTTTATAGAACACATTATATAATATACAAAAATCCCATCATATATTATATATAATATATGATGGGATATATTATTTAACTATATGTTAAATAGAGTCTGGCCAATTAAACTTTATTACAAGATTACGTGCTGGAGAATCTCCACCAGAAATAGGATATAGTGTTAAACTACATTTTGTCTGTCCATCAATATTACCAATGAAGAACTTTGCAGCGCCACGTCCATTACCAATTTCATCATTCCAGCATTCATCGATAGCATCAGCAACATCATCAGCAGTTGGGTACCAACGATTAATCGCAGCATCAAGAATACCCATAGCATCAAGCTCTGCAATAGCGCGATCTGATTTATAAGACGGAGTATCTGTAAATGATGATAAAACATCTGCTACTGTATTAGCTCTAGCACCATTAGGTAGAACGCTTGCACCTTCATTACGAATGCCGCGACTATTTCGTTTAACAGATTCAAGTCCTCTTAGCTGACGCTGTCTCTTAGCCCATGCAGCTAAACCTTTTATATCAGCTTCTCGTTGTTCACGCTCTTCATCTGTTTCGTCATCGTCATCATCTTCATCTTCGTCATCATCGTCATCCCAAGTGTCTCCCCAGTCTTCAATGAAGTCACTTGCCATATATGAAAGCATTCTTTTTATATCATTACGTCTATCTTCTAACTCAATTTCGTCATAACCAAAATCACCAATCAACCATTCAATAGCAGAATCAACCATTGCGTCATTACGGCCTCTTGCCATTGAATACATATTCTCTCTAAACTCTTCTTCACTATCATAGTAATCTTCACCACAGAAACGATTATCAAAAACGTCTCTAAGATCATTTTCTAATGATGAGCTACGTTTACGATGCTTTCTAATCTTATCCATATCAACATAGTCCCACATATTTTCATTTTTATGTGATAGTAATTTTTCAAGACGTTTTATTCTTTTTTCTAATGTTATATTACGCATGTTAAATAATACCTCCATATAATATCTGTGAACAAATATACAACTTAACAAGTAATAGATATGTTGCATTTAATAGCTTGCTGATGTGCTATCAAAATAACGACTATTGCATATTACAAATTGTGCACTATTAAAATATTTAACAATTGACTCTGCAGATGTTTTAGCAGTTTCATACCCTGCAATTAAAGCAGCGCATTCTGTTTTAGAGTTTGTAAAGTTTTTAATATATTGATTTTTAATATTAAATGATTCTCTACATTCTGGATTCATTAAATCATTCAGTATCTTTACAAGCATTGCATTTGCATGTTGTAATTTCTGAAGGGTATCACATATAACGTTGTATTTATAGGTTGCTTCAGAAAACAACTCATAAAATCTATCTGGCGTTTTCTTTAATTCTGAGAAAGAAGGAAGAATACCTGCTGTTGGGATAACTTCACAGCTCTCTATTAAAGATCTTACATATGTATATAACTTTTGTAAAGCACTTGAGTTTGATGTAGCTATCATACTATTTAGACCTATTCAAATTTGTTAGTAGATGATACAATGAAATTTCCTTATTAGCTTTCGATTTAACAAATTCACTTATTGCTTGCTTAATTCTTTTACCGTATCGTTTGTTTGATTGTGTAATTAATCTAGCATAATATACTGAAGCGCCTCTTATATTCTGTGACTGAACTTTATTAAGAAATGTTAACAATGACGAAGTTATCATTGATACATTATTCTTATTAACAAGATTAAAGAATATAGTATTTAAAACATCTGGTGTTCCAAGTATTGCCTGATATAGACTATACACAGATTGATCATCTTCTTCACTGTAAGTTAGTGGTAAGTTACTAATCAAAGATATCTTTATTTTTTCCAATAAAGCATCATAGCTCATACTGTTAAACACAGGTAACTCATTTTTATTTTTCATCTGTATATAATGAATAGGAAGTAAATTCTTTATCAGCCCCTCATTAGTAGTAAGATCCAAATCAAAATGATGCGCATTTACTATAATCCAGTTTTGAGTAATGCTTTTAACAATGTCCAACGTATCACTCTCAAACTGTCCAGTATATATAATTCCGGAAGAGTATGGATTATACTCCTTTGTAAGATCATCTATAATTTCAAAATTTGGATGAATAAAGTTTAAGAATTCAATGTAATCTTTATTGAAATTTATTCTCTTACACAATAGAAGATGACTATTCATAGTTAAACTCTAGCATATTTAACAACTTACACTGATCATTTTTTCTATATGATTTCACAAGACTATTATCGTATGCAATCAATGGATTATATTTATTATATACAAGTAATTTATCTTCATATGAAGTATCATCAGACAGTGATGCTCCGCAGTCATTGTTAAACATCTCGCGAGCTTTACTAATATTTATAAAGCCAGCTCTATTGCCTCTATCTTGTATATAGAACTTTCTAAACTCATTTGTACGAGAAATAATAGTGTCAAGAATATTATCTCTACTTGCTAGTAATATAATATTAAGAGATGTATCATCCATAAATTTTAATAGTAATGATTGATCTCTTTTACTCAAATATGATATATCGCTAATTATTACAGGCAGTGAATAATTTTTATAATGAGAGTACTTATCAATCAATGATATTAAATCGTCTCTATCTGTAATGTAATCAATATCATAATTGTAATTATTCTTTTTTAAATAATTTTTAAATGATAAAGATGCGCCTCCGACAAAGAGTTTATGATAGCCATGTCTTTTATTTAAAGGTAACTTATTACTATCATCTTTTATTTGCATACAAGTCTACGCCTTATTAAGCTTATTTAGTCTCTCAATTTCCATTTGACAGTAACGAATTGCTTTCTGTAGATCTTGAATCTCTGTGTCTTTACTTTTCTTTCCACTTCTTAGAACATACTTGATGATATTACCCTTATTGAAATTGAGTTCATACTCATCAACAATATCACTAACACTCATGTTTGTTTTATTATAGTACGAAGGGACTAACACTGAATCATCTTTCATAATAAACACTCCTATAAAAATTGTAATAACACTAACTTTACATATATACAAATAAAGAGCATTGAACTTAATCAATGCTCTTTTGATATGTGTATTAACTAGTCCTCTCGACTAAGTTCAATAATGAACTGAGGCTTATTGTCTTTATCGTAAAATAGAATCTTTGGAATTTCTTGATCTTTAAAAACTTCTACAGAATTACAATTATCATCAATAATACAATCTAAAAACTGTCCCCACGTGAATCCTTCGCCATAAGCATATTCCCATGTCCCATAGCTGCCAATCCACCATGGAGTAAGCAATCTTCTCCATCCCGAAAAGAAATCTCTACATCCCAAAGATTCTGCTTCTGTAAAAGCATCAGCTGTAATTTTGCCAATACTTTTACATACAGTGTTAAACACATCTTTGTTGTCAGTAGAAATATAGTTAGGAAGTAAAACTAATAAACCACGCACACGATCAAGAATTGACTTTTCAAGTTTTTCTGCGATTGTCTGCTTATTCATAATGTCACCTTTCATACTACGTCTCACTCCAGTGATCGTCAAGTTCACAAATCCGCTGCGCAATCTTTTTGTCAAATGCAAACAGATCGTCAAGCCCAATCTTTTCACGATAATCTTTAGGTGTTGCAATGCAATCAGTAAGCAATAATTGAATAAGATTCTTTACATGTGAGACAGCCGCACTTATTACTTCAAGCGCCTGCTCCTCTTCGATAATATCATCATCTTCTTCAATATATGCCCACCTAATTAGCAAATCAGGTCTTAATCCGTGTATGCCCTTAAGATCATCTTGTTTAGAGAATGTATTAGAGTATTTATGAAATAGCATAACTTCATAGTATGTTTCATAAATATGCTCATCTTCATTAACAGGATACTTGTACTGAACTACGCAAAGTGCCGTCTCAGTTTCAATGTCTGGTAAATCTTGTCCGAAGGCTGTTACATTATGCCATTTCATAATATACCTCCATTAAACCTGACTTTCTGACCCGCTTGAAGTTCTTTCTGGATTAACCATAGTAGAGTCTGCTAATACTTTAAAATCATTATAAATAGTATTATTTTTATCTGTATCATCGTGCAGCATTTCTTGCAGCTTTGCTTCTGCAAAAGCAAGTAAATCTTCTGGTGTATCTACTAAATCTACGTCATTCTGAGAATCACACATCGCTCGATAAGTTGAAACTACCAGTTTGTTTAACTCATCACTATCAATGAAGTCTGATTCATTAGTAATCTGCTTACACTTATCTCCACTCCAGATAAACTTATTATCAGCTAATTTAAATTTTGTATAATGTCCATTATGAACATAACAATCAATAGTAAAATCTTTCATTGAAGGGAATTTCTTTATCATTCTTTTAATCTGTCTTCCGCAGACAACACTTGTACACATAACATCGTCGAGCTTACGAAGGTCAATTTTGTTTTCTACATTTTTCTTAGTATTATCTTTTTTCATAAATAAACTCCCTATGCTGAAATGAACTCACTAAACGCCATTTTGCAATTATAGTCAAAAGTTATTCTACGATTATTAGGTGTAATAATTAAACACTGCAACGGATTTAAATTACTGCTCTTAATATAATTTAAGCACGGTTCTAAATCAAAGTCAGTAAACATCAACTCAGGCGTTGAATTATAAAAATAATAGTATAATTTAAACATATGTTCTATCCTAAGTTAATAAAAAGTTTATTTAGAATAAGGCCTACGATATCAGCAAGCTCTTCATGGTATAAGCATCCAATAAGTACAAATATCATAAGAACTACAATGTGAAATACATCTTTTGTCATCGTCGGCCTCCTTATTAAATGGATCCTTTCCATTTAATTTATAAGTTATTTATAACACATAATCAATGGTTTGTAAATAGAAAAATGCAAATCCTTGAAATTTTTTAAAGATCATTGAATGGATGTACTTAATCCATTCAATTTATGAGTATATAGTAACACAAGACACATAAAAAGTAAACATAAAAAGTGTATCATTTAGTATCACTTCTTAGATACATAGTGATAAAAATTTAGCCGTAGATTATTATATATATAATAATCTACGGCTTTATTTTATATATTATAAATATCTGTCTAAATTATAACTGAAATATATTAGCAATGAAAACACTATTATTGAGGTAGCTATTAAATGAAACATTGTAATTTCTCCATATATTTAATCTCCGCTCTTAAACCATAAAATTATACTAGCGAAGAATATGAAGCATATTACAATCACATTAAAATATGATATATCTGTGTACATATATGCTCCATTATAAATTAATGTAAATCATGTAATACTATGTAATACTATGTAATACATGTAATACTTAATTAGATATATAGTAAGACGTGTTTGCTTAATTACCAGTCGGCATTCATAAATATTGCTTCTTTTGTGAAATCAGTATCATTCAATATTCTACTAAATTGAATATATATTTCGCATACTTTATAAAATAAGAAGTCATCCAACACACCAAGTGCTTTAGAACATATGCTGCCTGCTTCTTCTATCATTTTATCTGTAAACAGACTATTTTTAAATACAAGATAGTCAGATCTATCTCCACCCCATCGAATTGTATCACCGCTATAATTAATAGGAGATTGTTCTATTTCTAATCCTTTATCAGTAAAATGCTTTTCAACTGTAAGGATTAATTTCTTTGACACTGTAACAAGGTCTTCAATTTGAGCCTTTGCTATTTCAACATCTTTACCATAATCTTCATCACTATAATTGAAATGATTAACTATCCACCATAACTCTCTGAAATAAGCTACTTCATCACCATCTTTATAAGTATAATACAAGCGGCTGTTACGATACAAGTAATTTGTTATAATGCCGATAAGACAATTTTCAAAATTTAGGTGATTCTCTGTTGTATAATAATAAAGGTCCTCAATCGCAGTTTTCAAATCTTTACTAGTTGAATTCTGTAACTCTGCAGTAATATCTGAAAATGGCTTTGAAGTATGACGATGCTTAGGTTTCCTTATAAAATAAACATCAAGTCCCACATTATGCCTCTTATAAAATATGTTATCTTGTTGATAATGTTTAAGACACTGAATGAGTCTCAGAAGTCAAATCACATTTATTATAACTAAAGTCATTCTCACGTTTTTTCTGTGTAATTAAATTTCTTTCTCTAATCTCTCCTTGTTTACGTATAGTTACAAATGCCTTAATCTCATCAGTTATACTAACATCTTCTTCTTGACTATGTATTTCATGATGCGCTTTTTCACACAACCACTGCAGATTCTGTGGCCGATTGTCAAATATATTATGGTTTATATGATGACAATGAAGCTCACCCTCACATATATGATTAGGATCAGTGCATGAACACTTTTTAATTAAACACATCTTTGCTACTTCACGTGCTAAATGATATGCAGTACTCATCAGATTTTCAATTTCTTTATCATCACCACGGCGAACCGCATTTATATGTTTCATTTTACGAGACCTATAAGATTTTTTCGCGCCTCGTTTTGCACATTTATCAGAACAATAAATAGTATTTCTTGCGTCTGATTCAAATGTTGCACCACATATTTTACAGGTCTTCGTAAATGACATACTAACCTCACAAGATTAATCAACGTAATCAAAAATTACACTTTCAGGAATTTCAAAAGCTGATCCACAGAATTTCATGCAGTCTTCTTCTTCGTTGTATTTAAAGAACTTACGAACTTTAAGTACCTTCATAAGTCTCATTGTAGGAATAACTTTATTAAAAGTACGCCCACATTTTGTATATGAAAAGTAAATCAGTGGTGATTGCATTATATGATTTGTAAGTAAGAAATTTTTAAACTGAGGTCGATGACTCACCACAGGAGTCATCATTTTAAATCCTTTGTAATTCACAAGCACTGTATGTTTCATAGTAACCTCACGTATTATTAAATGGATCCATTTCCATTTAATTTATGAGTATATAATAACAAATTCTGTGATTGATGTAAATAGAAAAAGTGTATTAAATTTGTAATAGACTGTATCAAACTGTAACTGAAATTTTGCTGCTATATTATATCACAATTATCACTGTATGTAAATAGAAAACTTAAAAATTTAGTTTATATAAATACACAAAAAGAAGATTATATACTAATTACTTAATATATAATCTTCAGATATATTATTTTATAGTCAGTCTAATTTAATATATTTAAATTAAAATTTGTATTTATATAAATTATGAATTTTATTAAGAACACAAAGATAAGTGTATTATGTCAATATTATTAAATATATTTATAACTAAATATCATACGGTTCACGTACATTTTGAATCATGCAATCCAAAGTATCTATTGCAACTTCTATTGCTTTCCAAAGTTCAGTAGGATTTACCATTTCATATTTATTTGGTACATGATTATCACGGCGCCATTTATTATGTTGAATAAGAATCTTCATTGCATCTCGCATTGACATCTTTGGATGATCACTTTCTACAAACCAAAAATCATTTTTATTAAAAACGTCTTCACTAAGTGTTTCAATATTAGGTATACCAAAGTCTACGTCAAATAGCATACATACGTCACTGCAGTATATGTCATTATTATAGACAACGTATTCAGCATTAGTATCATACTTAAGTTTCTTTCCGCAATGTTTACAACGCATATTGTTAGACTCCTATTCAACTACTTCACGTGTGTCAAGACGCTTATGTATAATAAGTTTTATTTTTCTGTCAGAATATTTTTCTTTAAGATAATCCAAATGCTTTATTGCCTTCTCATCGCTATCAAACTCTGGATCATTTTCATATAATGGGCACCAATAGTTTTCATTGCAAGCGTAACCACCATTTTCTACATACTGAAAATAATGGTAACCAACCAAGCTAAATTCAACTTTTGCATTGCCTTCAACAAAAGGTAACATTTGATTAAGTATTGAATCCTTTGTTACTACTGAACCATTTTTATGATGCATGTTATATACCTATTATCGGTGATATTTTAGAAGGAAGTTTGGAGATACGCATTTGAAGTTCTGTTGACCATCTTGTGAATAGAAAACAAACCCTTCAATATCACCGCCATCAATTGCAGATTTGCATGAATCTACATAATCAACAATTTCTTCTACTGATTTTGGAATTTTATAATCATAATCGTAAACATGAACATGTGGTAATTCGCGATCTTCACAGATCTTAATCATTTCTTTAATTGGCAGTCGTTTACCATCAAACCAAATATGAAATACCACAAAGTCGTGTTTATTGTTATTCAATGAGTAATTACGTTTTTGTACTTTATCACCGTAAGTCTCACCTTGAATTGCAACAGTCTTTAAGCCATGTACAGTTTTTAGAGACTTAAGCAATTCTTCCATATTGTATTTAGCACCTGATTCGGCCCAAATATTATTTTTAAAATAATCGCCGCCATCTGAACCTTCTTCAGGATTTTTAATTACATTATGAGAACCTACAAAGTAATTATTTTTCTCATCGAGAATGAATGAGGTTGAAGCACCATCAACCTTTTCAGTAATAATATATACATCATCACTTCCCAATAAGCAAGGGATATTTTGAATTCTTTCAGACCCAGTCTTTGGTAACCACTCTGGCCATTTACATTTTGCTTTATCTTTTTTATGTGCAAATAGTTTTGAAAGTACCCACCGTACAGGTTTGTATTTCATTAAATATTTGACGATTGGATTTTTAAAGAATTTCTTATGACGATCCACTGCACGTTGAAAATCAGAGATTTTAGGTTTAGAACATACGTTTTCTTGTACAGGCTCAGGATCATACTTTTCTACGTGTAATTTATCGGTTACAAAATCACCTTCTTTACAAGCTTTTAATTCAGGGAAATCTGATAATGGAAGTACAAGTCCCTGTGATACAACACCACAAATTTTAATTGGTTTAACAAGGTATTTACGTTTTGCCATAAATGCAAATCGAGAATCATTTACAGGCAACTTAGAATCAATCTCGAAATAAACGGCAAGATCACCTTCTTTAATGTCTTTAGACGCAACGCACCACCATCCCAAAACTCTCACGTAGTGCACGTTAGTATAATTAGGCAATTCCTTAGTTTCAAGTACTTTGACGATATATGCTAGTTCTCGCTCATTAGTTTTTTGATTTAACATGTTAAGCTCCCTATTTATTTAAGTCCATCTTCAAAGTTACAAATGCTGATTTTAAGTTCAATTGCCAAATCTTCTATAGCTTTTCTAGCTGCCTGTGATTTATCATAAAGACCATTACTAATATAACGTGAACTAATAGCACAATTCAATCTTAATAATGAAGCCAATAGGTCAGAGCATAATCTATTTGAATCCATTAAGCATGCGATCTCGTAAGCGTCTTTAATTGGTTCATTATGCATATTACTAGTCTCCATTTTGTTAGAGATGAACCATTCTTATCTCTCGAATCTTTTTAGGTTTCCAAGTTTTCATTTCTTCTCTGACAGCTTCTAACGCACATTTCATTGAACAGTAAATGTGATCTCCGTAACGATGCGTATTTTCAATAGGCTTGTCACAGCACTCACAGTAATAAAAGCTATGCATCACTCCACACTTATCGGCGTAGTAGTCTTTCTTACGCGGAGCGCCTTCTTCATTTACATAAAAATGGACTTCGTGCTCTACGCCATGATCATCAGTATAGTGATCAATCTTTGGGTGTTCATACGTGTAATGCATTTATCAGTTCTCATATAGTTAGCTGGATGGAACCATTCCATCCATTTGTTGAGTATATAGTAACATAATTTGCCACGTTTGTAAATAGAAAAACGCTAAAAATTTAGTTACAGAATGTATCAGAATTATGATACATTTCTGATACAATTTTCTTAAATTTTCTATTTACAACTAGTTTATTATGTGATATAATACATAGTGTATAGATGTTTTGCTTAGCTATTTATTTTAGCCTTTATAAATTGTCGATAAGCTCTTGACCAGTCAGAGTTAAACCCTTCAAGTGTAATCTTTGTCTTGAAATCACTTGTAGGAACTACATCTTTATAAAGATTAGCAATTGTATCTGCATCATCTGCAGACAAAAGACTTAGGTCAATTCCGCCAATATATTTATCATTTTCTTTAATGACAAATACTCTACGAGTAGCTGTACCTTTAGAAGATGTGTATACAAATTCTTTTATCATACTTTATTAAACTCCTATAGGAATGTAATGAATCTTATATACTGGAATGTATTCTCTTGCTGAACATTTGCAATCACAATCATCATAGTCCATTGATTCACTATATAACTGATTTACGCCATTAACTCCTACAAAGCCATCTTCACACTTATATATTCGTGTAGATGTTTCGTACCAACGATGACGATCTACTTCTAAATCTGAAGACACGCATTCTACATCGCAATCATCTTCAAATGAGTCTAATGAATAATATTTATTTGTACTGACCGCTTCTATGAGCTCTGCTACTTTCATATATGCGCTCCTATTTAAAACGTTCTTGTCTAAAGAAAGTATATACACAATCAATTGTTATAAGCATATTACGATCATCATCCAAATGAAAAAACTCACCAGAGTCTAGTTCATATAACTGATGTGAGTAACCATCGTTATCTTCACATATAACTTCAGCATCAGGATTACAGCTTGATAAGAAATCAATTACGTCTCTTACTTTCATATAACATCTCTATCAAATGGAGTTTATGAATTCCTCAATACGCTTTAATTCTGCATCTACAAACTTATCGCGCTCTTCATTATAAGAATCTTTACATTGATTATAGGTCTGTCTATGCTGTTCCATTAAATCATGTAGCCGCTTACCTTCGTCAGATTCATTAAACTTTTCAATTGCGTCTTTAGATGCTTTTGCGCGAATAAATGTGTACAAATCAACTGAATCTTCGAATGAATAGCCATAGCACTCTGCACACCTCATAGAGCCAGTAACGTTATGATATTTACAATACTCACACTTCCCTTTACGAGCGTTGTAATCATCAAGATATCCCATATAGAATTCCTCCATTAACAATATTTATGATTTAAATCTATGTTTGTTTGTCAATCTTTGAGTTTACGATAATCTTCTCGTACATCAAAAGCAATAGAACTCAATACACGAAAAATACCGTAATAATCGTTACTAAGCTTACGTATGTTATGACTTTTTGCATAATTAAGTGCCGCACGTTTACTAGCAAAGTAAACAATGTTTTCTAATCCAATATTATTCACTGTGTAAACGTAATGCATAAATCTCATATATATGTATATATAATGAACGGAACCATTTCCATCCATTTTTTAAAAATCATTTTATCATAAATGAATTCAAATGTAAATAGAAAAATTCACAAATTTGCAAATTTTTAACTATTTAATTTGTCATCATATAATCAGTAGGCTATTAGCCTTTCAGATTATGAGTATATAATATCACATTTCTGTAAAAAGTACACTAAAAAAGTGTATCAATTTGTATTACCAATAAGATACTATATCGATACACTTTGAAATAATTATTTAAATTTTACTATTTAAATGTGAATAAATGTGCGATAAAATAAATTATTTACTGAATATAATGAATAGTATATTAAGATTCATATGTTATATCATCAAATAAAACTGGGATATTGGATTTAAGATCATCAAGAAGCTTTCGCATAATTGATCTCATTTGTGGGTGAGCCCTCGAACTTGTACGAAGCTTCATCACAGAGCGCCATTCTCTAATGTTAGCAGTCATTATGATTTCAGTTGCAGTAGATAATGGTAATACGTTACGAGCAATCTCTGGCTTTACATTATTGCTAAGCATTGCCATATAAGCATCTTCAGAATTCTTGCAAGACATCCACCAAATGTTGTAGTCAACAGAGTCTCTAGGCAAGAGATCCTCTGGCTCAATTACTTTAATTTCATTGCCAAACTTATCTTTACTATAGTTCACGTATCGCGTACTCTCCTGACAGTAACTAGCAATCCTATGACGAACAAGCTCATTAGCAATTGCTCGATCTACTGTAAATCTAACTGATAATTGAGAGTGCTCAATAACTGCTTCATGACCACGATTAAGAATATTCTTACAAAACGTAATGCATGAATCATCTGTGATGTTATTCTCTGACTTGTAGCAAACTCTTCCAGCTCGCTCAATGTCTTTAAGAATCTTAATTGGATCAGACAAATCTGTTAGAATTTCATATGACTGCTGAATTACTTTCATTCTTAAGCTCCAAAGGTTAGACTGCGTAAAATAAATCCCCAATGTTATATACACTGGGGATTCAACTTAATTAACGAACAACTTATAAATTGTTTATTTTAGCGTCTAACACGACGTGCTGATTTTCTGGCTGATTCGCTTTTTGTTGGACGTCTTGTTTGGCGCTTAGACTCATCATAGTAATCATTGAAGTCATCACCAACTTCAACGTTATAACCATCATCGTCTGGATCAATCATGGAAAGATCAAACCCTTTCCACTTAGAAAGGGGATAAGCAACAATGTCAGCCATATCTGAGCTAAATGGGTGACCAGCTGGATCTATTGAATAACCATCTTCATTAATTAAATTCACAGCATTATCTGTTGGATAAACTTCAATGCTGTATTCACCATCATCTAGAGTATAGTGGAATCCAAATCTAGCATCTGTGTCTTCGGCAATTTCATCGACTGCGCTAGCTGGAAGCCAACCATACATTGGGCTATTAACTACATCATTACCGTAATCATCTGGTGTAACTGAAACTCCAAGCATCTTTCCAAACTGTGCAGCGATACGATTTGCAGCCGCGCGAGCACCATCTTCATCAAGATCTGACTCAAAGCTTTCAAATTTCTTTGTTGAACGGGCTTCATTTTTGAGAAGGCGCTCAAGACGGCTAATACGCTGTTCTAGTGTTGGTTTACTATTTGAATTAGTCAAAAGCTTTTCTAAACGAGCAATACGATTTTCTAGTTTCTTATCCATTATAAATCTCCATAAGTTAAATAACTATTACTTAATATTTATTTTTTAATTTATTGCATTGCGCAATAATAATCTCAGATATAAATTTGATATCATTGGAAATACTCATAGCTAGCGCCAGATCATAGTCGTCATTCATAAATATAAATTCTCTTAGCTGTTCACATCTCTTATGAATAATACCTTCTGCTGACTCAATGCAGTTCTTTATTGATTCTTTGTCATTATTCATATATAATAATATAATAATATATTAATTATTATAATCATAGTGACAGACATATTCATCCCAGCATCTGTCAACAGCATCATAACAATTTGACGGAGCACAATTGTAACCCCATGAATCGCAAATAGTCTCGCAATGAGTTACATAGCTACACTTAGTCTCATAATGGCAGTTATCATCAACAAATACACAGCTTGTTAATATAATAGAAAGTGCAAACATAATTGCTTGTAAAATTAAATATTTCATAGTCAATCTCTCTATTAAATAGTTTCACTTTCATTTAAATCTATATCTTCTTTTATTTTAGATACTACACAATATGCAAGCGAATTAGCTTCTTTTGTAGTGCCATATTTAATATAGTTGATGCCACCGCGATTGTACATCTTTATGGTTGTTTTAAAATCTCTATTATACTTATCTTTTAAATGTTTTATGTATTTCGCAGCAGCTAGCGTGTTGCACTTAATATCATCTATATCATCAATAGAGCATATGACTGGTTTAAATTTTGAATAAGTATATTTCATTATTTGAAAAAATCCACGCGCTCCTTTAGGTGATGTTTTAATTCTGCAGCCACTTTCGCAAACGGCTAAATAAAAATAATCTGATGATACGTTCTCAGATTCTAATAGCAAAACAATTTCTTCTTTGTACTGCAAACAATTATTAAGTCGGCTATCAGCATATGCAGAGAGTGGAAAGAGAATCACCATAAGTAATATAAATAATTTACATAAATTAATATACACTAAACCTTACCTTTATATAATACAAATATAACTAGAGACTAATCTCTAGTTATAAAAATAATTAAAATATTTACATACCACATAGTCATCAAATGATTTTAAACTCAAAAAGTTATTCATGATACGTAAATAAATGCTTCAACAGAAACTCGAGCTCTCAAGCCTTTCGGCATACAGTTTAGACCCGTATGTGTTTACAAGGTTTCACCATGCCGACAAAAACAAAATGGAAGCGGAGGGAGTCGAACCCTCGTCCACAAATCTTCAACTCTACGTTTCTACATGCTTAGTCTTTGTATAATAGGAATTCATTCATTAACCCAAAGACAGGTATAAATGATCCAATCGTTTTATTGATGTTCATCACTACAGACCGTAACGATTAAATCGCTGTCATGATTAGTACCACCTAAATAACATCCGTTTTATAACGATGGACAATTATAAACAGATGAGTTATAGACTGATTAAGCAGCTATAGCTAATTCAATATCATCGTTTGCGATTATATTGTTCCTATGTTTTGATGAGGTAAATAGGAATCCTCAACATGCCGCGTAAATCTCCAATCCATGTCGATACCATGACGCTCCCATAAATAGGAAATAATGGAGTCGAACCATTTTCTACTGAGTCAGAATCAGTTGTTCTACCGATAAACTAATCTCCTATAATAAAATTCCGAGAACTGGACTCGAACCAGTATCGCAGGAGTCAAAGTCCTGTGTCCTAACCGATTGAACGATCCCGGATTAAAGGAAAGGGTGGGATTCGAACCATTGAGATCTTTTACAACCTACACGATTTCCAATCGTGCGCCACCGACGACACCGGCCACCTATCTATAAATGTCAGCAGTGAGAATCGAACTCACAAGTCTTTCGACGACAGCTTCTTAGACTGTTGCGTTTACCAAATTTCGCCATGCTGACATAAATGAACTTTATCTCACGACCATGCTCATTCTAAACTACTTAAAAGGAGAGAATGTACTACGTGTCATCGTAACAGGAAGTGAATGAGTCGAACATTCATCCACGGTTTTGGAGACCGTAATTCTAACCATTGAACTAACTTCCTATAATGCTCCGAGAGAGAATCGAACTCTCAAGCTCTTTAGAGCGTCAGATTTTGAGTCTGATGTGTATACCTAATTTCACCATCGGAGCTAAATGGATGTAGATGGAATCGAACCTCCAACTTCCTGATTACAAATCAGGCGTTCTGCCAATTGAACTATTAGAGCATAACGTCCTCGACGGGACTCGAACTCGTGTTATATGCGTGAAAGGCATATGACCTAACCACTAGTCGACAAGGACAAAATGGAGAATATCAGAATTGAACTGATGTCTATAGAATGCAAATCTATTGTTCTCCCGCTGAACTAATTCCCCATGGTACGTAAATGCGTGCTTGTAAGTATTAAATGTTTTATTACAAAATTCACACTTATACTCATGCTTTACATAGTCTTCATTTTTATAGCACCCTGATTTAGGCTTACACATAATAATCTCCTTTTAACTTTATTAAAGAGTTACGGCAATAACTCTAAAGAAATAGTGGTTAGACAGACTGGAGATTTCTGTCAACTGGTTGCCGCCAGCTGTCACACCAAGATATAAAATGCCTCTGGGTTGATTTGCACAACCGACTCCCGTAGTTATGTTATAAGCCACTTTAAACTTTCTAAATAAGCGGATCTTTCATTTAAAGGCAGGGCTCTAAATTCTGACCATCTTATTGTAGCAATACAAATCCAACCAAGGCTTGTTAGTATATCAGAGCGTTCTTTGTCATGTTCTTGGTAATCTCTGCCATTATACATTTTTCTGTAGTGTTGTTCACCGTTTACTTCAAAGTATAGCTTTTTATCAGGGAACGCAAAGTCAAGAAAAAATCTATCAACGTGAAAGTTCTTTTTATAACTAATGCTTTCTTTATCCAACCATTCACGAAAATATTTTTCAGAGTATGGTTCTTGACTTCTGTCAATATTGAATCTTGATTTACCTTTATAATTTTCTTTTTGCTTCTTAGATATCCTTTTCTTTACATCTTCAGATACCTGATGACTTTTTGGTATTACCTTATTTGGATTTTCAATACAATACTTTTCGTGAGTATGAAAACCTTCAATAGTAGTCTCCCATTCTTTATTACAAAAAGAACATTTATAAATTTTCTTAGGATGAATCTGAATGCTCTTACCATTATGAAAATGGTTAATGTGAGCATATAATTCTTTTCTAGTTCTAAAATTTAACTGACAAAATTTACAATCCCATCCACCGTCTTTTGTAGTATGTTGAAAGTTACATTTATGATTAGTTAGTGGAATTCTATTTGGATTTTGTTTGCAAGTTCTTTCATGAATAGCTAATGCACAAGGTCTTTTAAAAGCTTTATTACAAAATTGACAAATAAATTCTTCACTCATAATGTCTCCTTTTAACTTTATTAAAGAGTTATTGCAGTAACTCTAAAACATTAGCAGTTAGATAGAGTGAGAAGTTCTATCAAATGGCTGCAACCATCTGTCCTGCTAAAACTTAACAATAGCGGATGACAGAGTCGAACTGTCTTAAAGAGTTTATAAGACTCCCGTAATAACCGGTATACGAATCCGCTATAAATCGGGGAGGTGGGATTTGAACCCACGTAAATTCCTGTACCCAAAACAGGCGGGACAAACCAGGCTTCCCTACACCCCGAAGAATAATATAATTCAAAAATTGAATTATATTAAATACTCCCATACAGATTCCAACTGTAACCATTTCTTTAGAAGAGAAATATGCTATGCATTACACTATGGGAGCAAAAAAGGCATTATCATAATCTCACGATTACTAACACCTGAATAATCCACTTAGAAAAACACTAAACATACTCACTTTCATTGTCACCAACTTCAGTGAGCTCTATATAGGTAACCAGTCTATATAGAATGCTTCAACTGAGATTCGAACTCTGACGCCATTTAAGGCAAAGGTTTTTGAGACCTTCATGTATACCATTCCATCATTGAAGCTAAACCGCATATATCACTATATGCTGCCATAAACCTAAATAGCTTTGGCCTTCAGTTACATACGGGATTATGGACTTTACTGAAACTCATATTTGAGCGAAGAACAATGCACCATTCTTTATGCTTAGAGTCCACTCTAATGCTCTCAATGAGAGTCGAACTCACACACTCTTTCGAGTACAAGAATCTGAATCTTGCGCGTACTTCCAATTTCGCCATGAGAGCATAATGCGAGAAGAGGGAATCGAACCCTCAAGCCCACAAGGAGCGAGAGATTTTAAGTCTCTTGCGGTTACCAATTTCGCCATTCTCACCAAAAACTCTAAACTTTCTCTTATTCGATTGTCAAAGATCTTAAATGGAAGTTTATCTCCATTTAATTTATGGATTAAATATACCACAGATTCAAGATTTTGTAAACTAAAAAATTCACTTTGTTGTAAATTTTTTATTTATGATCTCAAACCCTAATTGAATTAGTGGATATCCCATCCAATTTATGGATTATTTATAATCCATTTTTGAGTTCTTGTAAAGGGAAAAATTCACTTTATTGTAAATTTTTCTTTACAGATCTTTATAGATATTTAAGAGAAAAAGCAATGCACCCACTCGGAATCGAACCAAGATCTCATGTTTCGCATTCACGGGTTATACCCGTACACTTTCCTTTTGTGCTATGAGTGCATAATGGATCAGGGATGACTCGAACCTCCAGTTACTATATAAGTAACACGGCACATACGTCCGCGGGAATACCATTCTCCGTCACTGATCCAAAACTTTTGGAAATGGTAGGAAGTGGAATTGAACCACTGACGCAGAGATTTTCAGTCTCTTGCTCTACCGACTGAGCTATCCTACCAAGGAAATACTTTCTCTTATTCGGTTGTCAAAGATCTTATATCGTTAAGAACTTAACGAATATATTAAATATACAAGGAAAAAGAAGTTTGTTAAACTAAATGAAGCAAATTATACTAACCATTGTTATACCTCCTATTCCGTTTTATTTGTAAGTATTATAACCTATTTTCTAATGAATGTAAAGGGTTATTTTCACCGCTTTGGTGATTTTCTCTTTACTAGACTGTCAATGGAATTGAATGGATCCGTTCCATTCATTATATGAGTTATTTATAACATAGTTTGTGGGTCTTGTAAATGGATTTTTTCTTTTCCATTCATTTTTTCCACATTGTCAAAGAGCCATCAAATGGATCTATTTCCATCCATTTTGTAGTTTATTTATAACATATTTTAGACCGTTTGTAAACAAAAAATGCACAAAAATAAACTTATTTTTGGCACAGATTTTTCATATATGTATTGGCACAAAAGTTTCTGCGGACATATTATTTCATTTTATATAGAAATGTATCGATACATTTCTGATACATTTATATATAATGAGATACACTAAAATTAGCCATACTGCGCACTTTTTTGTTTACACGAACATAAAAGAATGTTATTATAGACACATAAATTGAATGGAAAATAACCATTCAATAGGTCTTTTTCAATAAATTTCACATTAATGTAAAAATAGTCCTTTACAAACCACAGAAAATGTGGTATAAATAATTCATAAATGAAACGGATGGACCGTTTCAATGAACTGATAAGGAAGGTTAATATGAAAGGTCACATTCTCAATAAAGAACTTTTGGATTTTTGGATTAAATATTTCTGTGATTGTGATTTTGCATATAACATTCAAAATTCAATTCCAAATTTTGAGGATGTAATTGCTCAAACAAATGTGGCTGTAGTTAGTGGTAACGCGATGGTTATTCCTGAATATGCTGAGGCATATAAAATTTATCTTGTAATAGATAAGGCGTGATTATGAATCACTATAGCATTCAGAGAACTTATTTATTGTCACATCGCAAACGTAGAATTGCAAAGAAGCATTCTAACATTTATCGTAAAGATCATAGTAAGTTCTCGTATAAAGGACATAGGATTTATTTATATAAATGTTATAGTGATGGTTTTGTTGTCTATTCATGTAAGTCTTATGAATGTGGCGCTTCAATAACATACCGTGATGCTATTTATTTTAGAAAGATTCAACTTGCTTCGAGAACTTAATGGAGTTAAGAATGAGTTACTGCTACACAATAAATTCAATTGGACTAAACATTGTATTTTTCGCAAGCGCTCATTCTGCATATAAATATGCATTGAAGCATAATATTAGGATGGCAGACGGCAAGATCAAAATACATCGTTGCAAAACAGACATTGCTCTTTCAGTTCGCAAAGATTTTATGGAAAGATTAGAAGAGAAGAAAAGAGACAATAACTAATTTATAAATTATATAGAAAATCCTAACTGTCACTAACATTAAATCATTACTAACAATTTGTATATTTATTCATTGCTATAGGAGGTAACAAACATGTATAGTATTAGAGGATTAGAGACTGTATTTGATGTTATGGCCTATACAGTTAAAGCAATGGATGATTCTTGGTTTATGCCAGGAGAAATTGAAGATTATATTACTGAAGCAATTAAAGATAACAACTTCAATTTAATTGAAATAAGTAAAGATTATTTAGAGAAGTGTAATGAAGTTGTAAGCGCAAACAATCATTGTGAATTTGAAGATACATGGCGAGACCATTATTATTCATCATTATGGGAAGACGACTTAGATTCTAATTGTAATCAATGGGACGATGATGGGAGATATGATTTTGTAAACAATAATAATTGTAGGCATTATTATTGGGAAGATAATAATGTAATTGATGGCATTGATTCTGACAAAGAAGCATATGAAGGTTTCTCATCTTGCAAAAATCATTATTGGGATAGTTCAGAAGAAGATGATTATGAAGATGACTCTAATTGGAAGATCAAAGGTTATTATGACAGCATGCGTAAAGAGTTTGATCCTTCATATGATCTAGAGTATGACCCGTGGAAGGATGATGAAGATGAAACTAACAACTAAGCATGGTACTTATGCAAAACGCATCAAATCATTTTCATTGTCTCTAATGTTTTATTTAGATGCCACAGAACAAATGACTAGAGATCTAGTTAGTGATCTTGCTCCAATTGTACGTTATTTTAAGAGTAAAGAAATTTATATAACAAGAGCCACCGATAAACTAATAGCAGATAGAATCTCCGATGGCTTATAAACCCGCGGATGAAATCATAGAATTAGTTAAAGACACTATTGACATCATTGAGGTTGTAAAACCTATTTATAACTTTAAAGCTTCTGAGTAGGTGCTATATGAAAGTTTACAAAGCACTAACAACACTACACCACATGCCACTAGATTGGCATGTATTATGGGGCGACTCTGATAATTTACTTCACCCTGTTTTAGATGTATCTTATAATAAAGATACGCACAAGACTTTTGTGAATCTATTTCGAGAAGGCGATCTAGGGGCATACAAAAATGAGTTGTCGGTAAAAGATTTTGCTAATATGCTATTGAGATTGCCAATGAATTCTTTTGACAGTGAATTAGTGTTTAACAACTTTCAGGAAACAAGCTATTGTAACGCAGGATTGTTTGAAATAACTTCAGAAGTGCTAAATGTAAAAGGCTTTCGAAAAGCAAAATACACAGAGTACGACTATACACTTAAACAAAATAAAAAGCATCATTACGTTAGAATGATGTTGTTCAATGACGATCTTGACAGGAAAGGATAGCTATGCTTGCAACATACCCATTAAGTGGGCTTGATTTTGTAATTGAGTTTAATTTACCAAAAGAGATCTCTGATAATAAAGAGCATATTAAATTATCAGTTAATCGTGTGGAAATTCCTGCAGTTAAAATTCCAGCATGTCCCATAGGATGTAAGTCTCTACACTTTAAAACACCTGGAGAGGTTCATTGCATAGAACGCTATAAATATATAAAAGATGTTTTGCCACTTATAAACAGATGGGTAAATAGTGTATGGAGCCAATGCAATGTGCTACATAGCAGTAGAAGTGATCTACTTGTAGAGGCAAAGCTATATGCTTATAATGAGAATGACCACAGCTTGTTTAAGAAATGGAACCTTGAAGAATTCTATCCGCTGTTTAATCCAAATGTTGAATGCTTTTCTGGAGATACTATAGAACTAATATTCAAATTTGAAAACATAGCTGAGATAAACAATAAGCCAGTGTACAATATTGACAAATACATTAAAGAATACAAAGATAGAAATAACAAATGCGAATTCTGCGCCTATAATAATGTTCAGGGTGGCAGATGTTATATGTGCAAAAATCATAATTGGTTTGTACAAGAAATAAACTTAAAACAATATGTCATTAAAAGAGTGTCAGAAGATTCAAATTTTGAATTTAAAAATTCAAAAGAAGCTATTGATTTAAAGGCAAAGATTGATTTGCGTAAAAATGTATATGACGATTTTAGTGAATATGTAGAAAAGCAAAAAGAAATTTTAGATCAAGAACTGGAAGATAAGCGATCTGCATGGTCAAGTTTACAAAGTGAATACGCTTATAAGACAGCAAGATATATTTCAGATAATATAGACAAGGCTCTTGAATCTTTAAATTCTGAGGATTAATTTTATTTACAGGAAACTTCCTGACTCCCGTTGGAGACTCACATTTGAGGTAATTATGCGTATTGCAATAAAGAATATGAGTGGTGTTTTTATTCATTCTACCACTCCACGAAAAGCTAGGCTTCTTTTAAATGAAAAGAAAGCTGTTATTGAATCAAACAATCCATTCACTATTCGTCTTTTGTTTTCTGAAAGTGAGTGTGGATTAAAGGATTCTAAACCATTAAACAAATAATGATTATGACGATAGAGACAGTCTAATGCAATTTAGAAATTTTCATTTTTTTAAATGATTATTTCAATTATGATGATTCATGGTATGATAAGGATAAAATTATTACAAAAGATCAATGCGTTGAATTAAGAGATAAAGCGAAGGCATGTATTGAAGCTTGCGACAATTTGTTTTATAATTTAAGATGTAAAGCTAATTGTGAAATTAGTTTTGATTGTGATGATATTAATAAGTTGTGTAAAGAGTATTTTCCAACAGATTATAAAGACGTCAATCTTTATAATAAAATTAAAACTCTGTATTTAGGAATGAATCAATTAATAAAAGAGACTAATTGGGATGACGAAGTAATTGTTTACAATGCGGATTGGTGAGAGATGACAAACACAGCATAATAAATGGAGGTAATAACTATGATCACGCTCCTTCTTTGTATCGTTGCAGGAATCTTACTTGTAAAAGTAATTTACTATACACAATGTTATTTACAATCTAAAGACAAATCGGAGGGAGTTGGTAAATGATGAGAATGATAGTTATCACTTTGCTTATTATCATGTTTGTAATATTTATATTTATATCTGACGAAGATAATTAGTGATTGAGTTGAAATATATTATATATTAAATCCGTTGTATTATTTAAATTATACAAAAGTAATACAACGGATTTTTGTGCATTTTTCTATTTACAAGCTTCATAAAATTTGTTATAATATATGTTTACAGTTTTGCACTGCTAAAATTATGTCCGCGTGAATCTGGAAAATTCCATGCCAGAATCTACATTATTTTCTGTATAAACTGTATGATACAATTCTGATACAATTTTGTGAAATATTTCAGAATTTTTCTATTTACAAATAGATCAGTTTATGATATTATAATCGCATAAATTGGATGGATTGATTATCCACTCAATTTAATTTGAAATTTAGGTAAATTGAAAAATTTAAGAAATTATGAATTTTTCTATTTACAATGAATTTCAAATGTGATATAATAAACTCATAAAATGAATGGAATGGATCCGTTCATTAATACTGGAGACAATTATGAGTATAAATCAAGATTCAAACTTTGCAATCATTAATTGCTGTAACAAGAAGTTAATTGGGTGGGTGTCTACTAGGCAGACAGCGAGTGATATTGCAAAAGCTTATGCTAGATTGCATGATTGCACAGTGGCTATTGTCTTTTTGCTTAACCGTCAAGTTAGACTATTTAAATATGATGGCACACATACAATGTGGTTTTGGCCAGGTGATCAAAAGTCAACCGTTGCAGTTGCTAAAGATCTTAAACGGAATTTTCTTACTGATGTTATTGTAGAAGCCGCTTATGAAGGCATGATGGATTCTGAATGGATTAAAACGCGTCTTGGAATTTTGTACGTAAAATAATGAAAATTTCTATTTACATTGTGTCGTTGTTGTGATATAATAATCACATAAATTGAATGGAATGGCTCTGTTCATTTACCTAAACCTGTAAAGGAGCTCATGATTATGGCAAGCAACGCTAATCCTATTCAGAATGAACTTGTACATGCAGTGTGCAAAAATAACACAGCAAAAATAAGTGAGTTACTTAATAGCGGTGCAGATGTAAACGGGACGAATAAATATGGAATGACTCCGCTTGTTACAGCTGTTTCATACCGTAATTATGAATCGGCAAAATTGCTGTTAGAGTCTAGCGCTGATCCTAATCTTGGGATTCATGGGTATGTTGATTATGGCTATAAGTTGCCTACATATGATACACCGTTACATCTTGCTGATTGGGAAACTGATTCGACGAATTCAGAGCTTGCAAGAAAGGCAAAGCAAATGGTTAGGCTGTTAAAGAAATTTGGTGCAAAAGCCTAGTCCTTTTATTAAACCATTATATAACACTGAATCATTAAGGAGCATATAATATGACAGCGATGAGCAAAACTTTTACATTCCCTAAAGTTGCATACACATCTACTCGCCGTGTCAATCTTCCAATAATTGAAGTTGAATTGAGAGATGCTGATACTGATAAACCAGAGCTTTCAATTTGTGGTGATTTATGGAATTCAAGTCATACCGACGTTGTTATGTGTGGGCAGTGTTTGGATGAACTAGCAAGCTTTGATGAACTGTTCTGTAACCCACTGTTTAAAAAGTTGCATAGATTATGGAAAGCTCATCACTTGAATGGACTAAAAAGTGGCGGTCCTTTACAGGAAGCCGCTTTAAAAGACCACAAGTGTAACTCGTATGAAGAATGTTGTACGTATCTTGAATCAAAAGGTCTTTTATATGAAGACGGCATTAAGTATGGTACACAATGGTGGTATCACAAAATTCCTGATAATGATTTGAATGAAATTATTTCACTGCTTTCTGAGTAGGAGTATTGTTATGAGAATGAAAGTAAGAATGCCTAAAACATCCTATCAAGAAGTTTGCAAAATAACATCACGTTCAATTACAGTGTCAGCATGTGAATATAATCTTATGATGTTTATAGGTGCATGTATATATCTTAAAGAAAAGTCAAAAGGTGGTAAGTATGACATTTACAGAGGCTAAAAGAATTTTAGAACTCCATAATTTATGGAGACGCGATAATCATGTGCCTAATAAATATGAAATGGTAAATCCTACTGAATTAGGTGTTGCAATTGAAACTGCAATAGAGGCTTTAAGCGGTTGTATAAGTTCAGATTGCGAATCTTACAACGATATTGTTGATGTTTACCGTGAACTTCATTATCTTAAGTACAAATACGAATTGGACTAATAAACATTATAAGGAGAAATAAATATGAGTACACGTTCAAATATTATTCTTGTAACACCAGATAATAAAGCCCACCAGTTTTACCATCATTGTGATGGTTATCTTTCTGGCGTAGGTGAAGAACTTCGCTGTAAGCTTGTATATTCATTAGGCATGAATACTCTAATTAAAGATATGTCACTATACGACTTGCTCGTAGGAGAGGTTGCAAAGGATAATGATTACGAAGATGAGTACAAGTTTGAAATGAACGATCGTAATCATATTCACGGTGATATTGAGTATCTTTATGTCATAAAGGATGGCAGTCTTTATTATGTTAATGAGTGGGATCTTCACAGCAAATTAAAAACGTATAAAGACGTAATTAATTATGTTTGTAAAGATGTCAATAAGCTTGATCTTAGTAAACACGCACATGACTAATAGGAATTTGTAATTATGAATCTTACAAATATGATTGAACTTGCAAATCACATTTCTGAATCACTTAATGCTCACTATAGAGACATTGGTGATATAGACTTCATGATTGAAGAGCTAAAGAAGAAAAGAAAAGGTGTAGCTAGGCGAATGGAAAAAGATGCTGCTCATTTAAGAACTATCATGACTGACGCCACTTTTGTAAACGGTGTAGACGCAAAGTCAATGAATGACTTTAAGGAAGCTCTTGAAGGTGTAGACGAATTAGTTGAAATCATAAACAAGAACATTCATGGGTAATGGGCTTAATTATGAAAATTAAGATCTTAGAACAGAAGCCAGGGAGACACTGCAGAGCTATTTCAGCGTTATTCGAAAAAGATAGCGAATGGTATTATGCGGATCTTGCTGATCTCCCACTGTATGGAAATGAATGCATGATTTTCCAAGCCAATGAGAATGGCGAAGTTACTGATTGGTCTGAAGTTTACTGTAACAGACCAATGAGTGATGTAGATGAAGATAATCTTTTGTTCTGTATAAAAGAATTCTGCACTGACTTAAGATAAGAGCTTGAGGTAGACTATGAAAGCTAGAACTAAGAAAGCAATAAATGATCTTTTAGAAATTAAAGAAGAGAATTACGATATGCTTGAAGAAAAGCTCAATCAATTTCTAGTAGCTATTGAAAATAGTCCAAACAATGATCTTCAGAAAAAGACTAATATCAGAGATCTTGCAAATGATGTAAAGAGTTTCATGGATTCTTATCGTATGTTAATCAATGGAGCAATTTATAGTATTCTTGAAACTATAGATGTGAGGGAAGTATAATGTCTTCAGACGAAGAACTAACTGCAGATCAAAACATTAGAGTTGTTGCACAAGCACTAATCGACATTATTCATATCTTTTGTCACGTCCATGGGTGTGAAAATAATGAGTCATTAAATGAGCTTAAGAGTCAGTTATATAAATTAAAAGAAATGAAATCTCAATGGATAACTGACTGCTTACCAGGATTTACATCTTCAACGTTTACTGGTAAATCTCTAATTACAAATCGTTACTATGTGCAATTTAAAAATGGAAAGTATAGTATAATACAGCATCCTGGAAGCAATAAAGTTTATTCATGTATTTTATGGAGTGAAAATACAGCTACACAGTGCATTATTGATTTATATTGTGACAATATCGATGAATTAGATGATAATTATATAGAAGGTAATCTTGCTAAGCTTGTAAATATTGCTGACGACTGGGAATCTATTGAACGTCCAATGATCATAGACTATATTGATGAATATAGGTATGATATATTAAATTAAGGAGATTAATCATGAGCAATGACAGTGAATCGAGTTTAGTAGCAATGGCTTTTATTGTTGTAATAACTGTCATTACAGGTTTAGTTATAACAATTTTTAAACTCTTATAATGATCATAATTTGTGTTCGATATCTATATTATTATAGATGATAATTCAAAGCAGAACTTATGAATTATATTTAGACATCTAATATCTTTTATTAAAGTCCAGTTGTACTGTTTATACAGCTGGGCTTTTGCTTTATAAGATATGAGGTGAGTATATGATGTTTTTAAATTATAAAGGAGTTGAGTTTAACTCTATAGAGCTCGAGCATTTAAAAGATAGAATGGGCTTAAGCGCTAGAATATTTGCCTTCGGAATCGAACAAGATGGCAAATATTATATAATAGGTAGTAGCGAAGGTAGACGTAAGTGTGTTAAAAAAGCGCGTAACTTTGCAGAAATATACAAGGTTGATCTTATTATATTCTATCTTGCTAGAGAGTCCGATGAAGAGTTTATTCAAGAAATAGTTGGTTATGTAAATCCGTCAAAACCAAATAACCAAAAGAAAAAAAGAAAACATAAATGTTATTCCGATGTACAATATCAAAACAAAAAGCGTATTATATCTATTGATTTAAGTGAAGCTGTCGATGAGACAGTCAGTAGTGCACAAGAAAATTATCTTAAAATGTTAAAAAATAACAAATAAATTGTATATTTAACTGTTAAATTTTTATTTTAAGTAATGTATATGCTTTAATGTAGCCATTCGTATTAAGTAGCCGTAAAGACGGACGCCTGGTGGGAGATAACGCTACATATCGTTTACCACTGGAGACAAACATCCCGTCCTGTGTAGGGGCGCCAGTTAGAGAAATTCTCTAATCAATAAAGATGAACTGCTCAAAAATTGAGTAAGCACTTTATGCTATGGTTATTAGCAGACTATTGGGCGTACAAACAATTAGCTCTGAACAAGAGAGTGTTCATAGATTAAATCATAGTAAAACTTGTTATCTTCTTTACTATGAATATAATTTAGTTTATGAAGTTCGTGACATTGAGAGAAGTGGTTTTGCGAACTAAAATAAAATGATAATAATAATTTCTCTAACCAACGAATTCTCAATTCGTCGATTGAGAAAGTAACCAAAATGCGGGGTGGCCCCTTTGGCGATAGGCCAATGATCCGGGATTTCACCAACAATTTCGCACTTCATGTAGCAGGTGTGTCGATAGATTCTGTACGGGTACCGAGGGGTCTATTAAGGGTGTGAAGATAACCGAACGTTTATGCGAAACTTCATGCTGGATGTTTATCATTACAGAGTAGTACTAGTATGCAGGACCCAAGAACGAAAGTTACCAAGAACTTAATTGTGAGGGCTTAAGTGAGGGAAGCCGTTGCTCAAACTGTACGGACACCGAGGGGAGAGCTGCTGTAACATCCGAACACGTGCTAATAGAGTAGCTAGTGACTCGAATAGGTACGTCGTATATAAAATGCTTCGATGATAGAGCTGACTTGTTGTTACACTATATAGTGTTTAATGACTTATATGAGCAGTGTATGCTACTTTAAGTGAATTACTTAACTTCATGTGAATGGTACTTAGCATGAATGCATTAAAGATAAGTGCATTAGTGGAATAGTCATTTTTCTTTAATGTCAATAAGTGTCGTAGGTGAATATGATCATTTATTTATGATTAAGAAGTATCATAAGTTGATGTATCTTTTCTTTGATGACACAAAGTGCTATGGTTGAGTTGTACTCACATGAAGGTGAGCTGGACATTCTACTAAAATTCTCTCATCAGAGTGAAGGAACTCATGAAATTCTCAAGAAACTCTATTATGAAAGTTGTTATGATGAAGTTTCTAAGAAAAGATAAATTCTAAAAGAAGTGATTATTTGTTGATTTTATTTAATGATTGAAGTTTCTAAGAAGAAATATAAATTTTGAATTTGATCAGTTTCTAATAATAATTTCTCTAATCAACGAATTCTTAATTCGTCGATTAAGAAATAAATAAAATAAATAAATAATATATTATATTATATATTATATATTATATATAGTTATATATAGTAGAAAATAGATTCAAAATTTATTTGAACTTCTAATTTAAATTGAAACTTCAAAGAAATAACTTAATAAGAACTCTTCAAAAATAATTTGAACTTCAAAGAGTTTTCAATATAAACTTCAAAGAAAATTCAAATAAGAATAAGAGTTCTTGAAAATTTCTTAATTAAGTACTCTTCTGAAAATAATTAATCAATAAATTATCTTTAAAATAAAACTTCTAGTTAGAAAATTTTTAATATAAGAAGTAACTTCAAAAATAGTGATTAGACTCACTAGATTCACTCTAATTTAATTATTTATAGTAACTTCATATAAACATCAATTAATAGAATAGATGCTAATATAGAAAAGAAAAAGGGACTCTAATTAGAGTCCCTTGAATTATTTTAAGTGATGATATGAGTATCACTCTTCACCACCGCGTTCATCTTCTATATTACTGAGATCAACACTTTCTTCTTTAGTTTCTTGCTTAGTATCTTTTATTTCATTCTTTTTAGAATCTTTTGAGTCTTTGCCTTTAATAGTAGCACCAACTTTTACTCCATTCCTTTCAGCAGATATCTCAATTGTTTTATTTCCGAGTTTAAGTTTTTCAAGTGAACGCACTACAACGAAGATACCAACTAAGATAAGACCGCCCATTAAAACAATATTTCTTGAAGATTCTGTTAAATGAGAAAAATCAAGAATGCATCCTAGAGCCATTATAAGAGCTACTGCTACTAGTGTATACCGTAAACTAATAAATTTAGAAAATTTCTCTGAGCCGTCTAACATTGGTATAACTATAAGCAGAATAGCACTAACAACCAATAGTATAATTGCTGCTATTTCAGGTGTTAACATAGTGTCCATATCCTTTATCCATTATGTAATGAAGAATGAGTTAATAAAATATAAAACAACGACATGTATATTTGATATTACATCTTAAATTGTATCTATATCTTTACTAGTAAATTTAATCGTTAAATATAATTCATTAATTACACAAATATACTTAGGAGATACACATATGAAATACACAAGCTTACGATTTGCAGACATGATGCACGGTCCAGGAACAAGAGTTACATTATTCATTTCAGATGAAGATAACAAAGATGATTTAGAGTTTAACAATCATACTTTAGAAGACATTGTTAGAGAGCTTGAGAATGATGAGTATGATGGATTTACTCTATGTGGTAGTTTTTTAAATCTACATAATATAGAACCCACTCGTGACGTTATACGCACACTACGCTCTATATTTGGCTGTGATAAGAGCATTATGCTGCATGTACAATCATTAGACGAGATTAAGAAAAATATTAACAATAGTGATGTTGATGAGCTTCTTAGTTATGTCGACTTATTACATGAGGTTAAATCTTCAAGTACATATCACGTTATTAAATATGCTTATGGTTATGATTTTATTCTGTAACAAATTAAAATATCTATATAAGTGTGTATATAATACATTAAGTTTTACGAATTACATTTATTATCCAAGATAATTTGGAGGAATATATAATGATTAGAGATAATTCTAAAAGAAATATTAGAAATAAAAAAAATGAGTCTGTTGAAGATCCACACGAGTTACTACTTTCACTAGTTGATTTAGGTTCACTTGACGCAGAAGAAGCTCTTCTTGCATGTGTAACTGAGATGTCAGACGCTGAGTGTAAACGAGTTCTTGGCTCATTAAGTCTTCCTAATAATGCAGAAGATGAAGAAATTGATGCTGAAATTGATGATGTTGGCGACATGGACGACGTTGATATGGAGTTCCCTTCTGATGAAGATGATTCTGAAGAAGATGAAGCTGAAGAGACTGGTGAAGACGAAGCAGATGACTCTGATGAAGATGTTGAGGCAGAGCTTGAAGCCCGTATTCGTAGATTAGAGCGCAGTCTTAGTAATGAATCACGCCGTCGTTTTGACCGTCGATAATAAGTACAAGAATTTATAATCATAAGGCGTAGAGAGCAAATCTTATCTCTGCATGTTATTTTATATTTTATTTTATATTGAGGCTATAAATGAATAAACTTACTTTAGAACAACGTATTGCTCGTTTAGAAAAACTTGTTATTAGAAAAGTACGCAATGAAGCACGTGCACAAAAAAGCATTGGTGATGCTATGGTAAATGCTATCTTTAAAGGCGATGCTAACAAAGTTATGTCTCTATTAGATGCAGGCGCAGATCCTAATTGTCAGAATCGTGCTGGTATGACTGCTTTGTTTGCTGCTGTTAATTGCCATGAGCATGCAATAGCAAAAGCATTATTAGAAGCTGGTGCTGATCCTAACACATCTATTACAACTGTTGGCGTAGATTGGTACGGCAATGGTGAAGACCTCGAGGAAGAAGAAACTCCACTATCTGCTGCAGAATATGACGATGACGATCAGATGGTGGCCCTATTAAAACGGTACGGTGCACATTAAATAAACACTTTAAATATCAAATTTTTACCAGACCACCGGCGCCTCCAAACTATGGCATATATCCGGTGGTATTTTTATATGCAGAGGAAGATATGCTAGAGTTTAAGAGTAAAATTTTAACCATTCTTGTAAATGTGCTTTTAGTACCTTGGTTAATATTACAATGGATTCCATCTTTAATAGCATTAGCCATATTTCATAACGCATCAATTTATCATAACAAAGACGCTGGTGTATTTGTAATTAAAGTAAATAAAGGATATCTCTGTGGAGGAGCATGTTTTTCATGTGGTCCTATTATATTTGTAACTCCACATTGTGATGAGAATACTATTAAACATGAAACTGGCCATTCAGTTCAATCATTAATATTTGGTCCTCTTTTTCATTTCTGTGTGAGTTTACCAAGCGTATTTTTATTTTGGTACAAACGACTAAATCACAAAGATGAGAAATTTTATCATTCACATTGGCCTGAAGGCGGTTATAAATTAACTGCTGATGATCTTGGTCTCGTTGACACCTCAAGATATGATCTGTAAAGTATCTACATAATAAGACATACTAAAGCCCTATGTAGTTAAGTATATAGGGCTTTTATTGTATTATTATTTATATTAAATATGGAATCAGCAATTACTAAGTAAATGGAGGATCATATAATGTCACAGTCAGTGTGGGTTGAGCAACCAGTTACAGACCAAATGAAACGTACTTATTATTATGAAGATGGTACATATTTAACAAAAGAAAATGGTACTGTAGCTTGGCGTAATAATAATGAAGGAAATCTTCGTCCAGGTTCATTATCAGCCAATCGTATTGGCGTGGATAAAAAGAACTTTGCTATTTTTGCAACACCTGAAGAAGGCCACGACGCAAAAAAATATTTATTATTCTCATCATCATCTTATAAAGACTTATCATTGAAAGATGCTATAGCACGGTATGCACCGGCATCAGATAATAATGATCCTGTTGCATATGCAAACTTTATTATGAGCAATGGTAATGTTGAAAATAAAGTGATGAATAAGTACACTGCTGACGAACAAGATAGGATTATGTCAGCAATGAAGATTAATGAAGGCTATAAAGTAGGCTCTGAGACAAGAGGATATACATCTGATAAAGTAAATAAGCCAGAAGAACAAAAATCAGATAATACTTCACAGCAACAGAAATTAGATTATAATCAAAAGTCTGCTGTAAAGTATAATAAGAAATTAGGATATTCTAAATCTTACTGGAAATCTGTACAAGAAAAACTAAACACTGAAATTTCAGCAAATCTTGTACCAGATGGCATCCCAGGTGGATTAACTGCTGATGCGATTTATAATTTTCAAGTTGCTAGGAATATGGCTTTAAAAGATGGCAAATTTGGTAATAAAACTTCTACTGAACTTGGAATGAATACATCTACTGCAAATAATACAGTAGCAACTCAATCAAATCAAGATAAACAAGATAGTAATAATCAAAATACAAGTAATATTACTATTCCTGATGCTGCAACAATAATGAGTACATCTTATACACCTGATTTAGACTTATTAAATAAACATGCGATTCAAAAAGGAATTGATGTAAAGGATGTTGGAACTTCAGCAAATTATGTTGCTAAATGGTGTGTTGGTGATAATTCACAGCATCAATGCACAAGAGGTACATCGTTGTTTTTACAGCTAGCTTCTTATGCACGTGGCGAAGCTAATAGCACATATAAATCATCATGTGCAGCTCATTTATTTGGTAGTGCAAATGCTTTAACAAACTATAATATATCGAGCTCAGTAGCAAATGAATATACAATGAAGTCTGCTGAGAACAAGACAGGTAAGTCAAATATGAATACGTATATTGCAGATAATCTCACAAAAGATGGAGAATTTGTAACATTTCAGTATTCAACTTCACAGCATATTGTATTTCATTCAGGTGGTAAATGGTACAGTGATTTTAAACAAGGTACTGCAGCTGGATGTGGTGGAAAAAATACAACTTATTCAAATGTACATTTCTTTAACAGATAATATATAAATAATATATAAATAATATATAAATAATATATAAATGTAGCCCTATGAAAATTTCATAGGGCTTATTTTTCTATTTACTTTTTCTTATAAGTATGATATAATTATTAACTATTTAAATTTATCTCAATGTAACGATACAATATGATACACTAACATTACATAATGATACCATTTTTCTATTTACAAGTGGCTTGAAATATAGTATAAATAAACTACAAAATGAATGGAATGGATCCGTTCATTTAGTAATAGGAGTCATCATGACAGAAAAGTATTATGTTGTTAAACAGAATGCTTACGGTTATTATCTTTTAGGTAAACCTAATAAAATTTTATTTTCGTCGTATAATAAAAGAGAGGCAGAGTTGGCTTTTGCAAATATCGTACGTGGTAAACGAGTATATCCGTACGAATTTGATAAAGGCATATACGTATTATTGTCAATCGGACACTATGCCGCTCATCCAAAAGCACTGTGTCAAATTGATATAAATGTATATCCAGTATAGGAGTTGTCACCTATGGGTTATACTATGCATGATATATATGAGTGCTATAGTCATATAATAGACACTTATAAGTTTGATGGCTACAGAGAAGTACCATACTCATCTATAATAAATTATTCTACGAATGAAATTTGCAGATCATCCACATTAGTAAATACACATAATATTTCTGAGTCAGTAGTAGTTGAACTTATTAGTAAGAAAATTAGTTCTGATTATTTTAGTTATCCAGTGTACGCAGTTGATTTAGATGTAAATGTGTATATAAATCATCAACTTAATCGTGTTCGTAATCATCTTAGATTTTATTGTTTAGACACAGATTATTACACTATATATCCGTATGAACTAAATCACGCAAGAGAATTAAATGTTAAACGATATCTTGAAGCAAAACGCCATAATAATAAAGTAATGTATTTAAATATGAATAGATTGTCAGTATCATTAAAAAGTTATCTTCATAATTTAATACAATCTAAATTACATCGTGATTTGAGCTGTAAGAAATTTTCAATAAATGAGTTATATTTTACTTATTGTAAATGTGATAGAAAATTAGTAGCTGTTGTTAAATTTGAAGACTGTAAACAACTATCAATTGCGATAGATTTTAAGAACTCTTACTACAGGAGACAGTTGCATAATAAATATTTTTAGTGTTATATACTATGAATCATCTACAAGCAACTGTAGTTCAGCTGCTTTGTCTATATCAGCAAAGATCATGTAAGCGATCTCATTTATGGAGATGTAAAGGTTTTTATAAAGATAATACATTTCACGAGATTCAATCAACTAATATTGCAATATATACCAGTGGCAAGAAGGTATAAATATATGTCTACAGAAGTAATATATTATATTGTTAGAAAGAATGTTGAAGGCGCTTATTTATTGGATAAGCGAAACGATATTATCTATACAGATACTATAGAATGTGATGCTAAAGAAATTTTTAATGACAAAATTAAGTCAAAACAAGAAAATGAGATTTATGTTCTCTTTTCAAAAGAAAAAGACGATAAATATTTAAATATCTTATGTGAAAGATGAGTGTATTATGACTTCATCAATAAATATACATAACAGAGATATGCTTGCTATGTATGGAATTATTCTAAAGAAAGAACTAAAGTCTAGCGCTGTATTGCAGTTAAAACAATCACAGGATGACATTCGTATAAGCAAGCCAGTATATGAAAAACTTATAAATGCAATAGAAAATTCTAATAAATCATATTGCATTCAAATGCCTAAAGTTACATTTGGAGTTGAATTTGAATTTGTAGGTAGTAATAAGCCGGAAGATGTTTCAAAATTTAACATTGAAATGTGTAAAATATTTAAAGAAAAATATTTTTATTCTGGCGCGTATACTCACAACGATGGAGAATCTTGGATCTTAGGCCGTGACGGTAGCATTAGAGTGCATGACTCTAATATTATATGGCCATTTGGTTATGAATTATCAACGCCAAAATTAAATTTGCTTGATGAAAAAGACGTTAGTACTCTTACTACAGTAATAAATTTATGTAAGGAGTATCTTCAGGCTGAAGTAAATAAATCGTGTGGTACACATATTCACATTGGATTTAAATATGATAAGATATTTAGAGGTAATTTATGTGATTTACTAAAAGCATATTCATATATGGAGAAAACTGTATTTGATCCTATAGTACCAACATCAAGACGTCGTAACAGATATTGTCGACAAACTCAACCATGGCCTCGTAATAAATATCAAAAGCTTAGCACACGTTTTTGTGAGTTTAATTATGATGGTGAATGTCGTAATCTTCACTTTGAATTTCGTCAGTTAGAGGGCACACTTGATGTAGATACAATTGTATACTGGGCAGAGTTACAGTTATGTATATTATACGATCTAATTAGCCACATTGATGATATTGACTATATACAGAGTCTAATGAAAAAGAATATCTTTGAGATTTTATTTCATTATAATTTCAGTCAATCTCTTATTAGTTTTTTCATAAACAGACTAATACAATTTAGATCAAAGACATTTGTACAAGCAGATAATATAAATAAAGGCATTAATATTAACATTTAAGTTGTGTATATACTATAATGACGACCGTTGCCGTTATTGTTTTAACCAAATAGGAGAATTTGCATTATGTGTGAAGTTTATGGATTCTGCGGATCGGTTCCTACGAAACTTAATAAATATACTGATGAGTTTTGGCTTCATTCTAGAGTGCATCAGGATGGTTTTGGCTATTATTTAGCAGATAAAAATAAATTGTATGTAAATCCTGACTGCGCAATGCATTATATAAAAGGATTACAGAAGTTTAATTTTGTATCTAAACTTGCACTATGTCACATCAGATTTAAAACTCATGGCCCAGCTTCAATTGAGAACTGTCATCCGTTTATTAAATATGATAATTTTGGTATAAGATGGTCGCTTATTCATAATGGCTATATTGATGATAGCCCGGCAGTAGAAGCACTTGGCACATTACAGATAGGTGAAACTGACAGTGAAAGAATATTACTTTCAATAATTGAAACAGTTAATTACTATTATGAGCATTCATGGATTGAAAATAAGAATGATTTTTTAAACTTTATGTATGCTCAGATTGAGCTAACGCTACATGAGCTTTCTTCTTTAGGTAAAGTAAATCTTATCTTTACTGATAGTCTTACAAATAACATGTATGTATATATGAATCACCCTAATACATTATTTTATCTTAATACTCCTACTGGAGTTCATATTTCAACCACTAAACTATCAAATGAAAAGTGGCTAGCGGTTGAGCCACGAAAACTTCACATATTTAATAATGGGAAGAAGTTAGACTATTAGGAGCTTAATTATAATATGAATGATATTGAAAATATACTTGAATCTTTTAAGAACTTATCAGATCTCGAGCTTGAAATTGTGTTTGTTGACGGAGTATTTAAGAAATTAAAGCAGCTTGATAAACAGGGTATTCGATCAGAGACTCTTTTATTTATGTATATGTCCATAATAGAGACTCTTAAAAAGTTTAAAACCATTGCACTTGAAGGCAAGAGAAATATACCACACGAAGCTATTATAAATATAGCAATAAATAAAGGAGAAGACTTTTTAAGATCAGTAGCTAATGATGAGAATCTAGCAAAACATGTATCGAAATCATTATCTGATGAAAGTGATCTTATTAAAGAATTACTTCTTATACTAAAAAGTGAAATGGTAGAGTTACCAGAATATTCTAATTTAAAACAATGACGAGGTGTATATGATAAGTGTAATGCTTATAACTATAGCGATATTTATCGTTATACTATTTGTTATTGCGACTATTGAGTATTTTATAAATAAATATAAATCATAATATATAAGCGGGATTATACAATCCCGCTTTTTTGTATGTGTATTGGCACAGATTTTTCCTGATACAATTATGATACATTGATACAATTGTGATACAATAAAATTGCAAACTTCGTTCACTTTTTTATTTACATTTACTAATAAACATGGTATTATTATCTTACAAAATGGATGGAATGGATCCATTCATTAAAGGAGATAGAGCAATGACTAAATATGTAGTGTTTGTTAATGTATTTAACCAAAATGCTGACGAATCTGTTACTTTTGAAGAGTCTTTTGATTCTTTAAAAGATGTAACAAAATATGTTAGTCATTTTAGTTGTAGTAGAAACTACAGTGGTCATGTAGAGAAATGGACTAAAGATCCAAATGACGAATGTTTTACATCAGAATTAATTATGAATTTCTAGTTTACAAACACTTTGATTTGTGTTATAAATAACTCATAAAGTGAATGGAATGGATCCATTCATTAACGAAAGGAGATACTGATATGTCGAAATCTGTTAACAAAGAAAACGTTCTTGTCATTAATACCGGCCTTACAGATTCCGTTAGTCTGAATGTTCTTAAAAGTACGCTTGGTCAACTGTCGGATGGGATGTGGGAAAACAGCCGCAAAGCCGAACGTTATTGGCCGTTCGCTGAAGCTGAAATGATTGACGGGAATGTCTGTCTCGTTATTTCAAAGGGAAGTAAATCTGGTTATACGAATGGGTTCCTCTATGATTTAAGTATGAGTGTTCCTCGTATTAAAGATTACTTCGCAAAAAAGATTCAGGCAGTTGTTCGTGAAAATGCAAAAGATTATCCGACTCGTGGAATTAAATGTACATCTAAATGTGAAGTCGCACTAGATTATATGTCAGATTACGATAATTACGAAAACAAAATCCGCGCATGCGATGCACACAAAGTGTACAAAGCTTTGAAGGCTGCATAAGAAAATCAAGGGATATTTTCTATCCCTTGGCATTCATTCCATATTATATAATCACATACGTTGAATGAGATGGGCTCATTCATTATATTTCATAGGAGTTGTTATGAAATACGATCTTGCTGGAATAAATGGAAACGCTTTTTGTATTATGTGTTATGTTATAGATGCGATGCAAGACTGCAGATTTTCTAAAGATGCGCAGCATGATTATTACAAAGATGCTACATCTGGAGATTATGATCACCTTTTAATGGTAAGCGTAGCGATGATTGATAAGTGCAATGAGTTTGCAGGTTGTTACGATAATTACTATCTTTAAGATTGTATATATGTAGAAAGTTACACATTTTAAGTCAATTGTGTAATATATTAACAAAGCTATTTATGAATGGATCATAAATATAAGGAGCGATTATAATGAGTGAAGTTGAAGTTACAACAAAAGAAGAGCTAATTAAACATCTACTTAATAATATGGCAACGCCAAATGTTAGAATAAAAGAGCAGTCTGCAGAGGATGAAGATAAGTATAGATTTTTTATTGAGTCTGTAAATAAAAACAAGTCTATAAATATACAGTTGCCTCTTGAGTTTGCTATTCGTAACGAAATGTTTAACTTAATTAAAGAAGAAAGAGTTTTTGTAGAAAGCTCAGTTAAATTTGTTACAACATTTACAACTAAGCGGCCTAATGTAGATTTAAATAGTATTAAGTATAATGAAAGATATGTTGGAAATGAATTTAATTATTCATTTCTTGACAATCATCCAGGTATTATAAACGTTGATAAGCTAAAGGATATTCCGGTTGACTACGAAGGACTAATGGCAGTACCACCTACTATTCTAGAATATAAAAATCTTATACGGTTTAACATTCATAGGATTTTATATACTCCGAAATATAATGGCAAGTATATTTACCCAAGAATAGTTATTTCAAATAAAGTTATTGTCGCTGATTAAATGGTTTATAAGGAGACATTATTATGAAATCCACATGTGCAGTTAATAGAGCAAAGCTTGTCGATGAGCCTATTGTTGAAATGATTTTGTCTCATAAATACTTTAAATCTGGCATTAAATTTATGAAAGCAGATTTAAAGTCAGACTTTGACGGTACAGATATTATATATTATAGTAACGGCGTAAAAAGATCACTAAATGTAAAACGAAATTCGTCTAAATACTACAACTCTCCAAATTTCTCAATAGCTATAAATAAAGATAAAGTTGATGTATATAATAATACGTCATTTGTGTTTATTGATGAAGTCGCTGATTGTTTATATATTGTAGATGGAGTTGAATTATTTAAGTATATTATAAGTAAAGCAGATAATATTGCGCAGTCTAATAAAAATCCTGATAATTATTATTTGATTATACCTAAGAGAGATATAATTTCAATTATAGGTAATAATAAAGATAGTATCATTAAATATAGCAAGTCTATTGCTAATCTGTTCACAGCAGGACGCGATGAATCTATATATAAAAATTTAATGTAGGAGCAGATGTAAATGAATAATATTCTTTTTAATAAAACTCGAAAAGTAAAAAGTCCAAATCGTGCCTATGGCACAGGTGACGCAATTGACTTTTTTGTGCCAGAATATTCACCTGAACTAGTAAAAGATTTGGAAGAGAAGAATCCAAATAAGGGTTACTATGAATGTAGTATATCGCCAAATCTTGATAGTATGACAATTACGGTTGCCCCGCATGGACGGATAAATATTCCGTCAGGTGTTCGTGTTATTATTGGTGACACAGATACATGCTTGCTTGCTGTAAATAAATCGGGTGTATCTACAAAGAAGGGATTAGTAATGTCTTGTTGTCTTGTCGACCATGATTACACCGGAGAAATACATCTTGGCATGATTAACACTTCTGATGAGCCTGTACAAATTAAAACTGGTGAAAAGTTAGTTCAATTCATGCATTTACCAGTATTACATTCTTTCTTTCAAGAAATTTGTTCAGAAGACTTTGATAAGCTAAAACCAGAATCTGATCGTGGCTCATGTGGATTTGGTTCTAGTGACACAAAGTGAGGTTTATATGAAACTTGTTGAAACTGCAAACTTAATGTGTAGCAATGATTGGCGAGATCGTTTTGTTGCTGAATATGATCAGCTTCTAATTAGAATTATCAAACTTGAAGATGTATTGAATAATACATCAGACTCATTCACTTGCCATGACAGCATTACTAAAGCTATTATGCTTAAACAACTTGATGCAATGAAATCTTATAAATCGTGTCTTGAAAAACGCGCTAATATCGCAGGAATAGATTTGTATAAAAAACATTAATTTTAGAATAACAGATATATCTAGTCTATATATTTGTTATTTAGCAACTTTTACACTGGATATATTGATGAACCAGAAACAATTGGATGATTTAATCCAAAAATTATTAGATGGCTTAAAATACTGTTCACGTTTTGGAACGTGCTTAGGTATTAGAGTAGCTGATTACTCAGCACAAATCTGCGGATATAGATCAACGCGTCAAGTTGATGATAATAACATAGATGATGTACATGAGCAATTTGAAAATTTGATGATGGATCTAGATCCTCATATACAAGAGTGTCTTATGTGCATTAAATTGCCACATACATATAAGCAAGCTATTCTTGAAATGAATGAATTGGAAGTTGAATGCACATTAGAGACTGCTTTATACGAGATGATTATTTTTGATTGTTCTCTCATATTTTCAGAATATTTCTTCGAAGTTACAGATAATTAAGTAAATTTAAGCCCTAGAGCAAATTAACACTCTAGGGCTTTTGTTGTATACTATCTATATCATTAACATATTTATGGAGAGCTCATTATGAATAAGAAAGTTATTATTGTTGAAGGATGTGACAGAGTCGGTAAAGATTCATTAATCAATGAACTTAAAAAGAAGTTTAATAGCTCAGTTGTAATACATGCAAGTACTCCACCAAAGTGTGACAGTTTGTTTAACTTTTACATGGATGGATTTATTCATAACACTTTAGACGCATTTTATAACAAGAAATGTGATGTTATAATTCACAATCGATCTATGTACGGTGAATATGTATATGGGCCAAAATATCGTTGTGAATCATCAACTGATATAGAAAGCATGATACATAAACTAGAAATAGGTCAGTTAAAGACATTCTTACTATCAAATGAATTATATTTTATATTACTCACAAGTGATAATGCAGATTTACTCGTAAACAATGACGATGGAAATTCAATTTCAAATAAAAGAAATGATATTGAATATGAACTAAATGCTTTTAATGAAATCTTTGATAAATCGTTTATTAAAAATAAATTACGAGTATATGTAAATAACGGTGATAAGTTTAGAGATAAAAAAGAAATTTTTAATGAAGTTTCTAAATTTATATTTAATAAGTAGGAGCGTGAATGAGTAAAGTAATATATCAGTTAGTTTGTCGTTCAGATGGTAGCGGTGTTGCAAGATATACAAATGAACTTCATAATCTTCTTTTATCTGAAGAAGATATAGTCACAGATGTAATACAAATAGACACTGAGTTTGACAGAAAGAATAAGCGTGGAGGAACTCAGTTATTTAAATATACTTTAATGAAAGCAGATAATGACACTGCTTCATTTCTAAACAAAGCAGATCTTGTTATTGTAAACTCATTGCCTGATAAAAAAGATCCTGATAGAGAAAAAGTATTGGATTTTGTAAAAGATTCAATTACTACTAAAAAATATATTGTAATAAATGATCATGATTCTATATCATTGTCATCATTTCAAGGAGACATTTTACATAGAAAATATTTAATTCTTTCATTTGATGGTATAGTTTCATTTGATGAAAGACTTCAACCAATGAAAGCTATAAAAGAACTCATTGGAGAAAATGAGTTTAGTAAGCGATTTAAGAAGCTTATTCATCCGTATTCATTTGGTGATACATCAAACTGGATGCCGGCATCTGAAAAGAATAATCGTATTACATATCTAGGAAGATTTTCATGGACAAAGGATCCACAGAGGCTTATTCGTGGACAAGATACATTCTTTAAATACGGCTTTGCAACTGAGATGGTAGGCATCAAACGAACAATCGCCACCGCCTGCTGTCAAAATTTCTTATATGAGTTTAATGTAGATGAGTTCTATGATAAAGGCGTACGAGCTGATGCTGTAAAGTTAGGTCCTTCTAAAAAGACAGATCCTGAGGGTTCTAGACACGCTATTATAAAAAAAGAACAGTGCAATAAAGTTCTTACGCAAGAAAGAGATCCTAATAAAACGTATCTATTTGGCTCTTATAAAAGAGAGCTTGGATTAGAAATTATTCGCCATAGTGCATTCATGGCAGATTTCTATTCATTAATAAAAACACCTTATTATGGAAATACATTAGAATATGTACTATATGAAGCAATTGATTATGGCACTATACCGCTTATGGATTTCTCTTACGGAGAAAGTATTTTTGTTAATGGTAAGTCATTAGTTGAGTTAAATGCTGGTATTTTCTTAAAAAGAGATTTATCTAATATTGATGATGTTTGTTCTAAAATGAAAGAGCTGCTATCAGATAATAATCTTTACCACAACTATCTACTTAATATAGTAGATGTTGCAAAGAAGTTAACTGATAAGAAAACCATATTAGATCAGTTGATTTAATTCTTTACGTGATGTATATTATTTATAATGTACATCACTTTTTGTCTATAAGGAGAATCTAATATGAAGATAGTACTACCAGCCGCTGGAAAATCAACAAGAATGTTTAGCCATACTCATGGTTTATACTCAAAAGCTCAACTTACACTAGGCCATCTTCCTATAATTGGACATATTATTACAAAATTTAAAAAGACTGATGAGATTGTAATTATTCTTGGCTACAAAGGAGAGCTACTAAAGCAAGTAGTTGACGCATTATTTGGTGATTATAATATTACATATGTATATGATAATGATATCATCGGGCTAGGTCACACATTATTACTAGCTAAACATCTTTTACAAGAGCCATTCATAATTTATAACTGTGATACAGTTATTCCAAGCTTTAATGCTGCTAACTATGATATGTCAAAAAATTGGATGATAGGATCTAAGCAGTATGATAAATTATGGCAGAATTACACAAAGATTCTTCCACGTGCAAGAGGTATTAAAGTACTTCCAAAAACTGAAAATACAGACGATTGTCTAAATTATGTTGGAGTCTCATATGTAAAAGATTATGATAGATTCTGGCAAGTATCTGAAGACAATCTAGATGAGTTTATACAGAAAGCCGACTCATTTACATTTAATCATTTAAAGAACTCTACTTATTACGAAGTTAATGATTGGATTGACACCGGTAATGACGCTATATATCAGAGCGCTTTTAATGATTTTAATTCAAAAATGAGTGAAATTGTTCTCCCTAAACCTGAAGAAGCTATTTGGTTTTACGAAAACAAAGTTGTTAAATTTCATATAGATCCAGCGTTTATATCTGGTCGCGTAAATCGTTACTCTAACTTCCTAAGTAGTAGACAAAAAGAAAATGGGATTAATCTTCCTAAACTCATATCTTACTCAAAAAATACATACACATATAAAAGGGCGGATGGAATAACTCTTTCAAATATAGCATATCCAAAAGATATAAGTGACTTATTAAGTAGACATCTTAACATAGTAGAAGAAAGTTTATCTCTAGAAGATAAAATTAAAATATATAATTCGTTTTACTATGATAAAACAATTAAGCGTATCGAGAAGTTATGCAAACAACACGAAATTGAAGACTGCGATTGCACTATAAACAATGTAAGATGTAAATCTGCTACTAATTTAATAAACAGTCTAGATTGGGAGATGCTAGCAAAAGATGGAATATTTACTAAAAATGTTCACGGTGACTTTCATTTAGACAATATTCTATTATCTCCAGATAATAAATATATATATCTTGATTGGAGACAGACATTTAATAATAAAGATGAAGTTGGCGATTTATACTATGATATTGCTAAATTATGGCATGCTTTGATAATACCTCAGTCTGTCGCTAAAGCAAACAAGTTTAGTATAAGCATTTCATATAATGAAAATGACTACGCTGAAATTGTTATAGACTTTGATCAGTCTTTCCGCTTTAAAGAAAATGAACAAGCTTTAAAAGACTATTTATGTAACACCGATATTAATGTATCAAAAGCAGAATTAATGACTTCGCTAATATATTTAAACATAGCCGCGTGTCATACAGATAAGTATGCGCTATTTATTTTCCATTTAGGTAAATATCTTCTTAATAGATGGTTTAATAATAATCAAGGGAGCATTTATGTCAAACACTGATTATTCAAATTTAACGTTTGTATTTGACATTGATGGTACAATCTGTCCAATAAAAAAGAAAGAAGAGAAATACGAAGATTTAGTTCCATTTAAATCGGTTGTTGATAAGATACGATACTACTATAATAATGGTGCTAAGATCACTCTATTTACTTCTCGTAATATGAGAACATATAATTGTGATATATCTAAAATAACCGAATTTACTTTGCCTGTTATAGAAGAATGGCTTAAGAAATGGGATATTCCATACAGTGAAATAATTGTAGGTAAGCCTTGGCCAGGGCATCTTGGATTCTATGTAGATGATAGATCAGTCAGGCCTGATGAGTTTATTAAGTATTCAATCGATGAGTTAAACTCAATATGTGAAATTTCAAGAGGTAATTGTAATAATGAGCAATATTAAATACGCATGTCTTCAAATGTTAACAGGTGGGATGTACTGTGGAGCAGAGTCTGCAGTTGGACATCCAGCAGAATTTATGATTTCTTATCCAGGATTCGATTCTCCAAAATATGATAAGAGTGGAAATTTGATTGATGCTGGTAATGAATATAATCTCATTAAGTATCTTGAAAAACATAACAGAATGGTACCATATTATCAATTTGACAGAAAGCCGTTCCAGGTTGATGACAGTGTTGATTCGGTTATACTAAAAGATGGCGTTGCTGTAAATCATCCAGACTATTCAAATATTGACTTAATTGTCGCTGTTCCAGTATGCTCAGGATTATCGAGTGCTACATATGGTATTACAGAACAAGCAAAGAAAGCTCGTAATGCGAATATGATGTTCTTAGCAAGATATACTCTAAACACAATTAAACCAAAAGTTTATATATTTGAAAATGCACCGCGTCTAATGGCTGACTCGGCTGCTTCAGTAAGAGCAGAAATTGAACAAATCGCAAAAAATGCTGGCTACTCTGTTGCTTATTATAAAACAGATACTAAACTACATGATAATTGTCAAAAGAGACCTAGAACTTTTATTTATTTCTTTAGAGTTGACGGTGACAGAAAAGGTGTACCTAAGCTAGGATTTGAAAATAAGAACATTACTGTTGAAGAATTAATGAGTAGAATTCCAAAAGACGCTACTCAGCAAGAATCTCTTCCGTTACATCCTATTTGTAATGAAATGTTTAAATACTACAGATCTAAGTATGGAAACAATTGGCGTGATAATTTATCAGCAAACTGTATGATAGATGAGTTATTAAATGATCATGAGTTAATGAAATGGAAAGAATTTGTAATGAGTGATCCTAATGTAGACGATAAGACGAAAGAGTCTATACGTAAGTATGCAGATCATATTAAAGATAAAGTAGATCAAGGCAAGGGATTTTACGTATTTGCTCCTGTATATCTCAGAGATCATTCGTTGCCAGCAGCAATGTTTAAGACAATTCCAGTTGTAATGCATCACTCTGAAGATCGCTTATATACCATTAGAGAATGGTTAACTACAATGGGAATGCCATTTGACTTTGAAATGTACGGCGATATTCAAAAGTACTATCCTAAGATTGGACAGAATGTTCCAGCGCGTACCGCTCAATTTATAGTAAGTGAAGCTGTGAAGATAATTGAAAATTGGGACACTGTTGAACGCTCAAATGAACAAGAAGTAATATATTATAATAATATAAAGCAGACTGTTGAGAGATTGTCGGTGATGTAATATAAATAAATGGTAGAAAGATAAGTAAATTCTTTCTACCATTTTGTGTATATATTTATAAATTAAACTACTTAGGAGTAAATATGATTAAAATGCAAACAACGCAAGATATCGCTGATGAATTTAAAGAACTATATAAGAATGGAATTTTTCGTGAAGGTAAATATGGTAAGACAGTAGAGATTCAGAATGCTCATTTTTTAGCAGATAGAGATTGGATTATTCGTAAACCTAATTATGATTATGCAAAACGTGAAATAGAATGGTATGAATCTCAATCTCTGTATGTAAAAGATATTCCAGGTGATGTACCTAAGATTTGGCAGATGTGTGCTGATAAAGACGGTAAGATCAATAGTAACTATGGTTGGTGCATTTGGAGTAAAGAAAATTGTAACCAGTTTGACTACTGTATTAAAAGATTGTTAGATGACCCGCATACTCGTGAAGCATGCATGATCTATAATCGTCCTTCAATGCAGATTGACTGTAACGTAAACGGTATGCACGATTTTATGTGTACTTATGCAACACAGGCGTTTCTAAACGATATAGGCGATAATAAATATAGGTTTGATTATACAGTGTTTCAAAGAAGCTGTGATGCTTGTTTTGGATATAATAATGATAATCTTTGGCATCGTTACGTTATGCATAAATTAGTAGATGAATTAAACAAACGTGGCTTAAATGTTATTCTTGGCGATATGACGTACAACTGTTGCAGCATACACGTTTATGAAAGACATTTTCGTTTTTTAATTTAATATAATATCAATAAATTAAACTTTACTCGGAGGATTATATGTATAAGGATATGACTAAGGTAATCTTGCTTATACTATTTATAGCACTTCAGGCAATAGTATTTCAGGCTGGATGCGCTACCCAAACATATGCAAACACAAACGATTGTGTACTAAGTAATGATGGAACTTACTATACATGCTATTATATAAGAAGTGGAAAGATTATAGCTTACAAGAAATACTTTCAATAATGGAGCAATGAATTAAATGAAATATTTTCTATTCTTAATTTCAACTCTTATGTTTATTATGGTACTTCCAACTTTAGCTTCATCACAACCTGTGCCACATCGATACCCTGTTACTGTGATTGAAAGATGTTATAACGTATTATTTCCATATCCGTATTCACGATGTGAATACATTCATATACGACGAGATTACACACCAATTCCACATCACAGACATTATATTCCAGTTCCACAAAGAAGACATCTACCACCTCCACCAAACCGCAGACCTTCACCTCCACGTAGGTAAATAAAAACCCGATATAGAATTCTATATCGGGTATACTTGTATTATTTATTTGCTATACATTTAGAAAATCATCTTTCTAAGATCTGATTCATTTAAAATTTCGCATGAATCAGCAGAACGCTCTGGTCTCCAGCAATCAATTACAGCATGCGTAAGTCTTAAACTTCTAGCTGAAACATTCTGCCCTTGAATCGTTGCTACTCTACCATAGTAATCAGGATTTAGTTTAATATTTCCATATGTGTCAGAAATAGTCGCATCTTCCTTAATAAAGTCAGATACATTAGAACATGTAGCAATATGGTGTGTTACTATCTGGCCATTATCTTTTTTCATCTTTACAGAAAAAACAAATCCAACAATCATATTTTGGTTACGAGTATCATCATTGCCTACAACATAATCTGTAATAAAGGCATCAATATCATTTGCGATACTATCAGATGTTGATCTTTTAACTTTTACACAATCTATTGTTCTTGATGATGTTGCATGATATACTGCATTACGATTTTTTAATACACAGCCTTCACCACCCTGCGCAACATAGCTATCATAAAACTCTCTTTTTGCAAATTTATTATCTTCTGTATTCTCTATAACTTGATTTAACTCACAGCAAAATCCAGACTTTACCAATTCAGCGCATAAATCACTTGCATATTTGTGTCTAACTGTCCATGGCTTTGACATACATTCTTCTTTATTATATAAACAGTCAAACACAATAAATTTTAAAGGCGATCTTTTTTGAATCTTTTTAGAATCTTCTGGGTTAAGAGCAAGTAATGCAGCAGTAGATTGTAATTGAGTTAAACATTGAATATTTGTCTCAGCATTTGGGTCTGTACTAATAACTTCGCAATCTAAGACAAAATTATCTTTATAACAAAAGTTTTTAGATGTTACATATATAGTGTCACTGTAATCCTGAGGTAGGTAATCTTCTACTGAATTATTTCTACTATAAAAATGAAACTTCTTTTCTGCTGCATCCCATAAAATAGCACAGCGACAGCCATCTATTTTAGGTTCTGCGATCCAATCATCTGATTCCCATACTAATCTCTGTTGTTCAGGTTTAAGATCTTTTATACGTCTACATAACTGTAATGACTCTATAGATAGCATAAATCTAAGATGCCATGGTATATTGTCTTTTGATCCATACTTATGATTTAAATGCCATTCACGTAATGCACGAACGTAATCATCCTTCATTAACTTACGTCCAGCAGGTGTTACTGTAATACCCTTTGATTCACAGTCTAACTTTAAATAATCTGTACGGCGTCCACACGAAATTGACATACATACACTCCTTATTTATTGCAGCTAATGTTACTCACATAGTTATCTTTAGGTGATATATTTGACTCTTCTGCAGTCACAGTCAATATTTCAGTATACATATATTATGAGACAAAATAAAGCTAGAGATTAATCTCTAGCTTTTAATTTACGCAATCATTTTACTCATTTTCATAAGATTTTCTGTTATATCAGAACCAAGACTCTTTATTGTAATAACATCATCAAGTTCAATTGTCACTGGCTTATTTTCATCTGAACACTGCAAAGCCCAACTTGTAAGAGTTATATCAATAAATATTTTTTGCAATTTAATCCAAGAAAAAATCTTTTCATAATCAATAGTGCCGTCAAGCTGTCTAAACTCAAGATGCATACTATTACTGTTTTCTTCAACGTTTCTAAAATTAAGTTTACGATAGCGATCACCAATATATCGTACGTTTACAGTTTTCGCATAGCGAGCTTTATTTTCACGACGCCCAGGTGGAACTAATTTATCAAATAAGCTTGACTCACTCTTACGATAAGACCTTGCAAAATGCATAATTAAATCACGACTTGCTTTTTCAACAGGAAATGATACATGAATGTGCGTACCGCATGTACTGTTTACCTCTCCGCAGAATACACTTTTAATAAGCTCACATACATCAGCCAATTCTTTAAGATCTTTCTTTGAGCTAAGATTTAAAATAGGAGATGTAAGTTCATATCCTCTCATGCCACAGCCACACTGAGCTCCTCTTGGTTTAACAGAACAATCACTACCAAGCTCCCATTTCTGCCCATTATTTTTATGATACCCGCCAGCATCATAAAATCGTGACTCACCTACACGAGCAACAATCGCATCTTTAAACGCGCAATATTGACTTCTTTTTCCAATAAATTCAAGTTCAACACCAAATTTAAAGTTCTTATTTGCGATCTTCTTTCTCGTATCATACTTCGTACTACGTTTAACAGCCTCAGTAAGTTTATTGATTTCTTCATTATTCATTCTATAGCTATTACCAGTGTTTTTAAACACAACACTTGTACGTTTTGGACATTTCTTAACAATGCCAATACCTAACGCAGACAGAATAGAATCGCATCCATCGTCCAACTTAACAGAAGTTCTATTACGAGTTACCGGATCATGTACAACTGAACGATTAAATAGTGTAGTAAACAATCGCTTTAGATATGCTTCATGATCTTCATTTGATTTCTGTTCAAATATATTTTCTCTAAACAAAGGCTTCATTATAGGCAAATACTTTTCATATTTTGCAATAAGGACATTCAGGCTAAAACTTTCATCACCAATCGTAATTCTATTAACCATAAAAAGCTCCTATTTGTGTGGATGAGTCCATCTCATTTAATTTACGCTATAATTATACCGTAACAGCTAATAAAAGTAAACAGAAACATTGTTTCAGTTTGTATCACATATTTCTGTTATTTCTTCATAGTAGCCATCATCACTGCAATCAAAAAGTATAAATTCTTTTAGACTATAGACTCTACAGAAATTTCTGGATAGTCGCTATTATATAAAATAATAGCTTCTATAATTCGTCTGAAGTTTTTACAATTTTGACGACTACATTTAAACAACTTATCGCAATGTAATACTTCCATAATGACCGTTCTGTGAAAATTTAATCTCGCCAAAGACTCGTGATCCGTAACATAAACGATCATGACGATACATAATTATTGAATTTATACAGCTAACAGTGGCGTTTTTAAACCCACGAATATTATTTACGCGTTCCATTATTGAATCAATAAATTTATTTGACAATTTCTTAATTTCAAAGCTTTTAATATTCGTATTCTCTTGCTTTATAGCTTCGCGCTTACTTCTTATATCACATATACGCTTATATTCATCTAAACTATCTGTATAAATATGTTTATTATCATCAATATTTATAAACATATTGTCAGATAATACTACAGCAGCTCTGTCTAGATAAATATTCTGTGGTGTATACAGGCCATTCCATGGAAACTCTCTAAAAGTGATCCTTGTAGTATACGTATAGCTATTAATATTATCTAAACGCTCCCATTTTTCTAAAACAAATGCACGAATAATAGCTTTTTTATTTGGGTTTACTAAATCAATATATCCTTTAGTGTATGTATATGAGCCATTCATTGTAACAGGAGATATAAGCCACCCTTGTGCAATGTAACTGTTAATCATATCATTGTATAATTTAACAAAACCATTTGCAGTTAAAATTGTCATGAGAATTCTCCTTATAAAGGTGTTCAATGATCGCTATTTCAAAACAATGCGCTCACCTACTTCACAATACTCTCTGCAGCCCCATATCCACTCACCACGTCCAACATGACGAATCTCACCAGATACTATTTTAAACTCAACCACCTGTCCAGCGTATTTAATAACCATGCGTTTAATACAATTCATTTGCTTAGCAGTGAAAAATCCCTTATCTTTATACCACTTTGCAAATGACGATCCACGCTCTGCATCCTGAGGTTTAAACCCCATACCATTATGATACTTAACATTATCTTGTATCTGTTCATCATTTGTCTGATGAGCAAATACAAACATCAGAGTATTTATAGCAGTTGAGTCTTTTTCATTTATCTGCTTACGGAGTTTTTCAATCATTTCGCTTTTGCTGCTAAATTTAACTGCCATAGTTGAACTCCATACGCTATTGAATGGATCCATTCCATCCAATTTATGAGATATTTATACCATATTTTACGGTCCATGTAAATTTAAAAAGTGTATTAAATTTGTAATAAACTGTATCAGAAATGTATCAAAGTCTCTGCAGCCTGGAAAATACTGTGCCAATTTATACGTTTATTTCACTATGTCTAGATTATTATAATGTAAATATTTTATTATAACATAAATTCATGTAAAAGTAAATAAAAAAGTGTATCATATAATTTCAGTAAATTGAAATAATGTGATACACTTTATTTTATATAATATATAAAATCAAACATCTATATCATTATCATTACAGTCATCAAAACTGTCCCAATAATGGTTTTTGCATGAATCAAAGCCTTCATATGCTTCTTCATCATCATTTATATCTTCAATACTGTCTACCGTATTAGTATTATTCCATAAACTGTTTCCGGTTAAATAATCATATGTATCTACTTCATCATTTATACCATCTGCGTTATCATATCTTCCATCGTCATCCCACATAGAAGCATAATAATGATCTCGCCATGTATCTTCGAACCATTGATCTTTTGATTTACTTGGTAATGTGTTACATTCTTCTAAATATTCTTTACTTAGTTCAACAATATTATAATTATATTTTTCTTTTAGCGAATCTGATATGTAGTCATTAATATCACATTCTTCACAGCCACATTTTTTCATTGCTGAAACAGTATATACGATTAAATCAAAAATATTTTCAATTTCATTTACTGTATATATCATAAGTAACCTCACTTATTTATTATTAGAGGCATCTAATATCCTATGCTAGTTCGTGATAACCTATGCGTTTAAAGTCTGCATTTGCACCTAACCCGCATTTGAAATCATAAAAATACACATGATGATTTATAACCATTACATTCTGTTTATGCAAACGATATACGTGAAATTCAGTTCCATATCGTTTTAGCCACATAATAGCCGCATTGCGTGAGCAGAAATTTATAATCGCAAAACGCTTAGTGTCAACAACTGAATATTCCATATAAGCTCTCCTATGTATAATAAACAGATCCATTCTATTTATTATATATTATACTATATCACAGGTGTGAGTAAATGTAAAGGCTAAAATTTAGCCTTTACATAATTTAATCATCAGTAACCCAATCGAAATTAAGCACAATACTGCCTAATTTTAACTCACAATCAGGCCATCCACCGCCGCTTCCGCAGTCATTTACAACCTTAAAATTAGCGCTATCATTTAAATGGCTGTCAATACAATCCATAATATCACTAGGTGTACAATCATTACATGACGCCCAATAACACACCATATCATTATCATCTTCAGTCAATGTGTGCATTAGACGATTACGCCGAACATCAAAATATGTACATAAAATATCAGACACTGTCATGCAGCCACTTTCAAACGAATGTAACGTATTTAATGTAATCATATATCTCCTTCATGGTTTATTAAAGAGGCCAATCCTCTTTAATTTATAAAACAATTATATCATGTTTAAATTTAAATGTAAAGGATTATTTTTACTTTATCATTTAAATTTTCAACAGTTATTGAACGGATATATTCCATTCAAATTATAAGTATATTATAACACGTTTTCAATTGAATGTAAATAAAAAAGTGCACTTAAAATTAAAGTTTATTGTATCAGAAATGTATCATTGTATCAATACGTATCGTTAAATAGATACAATTATTATACATTTTTTAATATTTACAAGCGATTTATTTTATGGTATAATATATAAAAACAACAAATTTAGATAACAAAATAAATTTAGTTTTGGCACAGAATTTTCTGCGGAGGGAGACATGATACATTTGAATACAACTGATACAAAACATATACACTTTTTTAGTGTACAAATGAATGCATTTATGGTAATATGTACTCATAAATTGAATGGAATAAAACATTCATTCAGTTTATGCAAAATTTAAATCTACGGAAAATCATCAAAAACTTAAATTTTCCGTTTACATTTAACAAAAAACGTGGTATAAATAATCATAATCAATGGAATGGACCCATTGATTAAACATGGAGACAGTATGGCATATAAACTTGAGACTATTAAGAATATTAATCGTGCTAGCGTTAAGCTATTGGAGGCACTTGACAACGTTAAGGACGAAATGATATGCAATAACGAAAATGCAGATGATTTTGATAGTGACTTATGGAAAATGTTTAGCGCCTTTATAAATCAGGCATTAGACTTCTGTGCCGAGGTGCATGATATTAGTTGGTATACGCAGACAGGATTTCGTCCGCATAGCGATTATAAGAAATAGTACAGTGCTTCATTTATACATTATCATTTAAATTTCTGCGTGGAGATAACTATGTCATTGTACACTTTAAAAGAACTTAATAACAAATCGGCCGATATTATAAGGTCGTTTTTGTTAGAAGGTTATAGAATAGTTCCTACAGAGCAGACTAATAAAAGAGAGTTTGTAGCTGTACTTACTAATAATTGTTATACAGTTAAAATCATAACGCGATGTAGTTATGAGCACTTTATTACAATCTTCATTGCTAAATGTAATGAAGATCACAGGTTTGATTTTGAAGAATCACGTTGTTATTATAAATCGTATTATGACATTTATGCAGACTCTGAAAAAGAAGCTGAAGATGAACGTATTAAATACCTCTCAAAGTGTTATGAAGACATGTATTTAATAGGAAACTTTCCTGAAACTTATAGGGAGATTAATCAATGAGTGGTGGAGCATTTGATTATAGAGATAATGAGTTGAATTATCTTCAGGGTATGGTTGCAAAAGAAATTGGTTACATTGAATACTGTGCCAATGACAGTGACGAATATGCGTATAATCCAAAGACACTTACGTATATGAAACTTATTTGTGAGGATCTTGGTAAACTTGCAAAAGCAATGCACTCACTTGATTGGTTTATCAGTGGCGATACTAGTGAGGAAAAGTTCATTTCTGATTATGAGAAAATATATAACATGGAGGACAAGTAATTATGTTGACAAAGTTTAATGATTCTAACGACATGAACACCCTTGCTTCTGATACTATCCATTCTTATATTCAAGACGGATATCGCATTGATGCAAAAGAATCAGTGATTGATCGTGACAAAGATAAAGATTGTACATTTAAAGCAGTATTGAAAAAAGATGTTGATGGCATTGAATGTAAGACTGTTATTACGCTTACTGATAACGGAGATGATAAGAACAAAGCATGCATGTATCATAAAGTAGAGACTGTTGGTGATACAAAATGGAGTGAAGAAACTCGTACATATAGCTGTTCTAAAAATGATGCGAATGTAGTTAGTCAATTAGCAGATCGAGATGATCGTAAAGTTTGTGGCGATGATGAAGATTCTGATAATATAACAAAAGATGATGACAATGATTGGTTAGCTAGACATCGAAAATTTCGTAAATGTTTTAAGCTTATTTCTGATCCGGATACGCATAAATTTAGATGGGTTTTTCTTGATGATCAGAAAACTTCAACTGATAACAAATCAGATGTTGATAAAAAAGATACTAGATGGAAATGCAAATGCCCATCAGCATATAAACGTCTTGATGATTATATTAAAGTAAATGATTCAGATGATGACTCTAAACAAGTATCTGAACAAGATAGCGATAATAAAGATAATCATATTAAAGTAGAGCCGCATGATTCAGTAGACGATGTTTACAATAAGATCGTAAATCGTAGAAAGAATCTTAAAGAATCATGTGAGGCAAAAGCTAGATCTGACAAGCAAGAGGATAATCTTCCGAAACAAGATTTAGACGATGATGATCTTGAAGATTCTCTTGTTAAACTTGTTCACTATATATTTGGTAAATAACATGTTAAACTACAGTAGGAATTTTGTATATTAGTACATATGAGAACTATAGCTCAGTTCCTATATTGAGCTATAGTGAATATATACAGACTAGTTTATAAAAGGAGTTCTTAGCATGACAGTTACATTGGCTTATCGTGATCCTAATCCAGATGGTTGTGCTTTTATGATTGGCGACTCTTGTGCATCTGATTCACTAAATCATTCCACTGTAAAGAATTTAAAAGTATTCCACCCAGTTGGCCGCAGGGATATTGTATTTGGATGTGCTGGAACATTTCGTCTACCTAATTTACTGCAATATATTCCAGGAATCTTTCCTCCTGAAGATGAGTTAGCAACAGACGATATTGATCTTTCATATTTAATTAACGAATTTACTCCTGTAATGAGAGCATTAACAGATGACTTTGATGATGACGATGTGTGGGAGATTTTAATTGCAGTAGGTAATAGAATCTATCGTATGCAAATGGATCTTTCTATTCTTGAGCCGGAAGATGACTGTGATGCGATTGGCTGCGGAGGTCCAGTAGCACTTGGTGCGTTTAAAGTGCTTAACGAGCTTGAGCCTAATATGCCAATAGAAGATCGCATGAATCATGCGCTTCGTGTTGCATGCGATACAGTAGTCGGGTGTCAAGCTCCGTTTAAGTTATGTCGTGTGGAAAAAATTCCGGATGAAATTCTTGCAAAGATTCCTAAAGATAGACCAAAGACAAGTAAATATGAAATTGTGAGATATGACGAAGATTTAATTGATGAAGATAGTGATAAAAGCGATAAATCAAGTACTAGTAAAAAGAAAAAGAAACATAAATAGTATATAAATGATAAGTTTAAACCCACTAAGTATTACTTAGTGGGTTTATTTGTATAGTACAAATGTAAATATACTGCGCTGATACACATTGTTACAATATACATTATTAAATTGGCATAATTATTTCAGGAAATTTCTGTGCCAATCTTTAAAGATCTTTAAGCATAAACCTATTAAATTTTCCTATTTACTTTTACTTTAAAATGTGTTATAATATTTAATAGTGTAGTGTGTATTAAATTTTCTGCAGATGTGATACAATTTGAAACTATGTGTACATATTTAATACAATTTTTCCGTTTACAAATATGTGCAAATAGGTTATTATTATTTTACAAAATGAATGGAATAAAGGAACATTCATTTTATTTGAAAATTAAATGGTTGGAAAAATTTTACAGAAAGTGAAAATTTCCATTTACATTTAATTGAAAACATGGTATAAATAAATTACAAAATGAATGGAATGGGTCCATTCATTAAATAAAGGATAATATGCTTATGAGCAAAAGTACAGTAGAAGAACGTCAGTCTCGTTTTCCAATGGTGGAATGGTGGAATAAATTTTCCGATGCACAAGATGAAATGGGTTGCCGTGAGCGCGCATGCCGTGATGCTTACGATTTAATTATTGCGGCATTTAATGCGCACCATTCCTGTAGTGAGGAAGAAAATATTGCATTGCGTAAAATTGTGTTTAATGCCACAGAAAGAATGATGGCTGCACGTAATAGTATAGAATTTTATCACTATATGCAAAAAACGAAAAAACGTGCTAAGCTTTGGCATAACATGATTGAATATGCTATTCCAAATGCTCGATATATACTTTATAGATCATGGCCAGATACAATTGAATATGCAGAGAAGACTCTACCAAGTTATCCTACATATGATAAGGATTTTATGAATAAAGTGCGCGAAGAAAATAAAGTGCTTGCTAAGCAGAGTGTATTAGATGAACATGCCCGTTATTAGTTAATGAATAAGCAGGAATATATCCCTGCTTATTTAAGTAAAATTTCTGCGGACATGAGAGATTACATATGAGTGACAGTAAAGTAAGTATTTTTAAGCGTATTTATAGTATGTTTAAACAGTTAGATGATATCTACGGAGTTGAAATATCTCAGAATAACACTCATATTATATCTATTGATGCTGCAGTGTTCGGTGCTCGTAACGGATTTGACATCACAGATAGCGTAGATGATGTTTTTACGTTTATTCTTTGGATTAGGGAGAAATTTTATGTCAACATTTAACTATATGGTAAGATACAACTTTCCAAGAATGTGCGTAACGTTTAATCCTAATACAGAATATGAATTTAAAAACTCTGTTTATGATGTATTTGCAGATTCATTAGACGAACTTTTATGTACTGATATATGTACAAGAAAAAATGTTATAATCAATTTAAAGAATATTCATAGCTATCGTAGAATAGTTCATAAATATGATAAAAGATTAGAAAGATGGATTAAGATGCATGAAGATGTAATTTCAGTATAGTTACATCTTGTAAAATAAAGCTTTAGAGGAGAATATAGTATGCTTAAATGCACAGTAGAATATATGTTTAAAAAAGAATCTCGTAAATACAAAGACACACCTACAATTACTCCATTTAACTCTGTTGATGATGCTGTAGCTTTTATTCGTAAGATGAAGAAAGCATTTAAAGGCCACATGGAATGGATGTACATTCATGTATGTAATGATTAGCTTAATTTTCTGCAGAGGCGGCGCATGACACTATTTCAAATACTTTCTTTAGTAGTAATTTTCATTATACTGTCTGTTCTTTTTATAATGACTGATAAATGGAGTTAAGTCATGTCAGATAACAAACGAATTGGAATCCGTATTGCGATGATCATTGACACACTGATTGACGAGATTGCTTCTTTGAAGCCTAATGATGAAGATGTGTTTGACATCTCTGATGTGTATAATGATGTCTACGATCTGTATATTATGTCTAATAAGTACTATAAAAATGAGAAGACAGCATTAAAAACATCTTAGCTTTTAGTTGTCGATGATGTTACTTATATCACAGCGTAAATTTAAGGAGGTACAGATGAGTGATTATCCTATTGCATGGAAATTTACATACATGGGAGATGATAAAAAATTTCATACAGTTATTGGTAACTCAAAGACAGAAACATCAGCTATTCATAAATTATGGGAACTTGGATCTGAGCACAAATGTAAATCAATAGAATCATTTTTTATTGACAAGAATGGATCAGAAATAGAAGTATCTCATTTATCTGGAAAAGTAAAACGATAATAAATACAAGTAAAGCGCTAACTTAAGTTAGCGCTTTTGTTTTATCTTTCTACTTGTTTTTGTCAGCATCCCAGTTTCTTTCTGTGTTACTAAAGTCAATTTCATATTCGTCAAATAAATCGCTCCTGTTTTCAATTATAAGCTGTTCAATATCTCTATCTTTTCTCTTATTTAGAGATCGATTATATGCTGCAACACAAACTGAGTCTCTTACAATTTCATATCCTTCTCTTTTTCTTGTAACTCTATTTACAACAAGAGGGTAACCAATAAGATCAGTTACATTCTCTGCTTCTCTGTATATGTCATCATATGATTTATTTATACATACAACATATTCAAGTCCGTCATATTCAATGACTGCAGAATAACAAGATTCACCAATACTTAATCCATAATGAAAGTCACCACTATAATGTGCAACTATCTCTAGTCTAGTGACTTTATTTTTCATAATGATTGTTTCAACTATCATAAGTCACTCTCCTTGAATGGGTTAGAGAAAATGTTAGAACCTCCAAAATTCTAACTGCTACATTATTATAGATTTCTATTACATAGATCTAAATTTCTATGTATATTATTTAGGGCATGATGCTCATCTGTAAAACACACAAATAAAAAAAGGAACTTACAAATGACGGAACTTAATCAGACCAATAATGCTGTAACCTCTACTGACTGTCTTGATCAAGGCATTCAATATCATAATGAAAAGGCTGCTCTATGGAAGGATATGAATGCTATTGCAAAAACCTGTTCACGTCAAACAGGAATTGATCGAAATACTCTAATGAAGGTAAAAGATTATTTGCATTATAGAGGACGTGGCTGGGGAGATGACTGTTTGTCAAAATCAGAAGAATCAGAGAAATACCCTGATCGTGTTTCACCTACATTCCGCCATCTTGTTGACATAGTTACTAATTCATATGCAACAGGAAAAGAAGATCTCCTTAATGTATATCTTGATGCCGTAAAAGAAAAAGGAATCACTATATCTATTGATGTGTCAAAATTCACCCGCCCATCATCTGAAGCAAAGCAAACCGTTGCAGAAGCAATCAATTTAATGGATCCTCTGCAATGTGATATTTGTGAAAAGAATGATTATATGAATGATGTACTTGCTGAAGAAGCTGAATCAATAAACCTTTCACCTAAAAATAAATACAAACAAATCGTTAAACTTGCGGCATCTAAACAAGCAGGTAGAGATGTTGATGATAAAGTTCAAGATGAATACTTAAAAATGGAATTATTCCAAAATGGTCTTGAAGCAGTGAATGATATTGACCAACAAACAAACGGGAATTAAACTATAATCTAATTAAATTCTAATATAAATCATTGTATATAAATAAAGGGATTCTAATTTCTGAATCCCTTTTATAATTATAAATTCAATCTAATAACAGATTGTGTATTATTGTTTATAAAATAATTTCCTCAATATCTATTATTATTATGTTAGGTTCTTTAATTCTTAAACATGAATTAAATGATAACTATTAACAAGTAAATAATAATTCTTAAACCGTAACTGTAAGGCAATCTCTCAAATCACCTTCTATGATTATATCGGGAATGAGTTACTGTAGAATGTCTGTGTGGCTGATTCACTTCAATGCTTCGCGCTTGGGTCTTCATTCTTATAAGTCTCATTTATAGAATTATTGTTTTACAAATTATTGTTTGAATTTAAATTTGTTTAAGATGATTAGAAATTCTAACAACGAGAATTTATCGGTTTGTCTCGTAAGAACCGACGGTTCTAATAAGAATCAAACACTCTTATTAAATTCTAAACCACTTCTTCCTTAATGGAATCATAATATAATTTAAATTACCTTGAAACTGTATCGGGGTGAAAACCGATTTAAATAGGTCCGGCGGCATTCTGGTAGAACCAAAGATTGAACGAAAAGCGTACTTCCGGCTTAATAAGTCATTATAATTTGAAAGTCTATATGATTAAGTTAATAGTATTAAAGGCAACGTAGTTAATGTACAATTACGTAATAATATTGTTGTACATTTGCTATTATAAAATTAAGTTAATTCTCTTTCTGTTGCTTGAAGAGATAGTTTTGTTGTGTCCTGAAAAAGATGAGATTACAAATTAAATATAAAATAACCCTAGTAGGTATACCTACTAGGGTATAATATTATGCATTCACCACTAATTTTCCATTATACTGTCTAACTTTTATATCAGTTAAACTAAGCAGTTTTCTACTTGCAATATATTCTGGATCATCATGATGTATATCACTTAAATACACAATTTCAGAAATTTTCTTTTGAATTAATAGTGCAGCACAGTGACAACATGGAAATAAAGTAACATATATACTAGAGCCAGATATATCATACATAGTAGAGTTTAATATACAGTTTTGCTCAGAATGAATAGTATACGAGTATTTAACATCTGGAATCTCTCCAACTCTTGCAGTTGGTAATCTAGACTCATCTATTCCGGATGGAAATCCATTATATCCCATGCCGATCACTTTATTGTTAAAAACTAAAACGCTTCCAACCTTTGTTGAGTCTTTGCTGCGGAGTGAGGCTAAAATTGCTATATTCATAAAATAATCATCCCATGAAAGATAATTATTTTCTTTAATAATATCATTTACAGTAGGATTATCATTTTTACATACAAACTCGCTCTCATTATATATACGATTTATATACTCTTCTACATCTTTATTTGCTGACTCATTATAGAGATCATTTACTTTATAATTACGCAATCGTGACATTGCTTCTATTTCATTTCTGTACTTAAAATCATCACATTCCATATATTTACCTCATATCAATATGTAATAACACTCTATAATTTTTATTTTTATATACACAGATTATGCGGAGATTAAAATATGAAGAAAGTAAATATTTGTATTGGAAGATTTCAGCCATTTACAGCCGGTCACTATAAATGTGTAGAAGCTGCGTGGAAACAAAAACATCTTCCTACAGTAATATGTATGATAGAAACAGCAGAAGCTAAGGTTGATAAAAGACATCCATTTCCAAGTAAATTATTAATTGATCTATATAATGAACTATTTAGTAACGATAACAGAATTGCAGATGTAATTACAGTAAAAAATGCTGATATCGTAGCAAATTCAAAGATTCTTGCAAAAAATGGATATCAGATTGCTTCATGGACATGTGGTACAGATCGTTATCCAGTATATAGCAGTATGGCTGAAAAATATCATGAACAAGCTGGTCTGTCTGATGATTTTCAAATGATTGAAGTTCCACGAACAGATGAAGATATTAGTGCTACAAAAGCTCGTGGTTGTTTAATACGAAATGATAAATCTGGATTTTTAAGTTTAGTTCCTGCAATGCCAAAAAGTAAAGCTGATTATCTGTTTGACACACTATATACACAAATTAAAAAAGTATATGTTGATGAACAGCATAATAGATTATTACAATATCGTGTAGCTAAATTAGAAAGATTGTTAAATATAAATAAGTAATTACTAATAATAAATAAAGCCATATATACATAAGTATATATGGCGTTTTTAGTTTTAATACTATCTTATCTGCAAACTTTAATATAAAACAACTACATTTGCATCTCGCAATGATGTCCTTGTTTGATCTAACACATTATCACGTTTGACTTTTAAACCTTCTAACATAATTGGATAATAATTCTTCTGTTCAAAGTTTTTACAATTCGATAATATAACATCTGCATTAGGATCACATTGTTCAAGCTGTCTAATTAAATCTTTTACTTTTAATGAATAATGCTTTTGTGGGAAATCATCAATCGAATTTTCAATTTCAGATATATTAAATTCTGTGTCCCATCCAAAATACTTCTGAAAATGTATATTATCATGTCCATAATATACAGCACGTTTGAAATCAGAAAGATATTCAAGCTTATCTTTCATACATGCAGGTGCTTCATCAAGTAAATAGAAATTTGTAAATGGATTTAATTTACCAATTACTTCAATAAGCAATCTTCCCAAATCATCATTTGTTGGACGATTATCATTTTTGAATAAGCTTGCTACTATTGTAATATTGAATGATCTGTTACTTTCAACCATAAATGAAAATACAAATGAAACATTCTTTACTTTTTCTAAACCACTTTCACATTCACCTGCATAGTACACATAACAAGTATTAGGTATTGCAATTCCAGTAAATTTATCACTGAAATCTATTGTTCGCCAAATACCTATACCAACATTATTTTTATAATCATCATCTGTTGCATAAGGATATACTACATCACCATAAAAGCAATGATAATCTTTTATCTGATCTTTTGCATACCGAACAATTTGACGTTCAGGCTCAGGCAAATTATATGCTGCGATTATTTTACACATTATAATACCTTCATAAATTTCACTTCAACTAATGCTACATACTAATAAAATAAATTTTATATAAATATACACAATAAAACCCTATAGATTTAATCTATAGGGTTTATCGCTATTTAATAATCAATATTAACTAGAATCCTTCATAATCACGAAGTCTCTTTGGCATATATGAATTTGCCGCATCAAGACTGCGTGCAACAGCACCCCAATCATACTGCCCTACACAATCCATATCGTCTAATTTATTCTTGCAACTTTCAACTGCTAAAATTGCATCATTGACAGCTTTAACAGCATTCTTTACAACATCAGCTGCAGCTGCTTCAATAGCATCAATCTTAGCAATTTCAACCTGTGACAGTTCACCAAAATCTTCATTCTTCATTGATTTACTATTAATCATTCGTTCTAAACGAGTAATACGATTTTCTAATTTATAGTTTCTATTCATTTATTTTCTCCATAAAATGATAGAAAGAGTAAAAAGAATTAAATTATAAATAAGTATACTTTACCAATATTCATTGGTGACAATTTAATTGATATTAGCAATTAACAAATTCTAATAATGAAGTTTTGGTAATCTTTCTTGAGTATATGTGCCCAAGAAAAACATCAAGATTATCATCAAATGATTTTAGCTTCTTATCTAGTCATACACACCTCTACATTGGATAATCATAAAGAATACTTATATATTGTTTATCCACTTTATCATATTTTTCAAGCCTTACATCATAAATACCCAATGATGTTTCAGGTAAACCGTCAGGTGTATATGTATCAAGAAAAACATCAAGATTATCATCAAATGACTTTAGCTTTTCAATTAACTCTTTAACTTTCATTTATATTTGCCCATCAAAGTAAAAATCAAGATGCACTACTTTTTCACCAGTTTCATTTCCATCTTCATCATAAACATCATCTTCCCATAAACTGTGAAGATCACCATGTCCTGATTCATCATAATCGGCAAAAGTAGTAACTTTCATATCAGGACTAAACTCTTTTAATTTCTCAATCAACTCTGCAACAGTCATATTAGTCCTTAAAGCTATAATTTAATAAAACATAATGATACAATTCACTGTCATTTACATTTTTGTAATAAGCTGATTCATTTGCATCAGTGACGTTGCACTTTTTACTGCATCCTGCATTTTCATTATAAGCAACAACTTTCACATCATAATCAGGATTTAGCTTTTGTAATTTGTCAATTAATTCTTTTACTTTCATAGCTATTTACCAACTACTGTATTTTATATCTGTAATTGCTGTCTTGTTTAATTTTAAATTTTTCGTATGCTATTTTATATCCAAAATATAATTTTAAAATCAAACTTAGCTATTATCGCTCATTTGCTCTTTTGAAATGTAATTATTAATTCTTTGCATATAATCTAATTCAATCACCTTGTAAAGACCTTCAATGTGCTCTTTTATACCATCACATAGATCTTCCACTATTTCATAATTTGGACTTTCTTTAGCGCGTCTTTTGAAGTAATCACAGTATCTAAGCATATCTGAAAATGCATGTTCAGCGCCACCGTCTATAAAGAAGCAACCATAAGGTGCACTACCATACACCATCTTGCCATTGATATCTTTATTGTCTCTATGTTCATATATTATATATTTTATATACACTGGATTATTACTTATATGTAGTTTCTTCTATTTACTACTCTTAAACAGATTATCGTATTGTGTACAAGAAGAACTAAACTCGTATTTAGTAAAATAACCTGCTTGTTCTAAACAGTCATAGCAGCAGAAGACTTTTCCGTCTTCTGTAACAATAACATCATCTCCATATCTTATTTCTCCATTACAATTACCACATGTTAAATTGTTAAACTCTTCTTTCTCATATGAATCACTTACAGTATATACCTCACTAGGTTTAATTTCTAATTCTAATATCTTATATGTACATACATGTTTAGAGTATGTGTTGTATTTGCAAAATTCAGCTTCTATCTGTCTCATCTTTTCTAGTTTTTTAACAGCAGACTCTTTATCTTCATACAAGCCTTCATTGAACGTTTCAATATCTTTATCTTCTCTATCTGTATATCTAACGCTCTTTTGTACTAAATACATTTTATTATTCTTATTGTTACTTTCAAACAATTTATAAGGAATATTCATACTTCAACTCCTTCTTTATTTAAATACTCAAAGAAATCTTTACAGATCATATTTTCTACTTTACTAGAATCATATATTACAGTATCTACTTCTAATTTATCAGTGTCATACATTTTATACGCGTCTACTAATAAGTTCTCTATATCTTTGAAGCTATATACTTCTCTAACTCCTTTGTATCTCTGCCAGGCACACTCAATCCAGAAATTTTTATGCTTAGTCTCTACTATAATATAAGAATGATTTACAATCATGAAATTTTCTTTCTGTAATGATGTGAAATAACAGCTATGAGATATATTATTCTTATTAAGTTCATGAGATAAAGTAAAAACAAAATCCCAGCATATTCCACCATGATCTCTGTTGAATCTATCTAAAGATTTAATGTGATAGCTGTTTAGATCATCAGTAATAATGTAATCGTAGTCTTTGTAGAGATTATAAATGCTAAGTAGTTTGTTATATAGCTTTTTCATATTGCAACAGATGGAAAGAGTTACCGTAAATAAAATTTTATCCTCTATATAGCTATATACATAGAGGATAATCTGCTTTAATTATAGAAATAAAGCTAGCTCTATAGAACAGCTATAAAAGATTAAGAGATTCATGAGATCTCAAATTTTAAATTCAGGCTATTCATTAGAATTATTGTTTGAGTCATGAATTATTGTTTGAGTCATGAATTATTGTTTGAGTCATGAATTATTGTTTGAGTCATGAATTATTGTTTAAGTCATGAATTATTGTTTGAGTCATGAAATTATATGATCGATAGAGAGCTTATAAGCTAGAATAAAAACTCAAAAAGTTGTTGATTTTATTGGACCAGAACCACCTTGATAGTTAACATAGAGTGCACTTAGAGTGATGATGTGATTAAGCATAAATACTTACAAATTAACTCTAGATGATTAAGAGAGGTGATCTAGAGTTGCTTAGCTAATGTAATAGAGTAACTTGTTACATGCATAAATTTAATTTGTACGTATATTTAAATGTAAAAACCTATATAATTGTACTACAGTTATATAGGTTTTAATTTGTTTTATATAGTCTTAAAACACTCACGTTGTATTCTTTCTAATGAAACTGGAGTATAATTGATTCTCTCAACTGAAACACATTTTGAAGTTGAAGTGTCTTCAAATCTGGGATCATTATGAATATGTCCGTATAGATTAAAGTACGGAGTAGTATTAGATAGAAGTAGTGGCTCGTGCGATAGGATAAAGAAGTTGTCATAGATGATAGGATATGGTGAAACAAACTCAAATCCCATTTCAGAATATTGTTTGTCTGATCTTACATCGTGATTACCTTTGATAAGATGCTTATGACCATTCAATGAATTTAGAATTCTTGTACATTCATTTGTTTCATTTACAAACTTGTATGTATTATTCTCATCCCACTCTTTAGGATTATAGAAAAAGAAAAAGTCACCTAACACAAATACAATGTCTTCATCTTTTACTACAGAGTTCCAATTTTCGATTAGTTTGTTTGTCTGATCTTCTGAAGAGATGAACGGTCTGTTGCAGTATTCAATTATATTAGCATGATTAAAATGTGTGTCTGCTATAAAGAATGTATTCATAATAGTACTTCACCATCATACTGTCTTGTGATAATATTTGCAGCATCTGTTACATACGGATATACAAGGTCGCCACAAAAGCAGTTGTAGTCTTTTATCTGATCTTTTGCATATCGCACAATACGTCGTTCACTTAATGGCTTATTATATGCAGCAATAATTTTACACATCGTTTTTACCTTCAATCTTATTTATGTGATAATTCTCTAAAGCGCACTCAATACAACAATAAGGAGAGTCATCCATGCACATTCAATCCAATAACGAGGGCTTGTATCTGAAATGATATATGTGTGAGAAGCAATCATTTCGCCATTCACATGTAGTCCTGTGAAATAGCATTTGCATGGGACGCCGATTCTTTCAAGATCATTTGCAATCGGGCCAACAAAGTCCCAACAAATACCGCCTCTTGCAGTGTTAAATTCTTTTATTGATTTTATGTGATAATCAGATAAATCCTCATCAATGTAATTGTAATTGCTATATTTATTATACACAGACTCTAACTTTTTAATTAACCTATCAGTCATATTACCTACCTACAACTAAACCCTCTATCTTAAGATAGAGGGTTTTTGTTTACCTTGTTTACCTGTTACTTGACGAATTTATAATCAGCCATAATGTGTGTTGGCAATACACCACCGTCTTTACTACGAATGTTAAATTTAATTTCTATGCTTGGATATCTGACTACAATGTCAACTCGTTTATCCTTACCGCCCATAGGATAAAGGATCTTTGCAGATTCAATGTTTGATACGAATTTATTTAGATCATCTTCTGTAAGGAAACTAATAAATTCTACATTGTCACCACTTATCTGATGAACCATAATAAAGCCATACCCAATTACTGATCTAACAAATTCATCAAATATTTTATTATTGTTTAATTTAGATGTAATATCAACAATCTCTTTTTCAGATTTTGTTTTCTTTCCATCACCTTTGCCTTGATAATTTGCAAACACTGCCCTGAATTTATCTTCATCAATGTTAAACATTTTTAATAATGTTTTGCCATCACCAGTTAGTTTTTCACCAGCAAAGAATTCATTTGTAAATAATTTTTTAATACCTGCATTTACAAATGTCACAGTGTTGCCTGATTTTAGTGATAAGTAAATCTTTTTGCCTTTATCAACAGTTAAAGTAATGTCTGTAACTGTGTGGCCAATATCATAATCTCCAGCAGGACCACATGTAATTTTGCCATTAGAGAATGTCAATGGCCGTTTTTGATTTAGACCACCATCTGCACTAATGTCTGTTACTTTTTTGTACTTAACTAACTTTTTAATCTCTGGCTCAAACTTTGAGAAGTTATCAACAAAGTATTCTTCAAATGCGTTACCTTTATTCTTTGATGCAAGACCGTCAGAGTAACCTGTAACATCACCTTTGAATATGTTTGTCCATTTAATGCCTAAGTCTTTTACAGCATTATTAAAATCATCAACTGTTGAATTTGCTATATTCTTTTTAAGATCAGCTAGCGCTTTCTTTGTAGCTGCATTTATAGATGCACCAGACACGCTACCAGCGTCTCCTTTACCACCGAGACGAACTTCTTCACCATTTAATAATTTATCAATTACAGCAAGTGCATATTTAAAGCCATACTTCGTGTAATCACTATTTGCACCGCCGCCTTTCATAGTGGCTTCATTCATAATGCTATGAATAGGTGCGTACTTTTCATTTACGAATAACATTATCTACTTACTCCTTCATATTCACTTGTGACATCAAGTGAAAATTTCCTATCTAAGATACTTTGCTTATTATTTATATATTCATGCAGCTTTTCAAGAGCCGCCTGTCCAACATCATTAGACGGCTCTGAATTGTCAAGATACTCAACAATTACTTTATTAAGGTTCAAATAAAGTGCAAATAATTGACCATAAACAGATTTGCTGTTTAATAGGTTATCTGATACAGCTGACTCTAATAACGACGTTATTGATAATATATCACTTATGTTTGTTTCCCATTGCAGTTCTCCATTTCGTAAATCAAATCTAACGCAGCTGTTATATAAGTGGTTACATTATCATTCCACGTATGAAATAAATTCTTATTATTTTCTACACTATCGCAAACAGCCAATGCTCCTTGCAAATAACCTCTAAGAACAGTAAGAAAAGTGTCTAGTCTATGCTTATTAGTATTTGCTTTACTATACAAGTCTACTGTTTTCTTTGACATGATAATCACCTCAGCTCGAAATAAGTTATGTGAGTATCATACTGCTCCTTTGAAAATAGGTTACGTTTACTATTCTGTAGATATTATTTATAGGCGTCTTTCATTATATCAACACAAACGTCTTTAAGAATGTCATTATAACGATGTAACGACTCAACAAACTCCTTGCCTACACTCTCAAAAGATGAAGGCAGCTTGTTCTCATTAATATACTTTTCTACTTCATCAAGTTTACTAATTAGTTTAACATAAGGTCGTACTTTATTAAGTATACTATTCAACTCTAATTTATCATTCATTTTCTTTTCTTCTTCAGTAAGATCTTCTACTGACACTGGTGTTGCTCTAAAAGATATTGTATTCCATTCATCTCTATACTCATCAACATACTCTATTGGAAATACTTTAAATAAAGTCCATTTGCGAAGCATCTTTCCAGTATTACCATCTGCCATATACAATATGGCATCTTCTGCATAATACGGATTAAAAGCTACGCCTAATTTATCACCACATGGTGAGTATACATCTTTGAACCAATGTATAAAATTATTATTCTTATCAATAGCTTTCTTATACATTAAGTCAAAAGTAATCTCTGTTTTAGGACCACCAAACCCAGGAACATCTGTATCAACCTGAACATTCTTAACATCAAATTTATAACCATTAAGTGCTGCATAAGGCGCATCATTGAATACCATATAAAAGTCGAGATTATTACTTTCAAATGTTGGATCACAATTAAATTTCATTTCTTAAAATCCTCTGCTAATCTATATCCTATTGCTTTAGCAAGACATCTTTCAGCAATCAGTTCTCATTTTGTTTACACCCTTTTAATAACTTTTTAAAAATTTACGCATTCTTTTATAATTAAGGCTTTTCTTTTTAATATGTATTGCGCATGAGATAGGCTCTCTTGGGATATTGAAAGACTCAATTAAATGATTTACTTCTGCACAATCAATTTCACTTCTTGTAACTGAATTATCAAGCTCTACATATACTTTATCACACTTAGTGCACGAACACTCTTTGCCGTCAATTACAATCTTAAAGTCTTCCATTGTTATTAGTCCTTATTACATAGTGTGTGCAGTTTCTTTTTAGATTTTAACAGTTCAGGAAAGTCATGTTCTTTAGAAAACTCTATAAAGTCATCATAGGCATTATCTATAATAGACCAATGACCATCATCAAAACACCATGCTATAAACCAGTATGAATGAAATGGCTGCATATCCCACTCTTGATCATAGGGTATAAAGTCGTCAAACTCTTTATTATAGTAGCATCGTATAGCTTCACCACTGTGAAACATACAAATGACATCTACACCGTCTTTTGGTCTATGCCCTGTTGAAATTAAATGCCAAGCTCTTCTATTCATTGGTACCGCTCTCTATAAATGTTTCCCACACATCTTTATCATCAATGCTGTAAATGGTGTATAGCTTATAGTTGCAGGACAATGCTGTTAAGTGAGTAAGATATTGCTTTCCAAATATATTAAGCTTTAGTATGTCAGCATTAATATGATTAGCAATAAATACAGCTGCAGCTCTTATGCTTGAGAAATAGATTTGAATAAATTCTCTATTATTATCTTTCACATGATTTAAGAATGTAACCCTGCATAGCTTTTTTCTGTATGATCTTTCTTGTGGATTAGACGTAACACATTGCGAGATTAGCTCGAAATCTAGCTCATGATTATTTACATTAAACTTTCGATTATATCTTGTCTTATGTCTCTTCATAAAATTACATCCCTAACAATGTGATTATTTGCAGTCTTCATTACACATTGCCTTTATCTTTTCAACTTCACGTTTATAAATAGGCTCACTGTCATAATCAGTTTTGTACCAATGCACAGTATGCTCATCTTCTTTGACAGCTTTTGAGATGTTTACACGACGACACAACAATTTAACCATGCAGTCAGCCTGTTCGCATACATATTCATAACTGTAATCAGGTGCAAAGTAAGAAGCCATTGCATAAAACATATTACACTTAGAGAGCGTATCATTTATTGTTATAGCATACAGGTGCTGCCCTAAGACCACTTGCAAAATTATCAACTAAAATTGCACATGGAATTACGCCATGATTACTCATATCATCACTCATACTAATGTCTCCTTATAGAATAACATCCCTAACAATGCGGCTATACCAAACAGGATCGTCCTTATAAAGATCAGCCCATTTCTTTATGTATTTATTAACATATTCATCACTGAATGCTACAGCACCACTCCAATCATAGAATATGTTATTTATTCTGCAAAGAAAATGTCCATCAACGGTGTCATAGTATATCACAGGATCATCTAGCTCAAATCGTGTTGCTAAGATAACTGCAAAATAATAGCAGTTACCCGTCTTCCAATTACAGTCTTGTTTGAATCGTCTATCAATAAATTCAATTACTTCTTGTGCTATCATTAAATCACCTCCGTAAATTATATACAACAAAACCCATAGAGATTTAATTGTCTCTATGGGTTTACTGTTACATTGCTTATTAGCCTTATTTAATAAAATTGATTGTGTTATTATTCAACAGCGCCATGATCTCGCAATGCTTTAATAACCGCCTGAGTTTCTTTATCTTTCTGAGATCTCTTCATTAGACCTGACAATACTGTTCTACCGAATCTATCACGCACATTTGGATCAGCACCTGCATCTAATAATAATTCAACAATTCGTGCTGTACCAGAAGAAAGGAACCCAATTGCACTCTCTATTGATTGATCATTTGGAATATACCCACAATCTAACAATGTTTTAACTGTTAAGTAATCACAATATCTGCAGACCGCATTAAATGTTCTGTTGCTTATATTATTAGAATGTCTAATCAGTAGTCTAACAATATCGTTTGCAACTTTACGGTCTGCTTTTCTGCAGGCGTTATCTATTAAAGTCCAATCGCCTGCACTAGTCTCGTCAGCATCTGCGCCGCATTCTAAAAGAGCTTTAACAGCATGAACCTTATCATTTTCTATAGCAAAAGCTAATGCAGAACTTTTCTTGATCACTGTATTAGGACTTAATCCTTTGTTTATTAATTCTTTAATAGCTTCATCATCATCATGGTTGATAGCTCTAATAAATAAATCCTTCTTGGTTCTTGCACGTTTCAGATTAACGCCTTCAACCTCGGGTAAGTCAGTTGGCAGATCTACACTTGACTTACCCATATTGGTATCTCCTGCGTCCCATATAGAATGTATCTTGCCATTTTCTTTTTGAAGAACACAGAACTTTGTGTACGGATCATTTTTATTTATATAGAAATAATATCCGCCATCTAAATTATTATTTCTAATATAGTTATAAAAGTATTCTTCGCCGCGTTCTTCATGACCTGCATACCTTCCAGTAATACACCATCTAGTATTCTTTCCATATAATTGAGCAGCGGGATATGTTGTTATTCTGTAAACAATCCACTCATCATCTTCATATAATTTTGTAGCACCTTGCTTGTTAGAACGTCTTACGTCTGTATTTGACTGAAAACTATTAATATAATTTTTTACTTCATCAGGATCCATTTTAATAATTTTATAAATATCTTTATATTCAGGATCCTTGATTTTATTTTTAATTAGTTGGTACTTATTATAATAATCATCACCTAAAAAATTGTTTAGAATTTCTTGATCTCTCTTACCTTCAATAATCATTGACTCAAGAACTCTAACACGTCTTGTTAATGATTCATAATATTTTCTATTGTGCATATAACTGCCCTTATGTTTATTTATAAATACTAATTTAAATATACATAAATTATAGATATAGTTTAATTTACCTTAGCACCTTTGCTAATAAGATACTCTTCAATGTCTTCATCATCAGTGCCTAAATATGCGGCAGATCCATATTCAGTCATCGGATTATTTACATCTGCATGGCCATATTCAACAAGAAATTGTACCATTTCGTAACGACCGCTTTCACTAGCAATTACTAATGCAGATTTACCATCTTTTGATACATACGATACGTCAGCACCATTGTCTATTAAATATGCTGCAATTTCAATAGCTGTATAACCACTCTTTGCTGCAGCTATCATTAAAGGTGTTCGTCCAGTAGGTGTTACTGCATTTATAGTATTATTATTAACACATTGTTTAACCATTTCAAGATCGCCTTCTTTTATGGCAAACAATAAATCTTCTTGCTCTGCAGTATTAAGACCGATCTCTTTAACGTATGGTAAATCAACATCATCCCAATATAATGAGTCGCCAATATTGGTATCTTTAGCATCCCATATAGACCCAATGTTTCCCGATTGCTTTTTTAATACACAGTACTTATCATTTGGGTTATGTTTATTTATATAGAAATAATATCCACCATCAAGATCGTAATCTCTAATATAATTATTGAAATACTTTTCGCCTAAACCTTCATGCCCAGGATAATTACCAGAGATGCACCATCTTGTATTTTTTCCATAATATTTTGCAGCATTATATGATGTTATTCTATATACAACCCAATCTGAATCTTCGTATAATTTTGTAGCGCCTTCTTTAGCAGCTTTTATAGAGTCTATGTTTGATTTGAAATTGTCTATATAGTCTTTTACTTCATTAGGATCTTTCTTTATAAGTTTATATATGTCTTTGTAATCAGGATCAGATATTCTATTCTTTATTGTCTGATACTTATTGTAATAGTCATCGCCTAGAAAATCATTTAAGATCTCTTGATCTTGTTTACCTTCATATGTTAGACTTTCAAGTTGCTTTCTATTTTTAATATCTCTAATTTTCTTTCTTAGTGCGTTAACTAATTTTTGTTGTGCTACAGGTAAACTTATATCTGAAATTTCTTTTATACTTTTTCTTAGTCTATTAATACTTGTATACCAAACAGGGCCGCCTACAAAATTAAGTGATACATCTTTCAGTTTGTCATTTAATACTTTTATAATGTTATCATTACTAAGATCTAAATTAAACACAATAGAATCAAGCCAATCATTTATTGTGTCAAATTCATACTTTTTATTATCACCATTACTCTTTTCGACTTCTTTAATTCTTTTTCTTAATGCACCAACTACTTTCTGTTGTGCCTTTAACACATTCATATCAGAAATTTCTTTTATATAGTTCTTTAATCTTCTAACATAATTAAGACCATCAACTACATGGGTTAGTTGTTTAATTGCAAGATTAAGATCTTTAACAACATCGCCTTTATGCGGGCGTGCAGGATTTAGTTGAATCTCGATAGTTTTATCATCTAGCCAATCTTCTATAGTATCGTATGTCTTTACATGATCACCAAATGGATCATTTTTATAAAAATAACCTGGCTCTTTATCAACTATATCTCTTGCCTTTTTATCAAGCTCTGCATCTAAATCATCATTAGGCATTCTTTTAAGTATATCATCAGACATCTTGTCAAGATCTGAATCCATATCTTCTAATATAGCCTTTTCTAATTTTCTAATACGATATTCTAAAACAATATGTCTTTTCATAATTATTTCACCAACATCATAAAGCAAGCCCAATGCTTAATGTAAATAATCCGCCATGAATAATTTTATTATATTCAACTGAATTATAATTCAAATAAGCCTGTTGCAAAAGTCAATTAAAAACTGTCAGCTATATTGATACTCTCACTTGCATGTACGCTTATAATATAACTGACAAATAAAATCCCATCTACAGAAATTAGTAGATGGGATTATTTATTTTAATAAATAACTAAATTATTCTGGTTTATCAGGCTGTGTAGGTTCAACTGGTGTCTGTTCAGCAGGTTTATCTTTGCATTCTAGCTTATCGCCTTCACCCTTCTGACATGTTTTACTCTCGCCGCAATCTGCATTTTCAGCTTTATCTTTGCAAGGATCTTCAGGCTCTGCAGCATTCTTATCTTTGCACTCACACTTATCGGCTTCACAGATACAGTCCTGTTTTTCAGCATCACACGCAGGATCACATGCGGCTGGTGCAGGTTTGTCTTTGCAAGCAAGAGCCCCATTGTCATCCTGACATGTTTTACCTTCTGCACATTCATCACCAGCTTTCTTCCCATCGCATTCATTTGCTAGTGGATTTACAGGAACACATGCGCAAGCGTCATTGGTACATTCACATTTTGTTTTACCATCTTCACAGGCAGGGTCACACACAGTTGGTTTGTCTTTTTCACGACACTCGCATTTATCACCTTCACCTTTAATACAATCTTCATTGTCTTTGCAGGCAGGATCGCATGTACAAGCAGGTGCATCAGCCTCACATGATTTTGCATCTTCTGTAACTTTAAATGTTTCAGCACAGGCTTTAACTACACACTGACCTGCATCATTACATGCCATCTCAGTAGCATTAGCTACCATCTCACATGTTGCTGGATCACATGTATTTGCTTCCTGCTTGTTGTCATCTTTATCGTCACAAGCTGCAAAGCAAACTGTAACCATAATTGCAAAGATCATTGTGAAAAGTTTAAAATTTCGCATAATAATAAATAATCTCCTTTTATTTGTTTAATAATAACTACACAGACTCATAAACATTAAATTAAAAAGAATCTGTGTAGCAAGCACATGTTTAATTATACATTGTATTATAGACTTATTTAACAAATTATGCAGCTACTTTTTTAAGCTGCCTCAGTTAATATTATTCAACATCACCCATTATTAAATCTGATAGATAGTCTTTCATCATATAATCTTCAGTATCACCAAATTGTACTGGTGCAAGATCAGGATTATCAGGCATAATTGTTATTTCATCTGTTTTCTTATTATACAAAAGCTCTGCAATAAATCTACCTCTATAGAATAACTCTGCAGTTGTATCTGTTATGTTATTAAAATACAGCGTAGGTCCAAATATTTTACTGAGATACGCACGCAAACTTCTAATTAAGCCCTGACCATTTTCATCACTAAAGCTTTCTATCTTTAGTGAGCTTCTTTTTCTGTGATACAAACATTCGCGCTTATTTGCCCAATATGCTCTTAAAGCAGCCTCTGCGTCAGCCTTTGTTTTATATTCAGCATCCCAATAATCTTTTCTATTCTTTTTAAGAATCTTCCATTTGTTTCCTACTTTTCTGATAACTCCTTCTTTGTCATCATCTTCACAGCATTTATACTCATCGTAGAACAGATCTTCTAATATTTTTACTCGTCTTTTAAGAGACTCAGCCTTAGAGCGCTCTCTATCATACACTCTAGATCTTTTCATATACATATCAATTCCCTCTTTAATAGGATTTATGTCTACTTTAATATCATCAATATATAATGGATCACTATTAAGAATATTAAAGAAATCATCCTCTCTAATATCGCCATCATATTCTACTACGGCATCAAGATCAGAATATTTTTTATTATCACCTCTTATTCGCGATCCATGAAGTTGAATATCAGTCAAATGTATATCATCTGCTGAATGGCCAGTATCATAGATTCTATCAATGATGAAATCATTTATAATATTAATAATTTCATCGTATGAATAATCATCAAGACCATGTACAATCTTATTCATTACTTTTTCTCCGCTTTCTTAGCGTGCTGTTCGATATGCTCTTTCAGCTTCTTTGGCATATTCTTTAATTCATCCAAAGTAAACTTTGCAATAAAGCCGTCTTTTGATTTCATTAAGTAATTACCTTTACCAGCTTTCATAATACTAAATGAATCTTTGTTGCCGTCTTTATATACAATCTGAATACTCCATCGTGAACTTCCAACATCACCATCTATAATTTCCATGTCATACTTTGGAAATTCTTTTTTAATGTCAAAAGCGATTTCTTTTGCAAGATCTGAATCATTATTCTTTTTATTATCTTCTATATTATCTTCAGCTTGCTCAATATGCCTTGCAATGTGATCAATTACAGACTGAGGTACATTTAACTCATCTTCTTCGTCTGAAAAGTTAACCTTTAATTTATCTTTGTCAGACGTAATAGTATAATCACGCTTATCATCACTTTGCTTTACAAGAGACAAGTCTTCACGATTACCATCATTGTATACTAGACGTAAAACCCAAGCATCTTTTTTATTTTTAACGTCTACATCAGAATCAATGTCAATATCATCTTTATCGAATTTAGTCGCTATATCCATTGCTGCAACTTCACCATCATGTGCCGGTGTTGTTTCCCGTTCATTCGTCACTAGCTTGCTTTCAACAAATCTTTCATATAATTTATTAACACGACTTTCAAGTGATAATACATGTGTTTGAGATTCATAGCAACCAAGAATAACTTTTACGAGCTGATCCACATCAATATTATTAAGTGATGCTAAAGCCATAATCTGAAGAGTATTATTTGGATCTAATTCGCCAAACTCATCTCTGCATGACTGAATATTACCTTCAATATCATTGCGTACATTCAATTCGTAATCATCTAATGAACTACAGTTATTCATTGAAGGCTTAAATGCATCAATATCCATTTTATCTGCTAAAGCCATTGTTTGTAGATCATTCCACTGATCACAGCATTCAGAAACTTTCTTTCCCATTATAATTTAACCTCCAAATATATTTGTGTAAATATATCAAAACTATGTAATTGATATTATACATACACTATACGGAGTATTTAAATGTTATTCTTAAATGAAGATTATATATCATTAAATAAGCTTACAAATGAGTCTGTTGCATCAGATAAATTTGAAGCAAAATGTGTACGATATCTTAAAAAGAATTATCCTAATCATTCTTTTGTTTTAAAGGGTGGTAATAACAGTACTGAGTCTGATATATTAGTAGACAATAAATTTTATATTGAATGTAAAATGACAGAGAATGGAAAGAAAAAAGATGGCGCTCAGTCATCTGGGTTTAGTCTGTCTCTTAATAGTGAAGGCACAAGATTTGAATATTCTAAAAAGGACAAGTCTGGACTAACTAATTCTGCAAAACAAATTGTTAAGTACATAAATAAGAATTTTGATTCATTCAAAGATCTTGTAAATAGAAATTCAAAAACAAAAGACATTGACCTAGATAAAAGAGTATTTTCAAACTATATAAATGAATATTATAAAGAAAAGAATGTGAAATACTTTATGTCACTGCATGAAGGTAAAATCATTTTATTCAAGAATACTCCTTCAATGATTGAGAAATATTTTGATATATGTGCAACAGTAAGATACTTATCAGACGGCACAAGATATCTCCCAAAGAAAATAAGAGATTCTGTTATTAAATTTTTAAAGAGTAAATATAAAATTAAAAATGTAGATTTTAATGATCTCAATACTATTATTTCTACAGATGAACCAATATTAGAGCCATATGTAGATTATGAAGATTGTAGTTTATACATCTCAAATTATAGAATGCCAGATAACGAATATAAAGTGATGAAGTTAACTGGAAATGGCGCACCTCGCGTAATATTTAATCTTACAACAAAACGAGATCAGGATATTAGAGATGTAGAGAGTTTTGAAAAATACATAAATAAGAAATAAAAGAAAACCGTATAGAGTAGCATGATTTCTCTATACGGTTTAGTTGTATCAATTAATCTTTAATCAAATGTTTTTCGTAACTGTCACTTAATAGTAGCTTTATAAGCATTGATTGGCACTCATCATGAGATTCATATACTACATCTTTTAAATATACATTATTTTCATATACAACGTATGAAGCGCTTCCATCGTCAGAGTATAATACATACTTAATATGAAGACGTTTATTATCGTAAAAATTTTCTTTAATGCATTTTACAACGTCATCAATAGCGAATACGCTAAATTCAATTTTACCAGAAATAGAATTACATTTAATCGAATGAGCAGCTAATCTAAGAAGATCATATAACATATGTTCATCTGATAAATAAACTTCGTAATGATTTGTTTTAATAACATCATTTGACATTCTTACTATACCTCCTCATCATTATAAATAAAATTATTAGCCACAGAGAAGCAAGAGCATAGTTCACGTACTGAAATACTACTGCAAATTTAACAGTTGAGTATATATAGTATGTACATCCAATATTACCACCAAAGTCAAATAGTAGCATTGGAAGAGATAATCCTTCTGTCGATTTTGATTTATAGCACTTTATTACTTGTGGCAGAGATTTTAGACCAAATAGTAAGTTTGCTATCATTCCAATAAAGCATGCAAAATTATATTCCATATATATTTATATAAGACTCTCCATTAATTACCTGCTATTTGGTCTGTATTCGTTTGGTCCCAACCAATCAAAAGATTGTATGTGCTATCTATACAGATGAAATTGCCATTGTCGAACGTCTGGCAGTATAAACCCGAACAGCACCTAAACAAATCAGTATCTAAATACCCTTTGAATCCGTCGCCTTGAACGATTCCATACGTGTCGGGATCGCTAGATACAGATGCAATTGCAAACGGACACCATCGACTTTTACCGCTTGAATTGTTTAGTATGTACGGCGATAGCTGTCCAGAATCAGCGGGATATACAATGACACTATAATTGGTTGCATCTGTTCCGTTTATCCATGAGCCGTCTGCTTTTGCAATAGATCCGCAAACGCGGGAATATGTAGCGAGATCGCCAATTGTGGAACGTGAAACTGCCGGATCTAGCCCAATAAAACTTCTTTCTGTTGGGCCAAAAGCATAAGATGTGTGATATATAACAGCCCCCGTCCCCTCATATTTAAGTGTACCCAACTCTTTGAAAGCAAATACGCCATATTTTGCATTTATTGCTGTATCTGTATCATGTGCAAGATCTTTAATAATTCTACCGACTGCATAAATGGGAACATCAAGATTAGGTGCTACACCGCTTGCCCTGAGGGCTGCAACCACTATCACATAAGGAGTAACATATAAACCCCATGACGCAACATAACCACTTGTCGGCATGAAAGCATAGGAACCGTAATCATTGTTATCATAATAGCAATTCACCGTCCCAATAATACGTGTTGCATCAGCGGGTAAGAACGTTGTAGTCGTTGGGTCTCCAAAGTTATTGTTTGAACCGGCGGGAATAATCGACATACACAGGCCGCTTGAATATCGGTTTGTATTGTCATTCATTCTGATAATATCGTCACCGGTTCCGCTAAAATCCTTAATACCGTACTGGTTATAGTTTGCGAAATAAGCCATAAATAGCTTGCAACCAGATATTGTGTTTGCGAAGAAAAGACCAGGCCAAAGCAGGTTACTATTGTTTGCGGGTATATCCACAAAAGATGTCAAATCGACATTTTTGCTTGTGTCTAGTTCCCACCCTGCGCCGCAATTTATCAAGCCATATCCGATCTTTTGCATAATTGTTTCGGCTCTGGATCTTCTTGCTGAATCAGAATCAGTAGTTGGAAACTCAGACGATCCAGCCGTAAGATTCACGCGAAAAAATTTAAATCCCATATTTGCCCTCCTATTTCTTTGTTATCCGGCAACGCCATGTCATTACTTGTGACCCCCCCAATAATTATTATGAGAACACATAGCTACTGATCGTCCAGCGCTTTCGTTCTTCACGCAATACAACCCGTCCACATCTACGTCGGTATATTCATTCTCGCCATTTATGTCTAAGTACACACCAAGAGGCTCATACTCGTAATTATCTGATCACTGAATCGCTCCATACGGCCCGTCAAAGTCTGACAGCTGAGCGCTTGTCGCCTGTGCCTGCATCATAGCCGCGCTCCGCGTTGCCATCCGCGTGTATATTACTCGGTTCGCCGCTGTCGCCTGCGCGACCGGCGCACGACCCGCGCCGGTTAAAGCATTTACGGAAAATTCGCCCATAATCCTACCCCATGTTGCCGAGCTCAATCTGTTCGACGATTGCACGCTGCTCAAGTATGTTCTTGTGGCTTATCATATATCCTCGTTTCTCGGTTCGTTTAAATCTATTTGTTCAGCAATCGCACGAACTGAAAGCATCATGCTCACTGTTTTTTCATAACTAATCATATTCTATGCCCCTGCTAATGTGTCTGTGTTATCCGGGTCCCAACCAATTAACAGATTATAATCATTCTGTGGGCAAATGAAATTTCCGTTATCGAATTGCTGTCCGTATGTTCCACGCGCACATCTAAAAAGATCGGTGTCAAGATAACCCTTGAATCCATCACCGGGAACAACACCATCTGTATTTATATCGGCTGATATAATTGCCACACATATAGGAATCCATCTGGATTTGCCATTTGACACGGAATTGAACATTCGTCCTGACAACTGTGCTGCATCAGATGTGTAGAATAGTGCATTTATACTTCCATCATTATTATTTGCGTTTAGCCATGTCCCGTCTGCTTTTGCTATACTAGCAGATGTATAGCTGCCAAAATCATCTGAACTATATGTAGGGACTCCTGGAACATATATAGTCCCACTTAAACCAAATGAGTAATTCACGCTATTTATGAACAAGTTTCCTGCACCCTCGCTATCTTCTGCGCGTCTAAATATTACTACACCATACTTAGAATTTATCGCTGTATCTGCCTGATGTGCAACAGACCCTATAATACGACCGGTAACATACACTGGAGCTAACAGATTTGGAGTGGCGCTTCCATAGCTTGAACTAATGGCAATGGCATAAGAGTTAATGTATATTCCCCATGAATATGTGTTGCTTGATGTTGGATCATAAGTGTTTGTATAAGAAGAAGAGGAATATGTGTATTTAAATAGTGTCCCTATAAGTCTGGTAGCATCATTCGGTAAAAATGACGAATCAAATGTCGCTCCAAACTCACTTTCAGAATTCTCCGGAATTACTGAGCAGATAAGACCAGCATGTCTTGCGTTCTTGCCATAACCGAATATGTCCGTAGCATTATCGTTCACACGCCCAAAGTCTTTAATAGCATCCGAATCAGATAATGTACCACCAAAATAAGCCATAAACAACTTACATCCTGAAATCGTATTCACAAAGAATAGGCCTGGAAATGTTTTACCATTGTCCCATGTTGGAACGTTTGAGTAGTCTGTTATTGTTGCATTTCTATTTGCATCTAATATCCATCCTGTATTTGATGCAATAACTGATTCTGCAACTGCACTTAAAACATTCTCACTTCGTGTCCGTCTTAGAGCGTCTGTGGTTCCGGTAGGAAACTCTGCACTTCCTGCTACAAAATCCACTCGTTTAAACTTAAAGCCCATATTTGCCCTCCTATTTCTTTGTTATCCGGCAACGCCAAGTCATTACTTGCGATCCCCAATAGTCATTCCGGGAATACATCGCCACTGAGTTACCAGCGCTAAAGTTAATTTGACATGATAACCCGCCCACGTCTACTTCTGTATATTCGTTCGTGCCATCTATATCAGTGTAGACCGCGACAGGTTCAAATATATAATTTTCGTCCCATAGTACCGACCCATAAGGTCCGTATGTTCCAGCGTACTGTAACGTAATACCAAGATCTGTAAGGGCATCTGCATCAGCCTGTGTTGTTGGTGCCAAATTGTAAGCACCCCAACTCGTGATAAAATCTGTGGCAAAATTTCCGCCTGAGTATCGAACACCGGACAATATGATTATAGGTGTTGCATATTCTTCAACAACACCGCTCTCCGGTATCACGTTATCTGTTAACTCGCCAGTAAAGGCTATTCTGCCGTTCTCTAATTGATAGGGCGTCTCGACTTCAACGACTTCATCACTTGTTGCCGTAAGAACACCACCAATAGCCAAACCCATAGTAGGTACAGGCGGCTCAGGTGGGCTAGGAGATTCTCCAGTAAGTAGAGTAATTAAATCATCAGTATATTCTACATAAGCATCTAACGCTGTCTTCTCTTCTTCACTCGTATATTCTTCGTATAAAGAAAGAATAATTTCTCTTGTATATTTTAAAAGACCATCTGCTGCGTCATTGTTACTACAAAAATTAAATAACTCTATACCAGCAGAATATGGTATTGGACAATGATGAGAATACTCATCGTACGTATTTTTACCAGCAGGATTTGGCTTTAAATGCTCTCCATTCTTTGTCCATGCCGGAGATCTTAGCCACGCTACAATGTAATCGTAATCTCCAGCAATTTGACGCATATGCATTTTATAAAATTCTGTTGCTATACTATGCAACTCTTGAAGTAAATCACTCATTACATTGTTGTCCTCTTATTTCTGCATTGTATATGTAATATCTTCAGCTGATATTACATTATTTTCTCTATTAATATAATATAACCTCTGATTAGTCATTTGAGAATTTAATGGACCTAGTTCTTTTATATATGGACCAACTTTAATATAATCAAAATAATTTCCATAATAATTAAGATCTAAACTAGTTTCACCACTATACCATCCAACAAGTAAATCATAATTTGTTGAAATATATTTTGCTAAATTAACAAGAGTAAGCTTATCGTTGTCCCCACCAAGAAATAATACACATGTTATTCCTTGGTTTTTATTTATAAGATCATCAATTACATCTGTAGTAAGCTCATCACCGAAATCTGTTTGTAAATATGAACTATGACAGCCTGGACATCGATGCGGACAACATGATAAATTCAAGCCCAAACTTATCTCTGATTTAATCTCGGCAAAACAAACTGATGTATCTTCAGGAATGTATTTAATCATACTTAGTTATTAATCCCAATCTAAATCTGCAAAACGATTTGCTCTCTGATTTGATTTACTTATTTGTGTTTCGTCTTGTGGAGCTGTAATATCATAAACTGGCTCGTAGTCAATAATATTAAAGTTTCGTTCTATTGACTGAACTATAATATCTGTTAAATTATCAAGAGCAAAATCATATGCATTGTCATCGTTGTTATTAAGAGCACTAATTGCTCTAGCTAACATACCGTTTGCGTTTCCATAAATTCTAATTGGACTACGATCAAAGTTAATATTCAATTTATTATCTTGAGCACTTATTCTACATAAGAAAGAATCAGTACTTCCAGCTGGTGAAAACCAGAATGAAAAGCCTTTGCTTAGCTTATTGTCTTCAATACACTTTGACAGTTTATTTTTAATATTGTTCTTTTCTCTTAATGATATAATAAGCTTAACTTGATTCTTTACTTTTCTATCATAGTATTTTTTAAATAATTTTTTACTCTCACGATTAAAGAAATTATACACTGACTTTGGAGACTTATTTTTTAGATCGTATCCCATATAAGAAAGAACATTACCGACTAATCTCCACAAATAAGGACTATCATCTGGAGTTACTTTTGTTGCAATATCCAAATGCTGTTTAGTAAGTTTTTGTTCATAATTAATATCTTTCTTAAGAGCGGCTCTAACTTTATCTGATCTGTTAATGTCAACATTATGAGTATAATCAAGATCTGACATCTGGTGCGCGTTAAATTCAGTTAGTGTAAACAGCTTATATAGAATTAAACTAATTGAATATATACAATCATTTATACGCCCACCACTAAATAGATCATCACCAAGAAGATTCATTACATCTTCTCTAGTAGCACATCCAAGATAAGCACACATTGATAAGAAATTTCCACCAACACCAGGCGCCGGGTTTTGATCTGCTAATAATTTACTTCTATTTGTACTGTCAAATGCGTGTGTTAATTCATGCTCAATTGTAGAACGAATATCTGATCGCTTAAGAGCATTTAATACATTATCATCCGCGCCTTCAACTCTTACAATAATTACTAGCTCATTAGTGGATGGAACAAAGAATCCATTTAATTGTCTAACATCAGTATCGCCATGATATTTCTGTGCTAGCATTTCACTACACTCTTCAGCTCTTTCCATGTTTACAAAATATGTTGTTATGTAAACATCTTTTGTGGTCTTTTCATTGTCACCAATTGAGAGTTTATTTTTGAGTGTAAAATAGCCAACACGATTAAGTTCTGATTCTACTTTAGAAAGATTATTGCTGATGTAATTATTATAGAATCTCGCAATATTTGAAAGACTGAGCGAAATTGTCTGGCTGCTAATAGCTTCAAGATATTTCTTCTTTAAAGAAAGATTACGCCGCATGTTTATTATCCTATATAATAGAGAAAGAAAAGCTAAACACTACATAGTTATATTACAAAATAGGGCTCAGAGATTTAACTCACGAGCCCAATAATATTGATATGACTTACTTCTACTCCAGATTAAATCTCATCCCCAAAATCTGGTTTGCACTCGAGAATGACCCAGTCGCTTTTATTAAACGATCACCGTATCTAAACACTATACCCTCTGACGCATTTAATTGGTTTCCTAATTCTGCTAATCTGTTTAGTTGATCTGTTAATTTATCATTCATTTCAACAGAGCCAACTTCTCTAACTTTATCAGTAACCTCTTTTAAATCCTTGCTTAGCTCTTCAATAACACGTGATTCTATTCCAGCATTTACCATTCCATTACATAATGAAATGATAGAGTTACCAAACCTCCCAAAGAATGTATCAAGCGGCTTCATACATTGTGCAACGATCTTTTTGTAATCTACACTATTTAGATCATCTATATTATCTTTATACATCTTTTTTAGTACAGTTAATTTTGTAGATTTATCATCGTTAAACCATCGCTTGTATAAAGCTTCTTGACCTTCTTTGCTCTGTGTAATCCATTTATATTTATTGTCACACAGCTCATTAAATCTCGCACGTTTGTAATCATCAACTGTGCTACTATCATTACATCCAGCATCTTTAAAGATCTGATCTATTTGAGAAATATATATGTCTTTTAACTCA